TACTTTATCCCTTATCTTATTTTGTTTTAGTTAGTTACAAACGCCACAAACAAGAATATCCCTACTGCCAAAGTTAAGACTAGCAACAAACCGTTTTTGATGCCAATTGCACAATCTAGGTCATCGTGTTCTTTCATTTTTGTAGTACCTCCTTTGGAAGTTTTTCTTCATATTCATCAACTTGATCTTTCCTAAACCATCCATAAAACAATCTATCTCGATACAGTAAAACCTTTTTGATTGGGAATATAGACCCTGATTTAACCATCTTTTTTAAATCGACTATTTCTTCTGGTTGAGAATTTACTTTGACTGTATAGGGTTTCCAATAGTAAGTTTTACCATTGGCCCATTTTTGTTTACCTAGTTTAAGAGAGACATAATAACCATCAGTTTTTCTCTCTATTCTTAACCAACCATCGTTTAGGCTCATACCCTTTTCTAGGTCTGTAAATCCCCAAAGATAAGCTCTACCCTCAACGTCAACAATCATTGAACTTGCTCCGCAGTATCCAATATCTCCAACTCGCATTTGATTAATTGTAGATTCAAACAATTCGGTTGGAATTTGAACTTCTACTTTGCTTCTCCCGTATTGGAGAATTAGTTGAGTTTGTGCTTCACTACACCTTGTTATAGTGTAGGATACTGCTAATACTATCAGAATAAGAATTATGGTTAAAGTACCTCTTTTCATATACCCTCCCTTTCTTTTTGTTGTTTATTGCATCCTTTTTCCTTCTGGACATAAACCCTCTAAGCTTATCTATCGAGTCGGTATTCCTTTGGATTTCATGCATTGTTCATAATTATCAGACTTCTTACACTCTTCCCTAATCTCCTGCTCATTTACATCTGCAGTGAAGCCAGTAAAGACAGGACGACGACTGGGTGAATGTGTACAAGACAACAACCCTAATCCTAACAACATAGCTATCAAAATTAGTTTTTTCATATTTACTCTCCTTTTTTTTGTTGTTTATTGCATCCTTTTCCTTCTGGACATAAATCCCAAGTATCCCACCATTCGCCTGCACTTTTGTAAGTGGGAATTTGAAAGGTGATGTCCCAGTATTCTCCACAACACCCGCAATGGTATCCAGAATATCTTATAGTAGGTTTCCCGTTCCAGATCCACTTTAAATAGTTCCAAACGCGTTTTAGCATAATACCTCCCTCAGTCCTTTGTAAGTGCCCATATGAAGCAAATGACCCAACCTATGAATGTCCATCCGACTAAAAGGTTCGCTGCGAAAATAGCTAGAGTGTTCTTTTTGTATCTAGCGATAGCTACTACTGATGGTAGGAAATAGATGAGCATGCCACAGAGAGTAAGTGCCCCATATATGATTGTATTCACCCAAAGTGATGGTAGAGTTGCGAATGTGAATACGAAAAATATAGCTAAGCATATAAGGCCACATATTCCTAACAATATTCCTAGTAACACTTTTAAAAGTATCATTTGAATTCACCTCCTCCTCATGTATTAATATATGTAGTTTACTTGGTTTAGTTAGAACAAAATATAAAGTAACTTATACAGTTAAAAAGGAGCAAATAGTGAAGACAAAAAACTATTTTGATAAGGGATCACAAAACGTTATTCTTTCACCTTCTGGATTAATAGTTGTTGCAGTAACTCCTAATCAAGTTGACCTTAGGTGGGATTTTGTAGATGGAGCAAAAGAATATAAAATATATAAAGATGGTAAGTTTTTACAATCTACTCCTCATATTATAACTACAGATACTAATGTTAAACCTGGTTCTGTATATTCTTATTCTATTTCAAGTGTAGACAAGGATGGAAAAGAAGGAGATAGGTGTAAAGCTATTACTGCTAGAACGTTAGATTTATTCCAAGATAATGTACAATAAATTATTTGGAGACAGTTAATGATGAATTTTGCAGCAGAGTGGAAAAAATACGTAAACTTTAAGCAACTAGAATACAATGAATTTATCTCTAAATTTCAGAAAGTTCCTGATTCTTATTTTATTGAAAAAATTGATGGTATGTTAGGCGCTCTTATTTTTGTTAAAGGGTACACATACTTTGTAACAATAAATAATATCAAAATAATTGATCTTCCTGTTCTTGAAGAGTACTCTGATATTCTTAGTAGAAATAGAACTATTAAAGAAATAGTGTTAATAGGAGAATTAGTAGCGGTTAGAAATAACCTGATTCTTCCATTTCCAGATTTAATGAGTGTTGTAAAGATGTCTCGTTTAGTGGAAAATAAACCTTTAGTACAACACTATATTTATGACATCTTTTCTATCAATTCAAAAAGATTTACTTCTTATAAAGAGTCTATAGAAGAAATAACAAGTCATTTTAGAAATACGAAGAGAATTCATATTCCAAAGTATGTGTATGGAGGAGTTGATGACTTTAAAGATCTTTATGCTAAAGCTATAAGAAAGAAGGGTATTGAAGGAGTAGTAGCTAGACTAGACGATGGTAGAGATAATTATAAGATTAAAACTACCACCAGTTGGGATATGATTGTATATGGTATTGGAAGTACGAAGATGAAAAGTTGGCCAAGAAAACAAATAAGCTATCTTAAACTAGCTTTCATTGGGCCTGATGGAACTTTTAGATCTTCTTCGGATGTCGGTACAGGATTTACTCATGCTAAAAGGTCTGAGTTATATGATTATTTTGTTGGAGGAAAAAAAATAATTAGTGATGAAATTAATGGAGAGTTCTTCGTAAAACCTGAAATGGTAGTAGAAATCAAAGCATTTAGATGGAGAATAAAACAAGCACCTGCTTATAAATTTACTAGGAGTAAATATGTATCACTGGGAAGTAAACTTACAATTTCATTGGACATGCCTAGTTTCGTTCGAGAACGTCCAGATAAGTCGGTAAATGACGTAGATATAAGATTAGATCAACTGGGTACGGGAGCGGAGATAAGATGAAAGCAATTGTAGTGGGGTCATGCTGTTCAATTCACTTTCCAAGAGAAGGGTGTGGTTGTGCCTCTTGTAAAGATCCAATATTTACAAAGAGAAGAAATGCATCTCTTCTTATAAAAGATATAATGTTGGATTGTGGAGAGGATTTTAAAGTTATTCCTGGTGAAGTAAATAAGATTATAATTACACATTCTCACCCTGACCACTCATGGTCTGTAAAATATCATCTTGATAAAGAACTTTATATGTCTCATATTACATATAACTTTTTAGTGAGACACCATATAATTCCTGAAGATAAAAAAGTTAATGTTTTAGACTATGGAGACACCGTAGATGTTTCAGGATACCCTGTAACTTTATTTCCTGTTCTTCATAGCAGTATTGCACCTGCATCTGCTATTAGGATCGGAAAACTTTTATATTCTCCGGATACAAAAGAACTGTTAAGTAAGAATAAAGTTCTTGAAGGAGTCGAAGTTTATGTGGGTGACGGCTCTGCCCTAAAAAAAGATATTTCTTACAGAGTTGGAATTGGACACGCTTCTATGTTGCACCAACTAGAATGGGTTAAAGGTAAAGTCAACCGTGTGTATTTTACACACATTGGACATATTCGCATGAGTCACAAACAAATAAATGATTACTTATTCCATGTAAATGAAAGTGAATATCATTTCAAAGAAATACGCATACTAAAAGAAGGAGACGTTATAAATATATAAGGATAAAATATGCCATACCCCAAACATCCAGATAGTATTCTTATAACCAATGAATTCTATCCAAAAGGTCTTACTGAGAAAAATAATTATGATTACTATCAGTCTGTTAAAGACAAGCTTCTATTTGAAATTTTTAATAGAGACCTTATAATCTTTTTAGCTATTGGTGATAGAATTACAGTTTTAAGAAGAGGAAAAACAACTCATTTTGTAAGATTGAATCGTGGAAATTTTGATGATGTTTTTCATGCTCGTATGCTTTCAATTCATTGTACTATGAAAAGTATAGAGAGATTTGGAATTATAGATATTGATACAGATAACTTTAAAGAAGCTAAGCAAGCTGCTATCGATACATATGAATTTGCAAACTCTAGAATTCCCTTTATAGATAATGCTTGGATAAAATTTACAGGAAAAAGTTCTTTTCATATTATGTGTAACTTTAAAAATGATATGTATATAGATCGGACCAAAATATTATTACGAAATTATCTGCAGAAAAGTCCTTTAGCAAAAGACTATGATATTGATCTTGTTACTAGAGGAGAAAGAACTAGGCCAAATTTAGATTTATCTCCTATGAAATGGAGGGGTGGATATATAGCTCTACATAGTCTATCAACAATTGGTCTTCGGTGTATGAAAATCGCTCCTCATAAACTTCGTTCTTTTCAAAGAGAAGACGCAATAATAACAACTACTTAGGCAAAAAAATTCCCTCCGAAGAGGGAATATATCATTGGTTCACCTCCTTGTTTTTGAATTGGTCAATCATTTGCATCATCAATTCTGGACTTTCGTCCATCTGTTTAGCCAAGTCTGGATTTTTGGCTACTTCTTCAAATAGAGCTCTATTTGAAGCATCTTCTTCAGAGATTCCAGAATACTTTTCAAGGTCAATTATTTCGTGACATACGTGACATTTGTGTGTTTTGAAGCCACATGTTGGAGCGTAATAGACCTCCTCTTCAACTTCACCACAATCAGGACAAACAACTGTTAAGAAATATCGATCTCCCATAATTTTTTACCTCCTCTTAAGAATTAATATATATACAGAATAGGAGTATTATTGAATATGGAAAAAAAGATTCTGTGGTTATTTAGGACTAATTTGAGAATTCTGGAATACTATCATAGTTTTACAAACTTAGAACAATTCAAAACTAATTGTCATGATTTCTATCTTCTGATGTGTTTGTGTTACTTAGAAAATAACTATGTAGATGAAGTAGTTGTTTTAAGGCTAAAACCTAAAGTAGATATTAAAGATATTGTTTTTACTATTAGAGGAAAAACATTTACTCAAAAGTTTGTTAATAGTTTTTATGATATCTATAAGTTTCCTAAACCAACAATATCTTTCTTTAGAGGTGGTTTTCAAGAATATTGTATGATCACGAAACGACAACATGCATTCTTTGGTAATAGTTTGTACTTAGGTGCTGGTAGAAGAGTATTTCCACAATACGGAGGAAGATATAGAAAAATACTTGTTGAGTCAGATGAAGATTTAAAACATTCTTTAACATATCCATTCTTTAAGACAGCGAATGACAAAATTTTTTATCCATTTAAGAAACAAGTTAAAAACTATGATTTATGTTGGATATGTAATTTTAGTGAAATTAACTTTAAAGGACAAGAATACTTTATAAGTGAAGTTTCTAAGTCCAAAGAACTACAAAAAATAAGTATCATACATATGGGAAATGAACCAGAAAAAGGTATTGATCTTTGTAAAAAATTTGGAGTTTCTAATATCAAATTTTTAGGACATTTGAACAGACCTGAAATTAATACTTTTCTAAATAAGAGTAGATTAGCAATTGTGACAAGTAATGAATACGATGGGTCTCCAAGAGTAGTTACAGAAGTTTTAATGTCTGGAACACCTTTGTTGATTAGAAATAAAACTAGATTATTGAGTTTCTATAAAGAAAAAGGTGTAGTGAATTTTAACGACAATGAAGTCGAAAGCAAAGTAATAGAAGGACTAAATAGAAATGAAGAGTTAAGAAAAGAGTTAGTAAATAATATGAGTAATATTTCTCTTGGACAAATAAGTAACTTAAACTTTAAGTTGTGGATGTCATAGTAAAAAAAGTGGAAGACTTCTTCCACTTGTCTCAGTATAGAGACTATTTTGAATGTGGTTTTACTTTTTAGACATAGCTGCAATTAACACTCCTAGTCCCGCTACTATAGCTACGACTATGAGTTCAATCACAACACCTTTTACAACATCTCGAGTATCCTGCTTCAACTGCAGTTTTGTTTCGTCTTCCATTTGATTTCTCCTCCTTTTTTTGACTGCTCACCATGGAGACTATTTCTTTCTTGTAAGACATTCTACAAGAGTATTCAAAAGGCATTCTTTGAAGAGAGATTTAATTTCAGATATCTCGCTCCTAATCTGTTGGAAATACATTATTGGAGCATCTAGTTTCTGCAACCAGGCTAGAGTTTTTTCACTCACGTCTAAAGCTTCTTCTCTAGACGAAATGTAAGAAAACTCATCTTCAGTGCTTAGTTCATCAAGATTCTCAAGAATCTCTTGGATATTTCGTGGAACTTTTGCAGGTTTATATATAATCCATCTGCTGATGACATTTGGAAGAGTTTCTAAATCATATATAAACCTGTTGCCTTCGCAAAATACATGACACCTTAAGTCATTAGCTATAGAAGAAGCTTGACTTAATAAACGGTGTTGACACTTCTCTATAGGAGTCTCTGGAACTTTATCCATTGGTTTCACCTCCTTTTCCTTTACCACCTCTTAGCCACCTCTTAGCCAGATCAGCTAGTCTTTCTCTCACGATCTGTCTTTCCGATTTTTCAACTCTTAATAATACTTTTAGAATCCTCCATATTTTTATTTTTCTCATTTCTTGTTCACCTCCTTATGTAGAATAATGGTTTCTTTTTAGAACAACTACTTTGTTAAGAATCTTACTCCATTCCGGCAGTGGTTCTGGTTTTCTTGGAGCGATGTATTGTTTAAGATTTTTACCTGAAACTGCTGCTCTTCTAATTGATGCTTGTTGGATTCTACATGCTACTTTATACATTCTTTTTTCCCTTCCTATTTACAATATTTTTCTGATTAGAGCGTCGATTTTGAAACATACCAAACAAGCTACTTCTCTGTTTAGTATGTGCTTAAGTCTAAAGAATAGACTTAAGTTTTTGTTGATAAACCACGCTTGGATTTCCTCTTTCATATTTTTTTGGTTTCACCTCCTTTTTTTTTAGTTATTGTGATATTTCGGTTCTTTGTTGAACGTTTCTTCTCCATGTATTTAAAGGAGAACAGCAACCTGTACCTATGTAAAGATGATTTGCGAAATCGTCTGCTAATTTACAACGATATTGCTGTCTATTCCAATACAAAGCTGAACAAGGGTGAGTGGATCCATAGAGTTTGAAACCGAGTGAACAGGTAGATTCCCAACAACAGTATCCACAACCAACACAAAGATTAATACCTGGTATACTTTTGTTTTTCACGTTTATCTCCTCCCCTCTCAACCCCACTTTTTCAACAAAGCGTTTACCAACAATGCAAAACCCAATGCGAATATATTCAGGACAATGAATTGCAATGTGCCCCAGTCGATAACGAATCTTGATCTACTTGGTTTTCTGTCTTCCATTTCTCCTATCTGCTCCTTTCTTTTTGTAAGTTAATTTTCTTCGATTTTTTCACCTCTTAAATGTTTTCGAATCATACGAAGTTCGTCTCGAATGTCAATTAAAGTCCAACTGACGAATACAATTTGTAACACTATCCCAATACCAGCGACTAATATAAAGAACTTTGACATGTTTATTTCCTCCTTTGATTTATTTTCCACTTCTCGAACTCCTCTTCGAAATTTAGTCCTTCACTTTCTACAATCTTCTTTGCTATATGAATTAACTTAGAATAAGCAAAGCTCGATTCAATATCTGCTCTCATAAATTCAATTTGTTCATCAGTAAATTTCATCTAAAATATACCTCCTTTCTTCATTAATTAATATATATAGAACGACTATCAAAGAGAGAAAAAATAAGGGGGGCTATTCCCCCTTTAATAGCTCCCCTATCCGAAGCTATAAAGTTAGACCTGATAGGGGTAGGCTAGTAATGATTTCAACAACTTCACTATTAGATCGTCTGCTAATGTAAATTAGTCCAGCTGTGAGTACAATACCACCAACAAACCCTGCTGCAGCAGAAATAAGGTATTTTATCCCAGTCCCGTTTTTGTTGGGTTTGACTATAATTTCTTCTTGGGATTTTGTAACAGGTTCAGCTGCAGATACTTCTCCAATCTTGGATCTTGTTTCTGTTAATTCTCCTTCAATGCCCCCATTCATGAAGATGCTCCTCCTGTCAAAAGAAAATAATTATTCTCTTGACATCGAAAATTGTTGAAGAGAACTACCTTTTCACTGATCCAAATACTATTTAATCATCACCTCCTTTTTTCTTAAGAATTTTAAAATATAACTCTTCTTATACCTTCTGTTAATTAATATATATAGTCTTCTTTTTTTTTAATTAAATCATCTACTTGTTAAAAAAATAGTACCTCAAGAAAACTGAGATACTATTTTTTTACTTACAAGGTCAGGCCTGCTGTGATCCCGGTGCTCATTTGCTGAGAAGTTTTTATTGCGTCTCCATAACGAACTCCATACGCTATTAGAAGACTGACTCCTGTAACCATAGCAGTTACTCCAACTACACTTCCAGCATACATCACAGCCGCTTTCCTGAACTTCTTCCCTTTGGAACGAATAGTTGTGGGATCTGAACACTGGCAGAAAGCTTCAACTTGTTTTTCAAGATCTTCTGGAACCTCATTGATTTCCAAGGAACCGTTTTCGTTAATGGCTTCTTTGAATTTATTTACAACGTTTTCAGAAGCACCAGAGCTTCTAATTGTTTTTAATAGTTCATCACCAGTCTTAATTATCATTATTTTTTCACCTCCCTCCTAATTAGAATATTAGAGATTAAACTAAACTTATGATGTCTTGGTGGGTTCCCCTCCAAAAACTCCAACCGCGAGGCCTATACCGAATAAGGAAGCCGCGCTTAAAATTGCTACTACCGTGATTGCTCCAACGTTCTTTAAGAGCTCCACTCTCCTTTGTTTTCTCGCATCTGGCTCCAGCTTTTCTCCAGCAGAAGCTTTAAGGACCGAAAACTGTGATGTTTTGATATTTTCATCTCCCATGATTTTCACCTCCTTCCTCCGTTTTCTTTACTCAACTTCCACATACCTCCTTTCTGATGATAAAATAATAATCCTTTTCTTTGTTAATTAATATATATAGACATTACTAGTGTTGTTCAAGTAGAAATGATCTAAAGTAAAAAGAACAAATAAAAAAGTGAAATTTGAGAGAGGAATTTTATGAAAGAGAAGGCTGTTTTAATACTAAGTGGTGGGATGGATAGTTCTGTTCTTCTGTATGACTTGTTACCAGATTGGGATCTTCAAGTATTAACATTTGATTATGGTCAGAAACACAAGCGAGAAATAAAGTGCGCAATAAAAACTTGTAAGATTCTAGGATTAAATCACAAAGTTATAAACCTTCATAATATTAATCCCTTGTTACAAGGAAGTTGTTTAACGTCTGAACAAGTAAAAGTTCCAGAAGGTCATTTTTCAGATGATAGTATGAAGGCAACTGTGGTTCCAAATAGGAATATGATAATGCTGAGTTTGGCAATTGGATATAGTGAATCACTTAATCTAAACAAAGTATTTATTGGAAATCACACCGGGGATAGAGCCCAATACCCTGATTGTAGGATAGAATTTATCCAAGCACTAAGTGAGGCATCAAAACTGGCAACTTATAACCATGTAGAAATAATTAGTCCTTTTAATAATCTTACAAAAGCTGAGATTGTTTCTATAGGAATAGTAGACAAAGTTCCATTCAAAAATACTTGGTCATGTTACAGAGGAGAGACAAGACCGTGTTCAAAATGTGGTACGGATGTTGAGAGAACTGAAGCGTTTTATGAAAACAAAATAAAAGACCCGTTGCTTACCAAAAAAGAATGGAAAATTGCTGTTGAGTATATGCAAAAAGTAAGAGAAGAATTTAAAAGAGGATTAGTAGAATAATGAAATTATGTGAATATGGATGTGGTCAAGAAGCAAAACATTAATTTAAGAATAGAAGGAGGTGATGTGAATGAAATTGCAGATTAGAGAAAAAATGAATGCACGCCCAGCAACTAGGGCCATCGTTAATACAAGGTGGATTCTTGCCTTTATTTTGGTATTGCTTTTTTTGTACACCTATATTGTTCCACAAAACACTCAGATACAGTTAGGAATATGGAAGATAGTGTTAGGTTTTATTTTAGCTGTTTCTGGTCATGTGTTCTGCAAGGTTGTTTGGCCTGATATGAGTTTATCCACTTTATTAAAGGAGGATAACATTGGTTACAAGTTTCTTGGAGCGTGCGTTCTTAGGGGTTTTGTTATGCTTGGTTTTCTTATCGGCGGATTGCTCGGAATTTGAAGTTAAGAAAGACCCCAAAATCTCAGCTTCGGAATTTGAAGTTAAGAGAGACGCCAGAATTCCAGCTTTAGCCTATAGACTGAAGCGTGTAGTGAGAGCGGAGACAAATTATTATTGGGGATTAAATCAATCCGCTACTGTGTTCTATTCTCAAATTCATCAAGAATCAAACTGGAACCCAGAGGCTCAAAGCAAATATGCCTCCGGATTAGCTCAGTTCACACCGCAAACAGCGGAATGGATTAGCAAATTATATGCTAAAGATTTAGGAGAGAATAAACCATTAGACGCTCGATGGGCAATACGCGCCTGTCTCAAATATGATAAATTTCTCTATGAGAAGTTTATACAATCGTATAGTTCTGATGATAGGTGGAGATTCACTTTATCCTCTTACAACGGGGGCTACGGCTGGGTTTTGAAAGATCAAAAATTGACTGAATCTAAGGGAAGAGATTCGTCAAAGTGGATTTGTAACGTTGAGCATTATTCAAATAGGGCGCAATGGGCTTTTAAGGAAAATCGGGATTACCCATTTAAGATTCTAAACAAGTGGTATCCTGTATATGAAACAGGAGGATTTAAGTGATGGGTAGATTCAAGAAAATATAAAAGGAAGGAGGCATTAAAATGCTTGGATATTTAGTAGTTCTTGGCATTGGAGTTTTGGGTGGAGCGATTCTCATGGCAAGATTGTTAACGAAACAATGGTTTGTCTTTAAGATTAAGAAGTAAACTGGATTCTAAAAAGGGATAAATAAACTATGACTGAAAAACTGAAAATTTACCTCGCAGGGTATACTGGTGAAACCGACTACAGAGAAACAGTACACTATGATTATGAACAAGTTTTTGATATAATCGATCCTATGTCAGATGGTTGTAGACCCCTTCCAAAAATTCCTTCGCTTGATAAATATTTAATTATGAAATCAGATGTTGTTGTAGCTTATACTGTAAGACCAAGTTGGGGTACATCAATGGAAATTTGTTTTGCATATGATAACAATAAACTTGTTTTTGTTATTGATCCAACTGAACAGATAAGAAAAGATATTTGGGTTTCATTTCATACACATAGATTCTTTGATTCTATAGAGTCTTGTTTTACCACATTGAAAGAGTTTGATGGTAAGCACTTTGTAACGAACAAATTCAAAATTTGTGAATAGGGAGGAAAACAATGAATCCTGCACATTCGCTGGGAAGAAATGATGAAGGTGTATCAACTAGGTTATTAGATAAGAATTATTCTCCTCTTATAGTTAGAAAGTATATACTTGAAGGTTGGCCTATGTATGTAGGAATAATATGTGATCAGTCTTTAAGTGATTTAGATTCTCTTGTCTTAACTATTACTGAAGAATGTAAAAATATGAAAATGTTTACAAATGATATTCAGTCTCTAAGAAATGTAACTGGTATGATTAGTGATGGAATAGTAACTCATTATGATATTGTAAAAAAAGGCTGTGTTGAGGGAGTTGCTGTTTTATGGTATACAGATAAAACTTTTATATCTAGTTTATGGGGAGATTTTATGACCCACTTAAGTTGTAAACTTGAATTATATGCTATTATACAGACTTTACCCCATATATAAAAAAGATAGGAATTGACACAAAAAAATTTAGAGAGTATAGTTGTATCCTTACTAAAAAAATATGTGGATACAACTATACTCTTTTTTCAGTTCTCTTTGGTCAGGAGAAAGCATTGGAGTTGGGGTTTTGGTTTACTTTTTCCAACTACTATAGCCTTATCACCTTTCTTCATAAATATATTATCTTTTGGAGAAGGTAAAGTAATTCCCAGATAATCTTCTATTAAGTCAGATATTTCTGGATCTTGGACTATAGATGCAAAACCATGTGACAATATTTCCAGTGCTTTGCCCTTTCCGATTGGCACAAATTTCCAATCTCCATCCTGTCTTAATTTAGAATCTGGAAGTACAAAAGCTCTCATCTGAAACACCTCCTTTAACAAAAAAGATTGTTTGCCTCCTCAGTAATTAATATATATGGTTAGTGCGATAGTTACTGAAAATTTTAGAATAAAATAAAGGAAGGAGATTAATGGTGAAAGAAGAAAATAACAGAATTGTGATTGTGGCTCCCCACGCTGATGATGAACTAATTGGTTGTTTCTCAGTCATATCAAATGAGTCTAGAAGTATTTGTATAGTTTATACAGATACTAATATTGATATAATTAGAAGAGAAGAAGCTCTTTCTCTTAAGTCTAAGTTTAACAATGTAACTTCTCAGTACTTTACAGCTTCAATCCCACCAGTTTTCATAAACCCTAAAACTACTCTCTATTTTCCAGACCCTACTGAAGCTGGTCATTACCAACACAGAAGATGGGGTGCAATAGGAGAAAGCATGCTTCGTTCAGGTCTTGATGTTATTTTCTATTCAATAAATATGCAAGCACCATATTGTTTTGAAGTTGAACATTGGATGAAGAAGAAAGAAGTGTTAGATGAAGTGTATCCATCTCAAAAAGATTTGTGGACGAATGATGGTAAATATTACTTATTTGAAGGGCGGTGTAAGTGGCTAGTAAAATAAGATATTAAGGAGGATCAATGATATCCTTAAAAACTTCAAAGAAAGTGTTGAAAGTAGAAACTTGGCTTACTAGACCAGTCAATATTGAATTAGATGTAATTAAAGAAATTGGTAACAAAATATTAATTAAAACATTTAAAGGACTAACTGAACTAACATTAAACGAAAAAGAGAACTACTGGTTTGTTACAAATGAATTCAAAAGTAATTGTATTCCTGAAGAATGGAGAAACTTTATCATATGTCCAGAATAATTTTTGTTCCTCAGTTTCCAGCTAAAATGAGATATCAAGAATGGTGGCATAGAGAATTTTTTAAAGAGTTTATAAAACATTTTGATGAAGTTGTTGTTTTAGGAGAGTCTCTTACTGATTATGAAGATAATAGGGATAAAAGGTTATTTTCTCCAGTTGAACAATCTATTTCTTTTGAATATCAACAAATTCACCAGTTTCTAAATATAAGATTAGAAAATGATGATATTCTCTTTTTAGCTGATATTTCTTTTCCTGGTTTGTTTTCGAATGTCTTGTATCATAAACCAATGAAAAATTGTTTTGCGTTCTGTCACGCAACATCTAAAAATGCGTTTGATTATTTTGCTCCAGTTAGAAAAAGTAAATGGTTAGTAGAAACTGGACATTCAAAATTGTTTAAAAAAGTGTTTGTAGCAACTAAATATCACCAAGAAAAACTAGGATGGAAAAATACTGAAGTTGTAGGTCTTCCAAAACCCCCTTTTAAAACGTTTAAAGAAAAGAAGATATATGATATAATTTCGGTTTCTAGACCGTGTAGGCAGAAAGTCAATAAAAGGTTAGAACGTTTTATTGAGAAGAGTTTGAAAACTAAAATAGTAAGAAAAGAATGTTCAACATGGAAAGAATATTATAAATTTCTATCGCAAGGAAAAGTTTTATTAATCACTACTAATGAAGATACATTTGGATATCAAGCTCTAGAAGCAGTTATGAATAACACATCTGTTATTGCTCCAGATAAGTTCTCATATCCTGAGTTACTACCAAAACCTTTTTTATACCCTGCAGGATCAGAATTAAGGATTGATTTTCTTGATACAGTTCCTAACTTATTAAATCAGGATCTTATTAATAATTTCTATAACAATATAATAAGGATTATGAAAGAAGAGAGTAATGAATGAATACGAAGTCTTTAACCAATGGTTGTTTGACGGGAGTAGAACTTCAGAAATTCCACAAAAAGAAGTTTTCTTAAAGTACAATTCTCCAATAAGTAATAATAGAATTATTTCAATGTTTTTGTTGTATGGACAACTTAACCATTATTTAGATAAGTATTTTAATAATGTTGGAGTGTTTTATCTAGAGAAAGAAGATCTATTTAAGTTTATCAAAAAGTGTATTATAGACTTTAGAGTTAGAAGAAATAATTTGTCATTTTTTAGTTCGAAAAAAAATAGTGATTTATTTCAAGCTTTGAGGAAGAAATTTCCTACATTAAAAGGTTGTGATATAAATTTGTTGTCTAGTATTATAGATAGAGAAGATGAAGATTCTAAAAAATCTATCTATGACTCTCTTGGACTTTTGAAACCAGAAAAAGCTAAGGCAATTAAGAACTTAAAGAAGAAGAAAGAAGAAGGAATTCAAATAAAAATCAAAAGTTTCATATCTGAACATTTCTCAATTATTAGGGGATAAATAATGTTTAGTATTAAAAATAGTTTTGCTGATTGTTCTTCATGTGAATTATTTGGAGAGAAGTCTTGTATACTTGAAACAAATGCAGAATCTTTTGATCAAATAAAAGTAATTTTTGTTGCAGAGAATCCAGGGAAAGATGAGGTTGAAAAAGAAGTTCCACTTATAGGAAAAACTGGACAATTATTTCGAAAATATTTTAGTATGTATAAACTTAACAGTGTTAAGTATCTTTTGACGAACGTAGTTCTTTGTCAGACATTAGATAAAGAAAGAAAAACAACTATAAATCCAAGTGATCGAACTATAGATCTTTGTAAAGAAAATTGCTTTAAGATCATAGAACAGTGTAGTAATGCCAAGCTAATTGTTCTAATGGGAGGGACTGCAGGAAAAGCATTTGAGATTTTTGATAAAGATGCTCATATAACAAGCTTCAGAGGAAAGATGTTTCGATGGAAAGAACATGACGTATTTTTTACGGTCCATCCTTCATATGTTTCTAGGAATAGAAGTTTTGAAGAAAAGTTTGATCAAGATATGAGATATGTATCTGCATATTTGGGTATTCCTGGAATTGTATCTTCTTCTATGAAAGTAGAAAAGTTAGAAAAGAAGGGAATTCATTTTTATAAAATAGAAGATAAGTTTTACACTAAAGACTACAAACTTTTAGATATTCAATATTTACATAGAAGTAACCAAGTTCTTTATATCTTTAAAGATAAAGATAGTAAGAAAGTTTTTCATAGGGAGAATGATGATTATTATTGTTATAAAGTACCTGATGGTGTTTTAGCTAAAAAAGTAATGAAGTATGATGAACTATTTCAGATGAAAGTTTTATACAGAGAAAAGTATGGACTTGACCATGAAGTTACTTATGATGGAGATTTCAAATTAGTAACTAAACATTCTAATGACTATTATATCCAAAAACCAGAAGAAGAGAATTTGGATCTTAATATAATGTTTTTAGATATAGAAGTGTATAGTATTAAGAAAGAGTTCCCTAATATTGCTGAAGCAAAAGATCCAGTTTGTATGATTAGTTATGGTTATAAAGATAAAATTGTAACGTATGTTATGGATAATAGAATTCTTTTAAAAGATACTTCTCTTCAAGCTATAAAAGCATCAGATGAAATTCTTGTGTTTAAAAGTGAAAAAGATTTGCTCACTACATTCATAAAGGATATTAAAGTAATAGATCCAGACGTTATAACTGGTTGGAATCTTTCATGGTTTGATATTCCATATTTAACTAATCGATGTGAAAAATTAGGTATAAACAAAGATCTTCTATCTAAACTTGGAGAAGTAAATATTGATGGAGATAAGGGTTACGCAGATATTTATGGTTTTATAATTCTTGACCAGTTAACTTTATACAGGACTTTTACACCTACAAAGAAAGAAAACTATAGACTTGGAACGATAGCACAGATAGAACTAAAAGAAAGTAAATTAGATAGTGGATCAAACTTCTCCCAGATGTTTAGAGATGATGTAAATAAAGCGATTGAATACAATAGAAGAGACGTTTTACTAACAGTTAAATTAGAAGATAAAGTTAAACATATTTCTTTAGCTAGTGAGTTAAAAAAGATATGTAAGTGTACGTTTCAATCAGCGCTAAATGCAATGGGTCAATTAGATTCTTTAGTATCTTCTTGGTTAAAATCCAAAGGGTATGCTTCTAGAAATGCAAATGTTCAGTTAAAAGATGAAGCTTTTGCAGGAGCTTATGTAAAAGAACCTAAGGTTGGTTTACATGAATGGATAGTTGATTTTGATTTTACATCACTATATCCTAGTATAATTCAAACATTTAATGTTGGTTTTAATACAATTGTTATGAAGCTTAAGGACCATACACTTGGGTATGATCTTATTTATCAACCAGAAAAATTACCAGAGAAACTTTCTGTTATATTAGATCCTGACTTAACTCTTCAAGAAATGGAAATTACTAGAGAACAATTGATAGAGAAAATTATAGAATCTAATTTAACATATACAATAAATGGATGTTTCTTTAAACCTCATAGAACCGAATTATCATTTTATAGTGAAATATTAGAATATATTTTACAATCTAGAAAAGTAGTTAAGAAGAAAATGTTCGAAGCAAAACAAGCAAAGAATAAATCTGAAGAAGAATTGTATGAAGTTAGACAGTTAGTTTTTAAAGTTTTAGCGAATGCTATGTATGGAGTTCTTGGTAATGCAGCTTATAGATTTTATAATATAGATTGCGCAATAAGTATTACTTTAAGTGGTCAAGAATTTTTAAAATCAACTATTGTTTCTTCTGACGTATTTGTTGAATCTCTAAGAGTCAAAAAAGACATTGAACAAACTAGATTAAATAAAAAAGAAATGTTTGGAGAATTAGATAGAAAGATTGAACATGTTATTACTGGTGATACTGATTCTGTATTTTTAAGTCTAGATTCTTTAATTAAAGGAAAGAATGAAAATGAGAAAGTTGCAGAAGTAAAAGTTTTATGTGATCAAATTCGATCTTATTTAAATAAAGATGTTGTAGAGAAACTTGTTGAAAAGCATAATGTTAGTTTACAATATAATAGATTAGATTTAAAGAATGAACTAGTTATTAAGAGAGGATTATTTTTAAGTAAAAAACATTATTCTATATACATTATCTCTGAAGAAGGGACAGAAACAGATGAAATTAAAAGTATGGGTTTAGATACTAAAAGATCCGATTATCCAAGTTATACAAAAGAATGTCTAAAAGAACTTTTAGATTTAATTTTGAAGTCGGAAAAGTTTTCTATGTTTGCAACTAAAAAATTTATTGATTCAAAAGAAACAGAATTTTTTCAGAGAGTTACTGGAGGAGAAAAAAGTGTAGCTAGACCAGCATCTTTTACTAAAGATTTAGATGATTATAAAAGGATTCCGCAAAACGTAATTGGTTTTTTGAACTGGAATGTTTTAGAATATCAAATATTTGCTCATGGTTCGAAAGGATATTTATTTAAGATAAATGGAATAAATGATCAAATAGCTCCTAAAGAAGTTTTAGAACGATACAGTAAAGAATTTTTATCTAAAAATAAGAAGTTAGATGTTATATGTTTACCGGATGAAGAACTTTCTCTACCAAATTATTACAATATAGATATAAAAGAAATGATTAAGTTTTCATGGGTTGACAGATATAAACTGATGCTAGAACCGTTAATAGGAAGAAATGAAAACATCTTAAAGTTTTGAGAAAGGAGAAATTATGTCAAAGGTTAGACTTATAGAAAATTTTCTAAGTTTTCAAGGAGAAGGAAAAGATGTAGGACAACCAATGATAATTCTTAGATTTAAGAGGTGCTCAAGAGTATCTGCAGGAACACCATGTCCATTTTGTGATACTTTAGTTAAGATGAGGATTTCTAATGAAGCAGATTATGCTCTAAGAGATATCCAGAATATTGTAGATGAACATAATTGTGGGTTATTGATTACAGGTGGAGAACCAACTTTTAACTTAAATTTAAATCAGACAATATCTTTAATAAATGGTGTAAATGCTCCAATTTATAATGTAGAGACTAATGGTTGTAATTTAGTTGGTTTAATTAAGAAAGTAGATCCAGTGAAAAAGGTTCGATTTATATTGTCTCCTAAAATATTTACAAACGAAGATCTTGGTTTCTATATGAAACTAAGTAAAGAAATAATGAATGATGAACGAGTTTATATTAAATTAGTATGTGAAGATAAAGAGTTGATTTATGAATATTTAGATTTCTTGAAGGTGCTAAATTTTCCAAACCTTAGAGTTTATCTTATGCCACAAGGAAAGACTAGAGATGAACTAATTGGTAATTCTGAAGTTGTTTTAGACATGGCAGAAAAGTATAACTTTTGCATTTCGGATAGAATGCATATTGTCTATAATTTCACATAGGAGGAAAAGATGAAGACAATCGAAGCTTTAAATGATCATGTTGTTGTTGATGTACTAGAAGAAGTAGAAGAAATTAGCGAGGGTGGTATAGTCATCCCAGAAACTGTTAGTAGTAGACCACAATGCTATGGATACGTGCTTTCTGTTGGTCCAAAAGTTGTATCTATATTGAAACCTGGGGATATAGTCATTTTTGCGAAGTATGGTGGGCAAGCTGTTATGAATGGTAAGAAAATTTTAAAGGTTTTAAAAGAAGGTGAAATCTATGGAAAGATGGTAGGAGGAAATTAAGTGACTAATTGTGGCTTTACATGTGCAGGGTTTGAAACCTTAGCTGACTTTATGGATTCCTTTATTACTAAGAGTAAGGAGTTTGATAATAATTTCACTAAAAAAACTTTGAATGATTTCTTTCTTTCAACATGTGATAAGTTTTTACATTCATTTGGAAGTGGTTTTGGAGGGAGAAAAAATCATTCAAAATATGCCGAACAAGAAGCTGCTCTTTTTAAAAAGTGTAGGGGTTATGGATTTCTTGATAACTGTATTTTTATGACAGACTCAGGAGGTTTCCAAGCATCAATTGGTTTGTTAGATAAAAGAGAAATTGAGCTTCTACATAAAATTTATTATGAATTTGTACAAGTTCATAAAGATGTTTATGATCGAGCTTTTATCTTAGATATCCCTCCAGGACCAGGATGCAAGATTTTTGAATCTTTTGATGATGTTTATAAGATGAATGAAAAGTCGTATATTGAAGCATCTAATTTACCAGATGATGCTAGAGAAAAAATAATTTATATTCACCATTTTAGAACACCCAAGTTGTGGGAAATTTATACTAAAATCTTAGATGAGAATGATTTATTTAATAAATTTAAGTATCATGCTACTGGTGGCATTGTAGCTAATATGGCATCAGACACTGGTATTCCATGTATCATTTATGTTCTACCTCTAATTCCTCTTATAAATAGAGCTAAAAAGTTTGATAGAAAGAAACTATATTTTCATATTCTTGGTGGAGCTGGTTTTAGAGATATTTTTTTCTATGAACTGTTTAAATTACACGTCCAAAAAGTTCACGAAATAGATCTAGAAATAACGTATGATTCTTCAGGGGTTTTTAAAGGATTAATGATAGGGAGACTTCTGCCAATTTTAGAAGATGGTAAAGTAAAAAGATTAAATATAAGATCTTCTTCTCTAGAAATGAGATACTGGGGAGAAAAGAAAGTGATAGATGTATATAGAGAATCACTACAAGAACTTTGTAAATTTGGCTTTAAAGATATTAAAATGGAACAAGTATATTCTGAAGAAACTGGAACTTTCTTTGAAAGAGTGAAAATATATTCAATGTTACAAACCCTCTATATGTATTCTAAGATACAAGATTTTCTTAGGGAACAAGCGCTTAGTATATATGCAATTTACGAAAGTGGAAATCTTGAAGAATTTAATAGAAAAGCATCTAGTATCGTTTCTGATATGAATGACGGAAAAGTAACTAAGAAACAAACATCAAAATCTAATAGTATCTTAAAGTCTATTGAAATGTTAACTAATTTAGATGAAGAATTTTGCTATTATATAATAAAAAAGTTTCTATCTAAAGATGAATTTACTGATTTGACGGGTGAAACTTTACTTTTTACCCCTGGTTTAAAAATATGAAAGGAGATTTATGAAAGAGGGAACTGTACTTTTTATTGAGAGATCAGAACTAATAGAGAGACATGGATTGGTAGCTATAGAGAACTATAAGGGGATGAAAGATAGTATAATTTATCAAGCTGATTTGATATTATGTGGAGATAAGGTTTTAAAAAACCGGTGGGGAAAACCTGGACTAATAGTTTCAAAAGGAGAGGTAGGTGAATTATCTTCAGAAACTATAGATGTCGCTCTTAGTCCTAGTGTAAAATTATGAAAGGAGATTCTTGTGCTAACAGAGTTTTTTCTAAATAATTGTTTTTCTTTAGTTTTTTCTGCACATGAAAAGATAAGAAAAGATAAAGTCTTATTTAGGGATATTCTTGAAATTGTTAATTTCTTTAAAGAGAAAGATTCTTTGGGTATCCCAGTTATAGTTAGAAATAAAGTAGATTGTCTATGTAAAATATGTGAAATGAAGCTAGAAGATAAAGGAGATTTGAATATAGTTGATAGCTTATGTTATAGTGAGAAATATAAACAGTTTTCTGACTTTTTACATACTAAATTAGATGAAGAAATTAATGAGTTAGTTTTACTTGATAATGTAAAACAAGTAAGAATTAGAAAGAAATTATTCTCTTTATTTTCAAATTACGATAAACTAAACACTTTTGTTGATACTATAAAAAATGGTTCGTTTGACTCAATTGATGATGTAGTAATGGATTATGAAGTAGTGATTAAAGAACTGTATACAAAGATGATGGATAACAATAGATTTGCAGCTATCGAAGCTTCTTCATCATTAGATTTAGTTAAAGATGATTATTCATCTGTTATAGAATTGATACGAAAGAAGTATGAAAGAAAAAATACAACTCCAACAGGTTTTCCAATATTTGATACTGAAATATTAACTAATGGAGGGTTTGAACCGTCAAGATTATATGTTTTTGGAGGAGGTTCTGGATCTGGAAAGTCTACTTTGTTAGATAACTTTATAATAAACGCAGCAGTAAATCCAAACCCAAACGCAGAAAAAGGTAAATTTAAAACTTACGTTTATATCACTTTAGAAAATACAATAGATGAGTCTTTGCAAAGAATTTATCAATGTCTAACAAATAAAGGTCCAGCTCAAGCTATAAGAGATATTTCTAGTGGATTGGATATCAAGTCTTATTTAAAAGGTCTTTTAAATAGAAATGATAGTAATGTTATTATGAAATATTTTCCTCCAACAAAAATTAGTTGTATTGATATCATGATGGTTTTAGATGATACAATATCCGAATATGGGAAAGATTCGATTAAAGGGTTGTATGTTGACTATCTAGATTTATTAAGTTGTGATTATAAATTTGATTTATATAGAATAGAACTTGGTCAGATAACATTGGATTTAAAGACTATTGCTGTTCATTATAATATTCCAGTTATAACAGCTACACAACTAGGAAGATCAGCGTATAGGATACAAGATTCTAGAAACTTAAACTTAGATCAAATATCTGAATCGATTAAGAAAGTTGAGCATGCAGATTTTATAGGTTTGCTAGCTCTAGACGAACAAAAAGAGAATCTAGTTCATATGAAAGTAGGAAAGAATAGATCTGGAAAAACTAATATAGCTTTAGATTTTACAGTAGATTTTAATTGTTTTAAATTTCTAACGGCTTCAAAAGTTTCTAATAGTAATAAACCAGACCCAACTTCAGATCCAACATTGTCATTTGGTGGGTTAGGACAGAGGAACCTCTTTTAGAAACAAACTGACCTTTGATCTTTCCTACGATCAGAACAAAATACAAATGAACACTTCAGAATTCTATGTTAGGAGGAAATATACAATGACAACAAAGAAAGTTTCTTACATAAGTTTGTTAAAAGAGGCGATTAAAGAGGTTTCTGAATATGATACTTCTCAATTTGATATTACTACGCCTCCAATTAAAAAAGTTTTAGATTATCCGGGAAAAGGAGAACTTGAAACTCACGTGAATGTTTCTTCTATTTTAGAGAGGTTCTATTTTAGAGAACAAAATGAAGAACTTATTGATCGGCAAGAAGATGAAGGTGGAACTGAGGCTAAACCTCCGGAAGGTGTTAAAGCAGTAAAAGATGAACTTAGTGAAGATGCAGAACCTGATGAAGAGAAAGAAGATGAAAAAGAAGAAGAAGGAGAAGAGGATAAAGAAGTTCTAGAAGCATACAAAATTTTTAAAGAACAGATTGACGAAGAACCTTCAAAAGAGGAAGAGGATAAAGATAAAGAAGCAGAGGAAGAAAAACCAGAAGAAGTAAAAGAGGCAAAAGACGAAGAAGGGGAAGAAGGACCTGAAGAAGAAGGACCTGAAGAAGAAGATGAGGAAGAAAAAGAAGTAGAAGAGGCAGAGGATCTTATTGGACAGCAAGAAGACGAAGGCGGAACCGAAGCCAAACCTAAAGGAGCACCATCTGAAGATGATGCAGAAAAAGCTATTATCGAGAAATTAATAGCTGAACTTGAAGATGAAGAAGTGATAAAAGAAGGCATCGCCGGGGCGGTTGGAGGTGCAGCTCTTGGAGCAATGGCTGGAGGACTACCTGGAGCAGTGGCTGGAGGAGCAGCAGGTCATATTGCCCAAAAAAAACTAGGGGAAGCAGATGAGGAAGAACCAGAGGAAGAACCAGAGGGAGAAGAAGAGGGTCCAGAAGAAGAAATTGATGTAGATAAAGAAATAAAAGAGGATACTCCTCCTGGTACTCCAAAGTCTATGCCAGAAGATAAATTAGATAAAGATAGATGTGGTATAGAAGAATGTAAAGAAGCTTTAAACTTCTTCTTTGAAGAAGATGAAGTTGTCTAAGAATAAGTAATAAAAATATAGTTTTAAACAAGAGGGATCTTTCTATAAAAAGGAGATCCCTCTTTTTTATCGTTATCTCTGTGATAAGATTTTCGTTTCTTTTGTGAACAAAAACCAAATATAGAATTCTGAAAAAATGGGTTAAGGAACGATATTATGAAGAAAATTAAGATTATATTTGATTCTTCACCGTCAGAGGAACTATTTGACGAAGATGAAAGTACTATGTTAGAATATTCAAAATCCCTTTCTTCTTTGTTTGTTTCTGGCAATATAGTTATACTAGAGACTAGTTCATGTAGTTTAGTTTTGAGACCATCAAAAGTGAATGGAATTAAAGTAACAGAAGATCTTCAACAAAGTGGAATCAAGAAAGAAGAAATTCAAGATATTATAACTGATCAATGAGAAGGAGAAAGAAATGGTTGATTTTTTATATTTAGTAATGTCATTGTGTATTATAACTGGAACAGTATCTTATATCTTTTTTAAAGCTCGAGAAATGGAAAAAAAGAGTCGAACTTTTTCTATTGAAAAGTCTGATTCTTATTTAGCTACTTTAGAATACTTTTCTAAAAAAGCTTACGATATGATTTACAAAGATAGAATAATGATATATTCTATAGAAGCAATGTCTATTAATGAAATAGAGTACAAAGCGGTATCAAAAGAATTTTGTAGTCTTGTTTTAAAACTTCTTGGTCCATCTCTTGTGAAAGAACTCTCAAATTTCTTTGGTGATGATAAGACGTTGATGTTTAATATTTTAGAACTTTTTAGTGGATACTATGAGAATGATAAAATTAAAGAAACTGCGACAGAGAATCTAATGGGAAAAGAAATTGAGATTGAACCTTCAATAGGAGAAACTAGATAATGAGCCTTAAAGATAAATATAATCAACTTAAAACTGCGATCACAGGCGCGAAGACTTCTGAGATTGATGTTAAACTAGATCTGGCTTCTAAAGAGATTTCTTTGTTTAGAACTCAAACTAGTAGAAATTCATATATAGATTTAGTAAAGACGTTAATTTCTCAAACAACTGTTGGTAGTAATTTGAGTAACCAAAATCTAATGGGTTTTGGACAAACTGGAGTATCTCCTGCTGCTTTTGGACAAAATATAAGAGTCATGAGGTATAAAACTTATGAGGCTATAGTAACACATATTAACTATTGTTATAGAGCTCTTAATGTTATTGTAGATAATATAATATCACCTGACGATATAACAAAAGTTGCTCTTGAAGTTAAAGCTAAAACTTTCCTAGAAAACGATACTAAAAAGGTTCAAAGCGTTAGAGAAGTAATAGATAAATTAGACCTTGAAAAACATTTGACAATGGTTGTTAAGAATACTCTAAAGTTTGGAGATTTCTTTAGTGAAATAGCGGATTCTAAAACAGCTTTACTTAGCAAATCTATTGTTACTGAAGATAAGTCATTTACAGAAGCAATTTTAACTAATAGAGATGATAAAGAAGAAAATATTGAGAAAATTGAACAAGAAGTAAATGACATTAATTTTAAAATAAATTTAGATTTTTCATTATTAAACGAATCTAGAAATAAATCTCAACAATTAAACACTGAGGATAAAGATAAAAAAGAAAAATCAAAAGGTGAGAAACTATCTGACTTAAAGCTTTTATTTTATGAACCAAGGCAAGTAGTAAAACTTCAAAGTGAGGCGTTTCCTATTTGTTTTGGATATTTAGTTTTTCCACTAATGACATTTGTTCCTCAAGTTATGATACAAGATCAATTAGTTAATCAATTATGTTCTTCTATTTTACAGAAGATTGAAAAGAAAATTCCTGAAGCTAAAAATATTCCAGGATCTGCAGATGAAATTAGATTACTACTTCACGCGATGATTTCGAAAGCTGGAACTAACTATACTCAAGTTGATATTAGATATATTCCACCTGAGAGAATGCAACATTTTTTAGTTCCATCTACTAAATACTACCCCTATGGTGAATCTGTTTTTGATACATGTCAGTTTTCTGCAAAACTATTAATAGCTATGGAAACTGCTTTAGTTATACATAGATTAAATAGATCTACAGAAAAAAGAAAGATTAGTATTGAAATTGGTTTACCTCGAGATGCTAAGAAACAGATTGAAAAACTTCGAGAAGAAATGAAAAAGAGAAAAATTAGTCTAGATTCTTTTGGAACAATAGATACTATTCCTTCGATGATTTCAACTTTTGAAGATGTTTATATTCCTCAAAAAGATGGAAAACCATTCGTGGATATTTCTACATTCAATGAAGGAAATGTTGAGACTAGAAGCAAAGTTGAAGAACTTAAATTTATTAGAGATTCTATAGTTGCTTCTTTAGGTGTTCCCCCTGCATTTATTGGCTTGGAGGAAAACTTATCAAATAAAAGTACTCTATCAGAAGAGAATGTTCTTTTTGCTAGAACTGTAATTCACCACCAAAAATATATGTCTAGTCAGATAACTGATTTAGTAAGGAAGTGTGTTTCGATAATTGATCCAGAAGAAGCACTAGAGACATCAGATATTATAGTTGCATTTCTTCCTCCGAAATCTCTTCAATTTGAGAGAGAATCTAAATATATTAGAGATGTATCTGAGCTAATTAAATCTTTAGCAGAACTTGGAGTTCCGCAAGCATGGTCGAAGAAGAAATATTTAAGTGGTATTGACTGGGTAGAAATAGATAACTTTAAAACTGCTGAGAAAATTGATAGAAACTTAAAATCTCGAAGTGAAGAAGAAGAGAACTCAACAACAGGAATGGGAGGTATGGGTGGTCTTGGTGGTCTTGGCGGATTAGGTGGGATTGAAGGACCAACTACAGGCGGGTTTTAGAAATGATTTGTGAATATGGATGTGGACAAGAATCGAAATACCAGTTCAAGAATGGTAAATGGTGCTGTAGTAAACATCATAATTCTTGTCCAGTTAATAGAAAGAAGCATTCAGAAGTAATAAAAGTAACTTGGAAAAATCTAGTAAAGAGAAAAAATAGAGTAGATGCATTAAACAGACTTGAAGTAAAAGAGAGAAAATTAAAGTCACTAAAAGAAGCTTGGCAAGATCCAGAAAAGAGAATAGAAATGTCAGGAATAATGAAAGAAGCTTGGCAAGATCCAGAAAAGAGAAAGAATCTTAAAGAAGCAATGAATAGACCAGAAGAAAGAACTAGAAATTCAAAAGCACAAAAAGATTCTTGGAAAAATAAAACAGATGAAGAAAAAGAAGATCTTTTCCGAAAAGTTTTTAAGGCATGTGAAAGAAAACCAAACGACACTGAACTTTTAGTTGATAATATGATTCGAACTATTAAACCAGATGAATTCAAATATGTTGGAGACTTTCAAGTTTGGATTGGAGGTAGAAATCCAGATTGGATCAATATCAATGGAAAGAAGCAAATAATAGAATTTTTTGGAGATTATTTTCATGGAGAAGAACGTAGAAGAAAAAAATATAAAGATTTTTTTACTAATAAAGAACATGAACAAGATAGAATTGATCACTTTAGAAAATATGGATTTGATTGTTTAATTATTTGGGAAAATGAGTTAAATGATAAAGGTGCACTATATAATAAAATAAAAAGTTTTTAGATTTGGGAGAAATCCTATGATAACAGAAGTAATGTTAGATAAAGTATTTAAGATTTTACTAGAATTAGATGCAGTAGTAGATGATGTTCCTTATGTTCAAGATGAAAGACCAATGACTACGTATAAAGATGCTCCTCCCTTACCAAAGGATGCCCAAAATGCTATACCTAAGATTGTAGATACTGATGAAGATAAAGAGTTAGTTCAGAGTGAAGCTGAAATCAAAGTCAAGTGTGGATGGTGTGGCGCGGATATGGGTACTAAAGATAGTGAAGGTGCTGAAGGTGGAGTAAGTGATGGTATGTGTCCTGGTTGTTCCAAAAAGGCTATGGATGATTTAGATAGAAGGATAGGAGATGGTGAAGGTGATGAATATGTACAAGAAATTCCAGCTTTTCCTTCTCCTTCTGTTTATAGAGATGTAAGTCCAGAAGCAGACGAAGAGTATGAAAGAGAACTACCACATTCTTTAGCTGGTGGAATTGAAGTTTATGGAATAAAGATCGTAGAACAAGAAGATCCAGATGCTCCTCCTGGTTCTTTTGGTGGAACTCCCCCTGCTCCTGAAGCTGATATGAATACACCAGGAGATCCAGATCCTTCAGAAATGGATATGACTTCGCAAGAACAGTTTTCTGATCCTGGAAAAGTGTTTGAATTAAAAAAGATCTTTTCTAGATTACTAGCTTTAGAAAATTATTTATCAACTGCAACTGATGAAAAAGTTCTAGTTTTGAGAGATTATGTTTCAAAATCGATAGAATTATTTAGAGTTGTAATTGATAATTTACCTTCTTTTAAAGAGAAGATAAATGATATTATAGTACTATTTTACGAATTTATTGAAAGAGTTTACGAGATTCTAAAGTTCTATTACAGACCTAAAGAGGAAAAGGAAACTGGAGGTAGTATTCAAAATGGCTAATTTTATAATTGAGCAAGCTATTTTCCAAGAAGCAGAAGTAATTAAATCTAGCCCTAATAAAGCTTTTTTTAGAATGATACTTCAGACAGTAGACGAAAAGAATCAAAATAAGAGAATATACCCCAGTAGTGTTGTTATGGAAGCACTGAAAGAGTGTAGACCAAGAATGGAAAGAAGATCTTTTTATGGAGAATTAGATCATCCATTTCCAATGGGAAATGATGAATACGATGGAGTAAGACAAACTACTGTAGCTTTAAAAGAAGCATCTCATATAGTCCGAGAATATGAACTAGATGGAAATAAAGTTATTGGAGAACTTGAAACTTTACGTACTGAAAATGGAAGAACTTTGTTAGGTTTGTTACATGATAAAACGGGAGTAGGGATTAGTATGAGAGGGATGGCTGAGTTAGAAAAACGGGCAGATGCTTCTATAGTAAAATCTCCGTTAACTATTATTTGTTATGATGCAGTTTCTTTACCAAGTCACTCTTCTGCAATAGTAAATTTTAGCGAGATGAGGTTTGAATCATCTATATTAAGAGAGACTAAAGATTTGGTTTGTATATATGGTGTTTGCTTCTTACCTAACTATTTCGATAAACTAGTAGAAAAAAAGATAATCAGATTTTGTAAAAAGTGGATCTAAAAGAGAGGAATAGCATAAAGAAACGAACTAGATTATATAAGAATCATTCTAAATAATAAAATTTTTTGATTAGAAACTGACTGAGGGAAGTATGAAGATTGTAAACTCTGAATCGTTTTCAGGTCTAGAACATATACAAAAGAAGAAGGAACTGATCTCAAGTATTGTAGATGCTGTTTTTTCTATATCGAAGTTAGACAAAAGATTACAAATTAATGAAAAAGTTAAAATAGAAGAAACAGAGATTTTAAAGATCAAAGAAAAGATAAAGAAACAGAATGAGGTATTAGAGAAGATTTCTTTCCTAAAGAACTCTTTATCAAAAAAAGCCTCTTACTTGAGTTCTGAAAATTCGAATCTTCGATCTAAACTACTATCTAAGTTAGGTGTTGAAGTATGAGAATAGTTGAATCTTCTGTCCCTGATGTTATTGATAGTAATATTGATCAACAGAAAGTTTTACTATCAGATAGAATACTTTCTTTAGTTACACCATTACTTGATGGGGTAGTTTCTAAAAGAGTTGAAGAGAAGAATACACTTGTTTTTGAGTTTGAAAATAATCAGAAAAAGATATCTAAAGAAAAATCTGAACTTGAAAGATTAACTGGAATATATGAGAAAGAGAAAAAAATAAAGAATATCTTTGATGCGATATCTAATATTGACTTTGTAAAATTTGAGTACAATAGATCTTTGAAGAACGAAGTGGTTGTTTTATTAAGAATTATAGAAAAGTTACCAGAGGAAAAGATTTCTTCATATTTACAAGATATTTTAAAAATCTCAAACAAAACAATTAGTAGAAGTTACTAAAGAGGGAGGAGTATAACATGAAGCATATTTTAATGGAAGCTTACAAAACAACTAAGAAGTTGTCAGGGATCGATCCTTCCAAACCCGGTAATTTAAAAGCGGTTTTGGTTGATGATGCGGCATTTTCCGCATACGTTACTTCTTTAGCCGAATCAATTACGAATAAACAAGATCAGGAAGTTTTTAAACTGTTAGCTGAGAACACTAGAATTAGCTTACTTGAAAACTCTATGTTCCAGATTAACCCTTACGAAACTTTGACCTTGCCTATTCTTCGAGTTTTCTATCCAAAATTGATTGCTAAAGAATTAGTTACGGTTTCTCCAATGGATAAACCAGAATGCGTGAAAGCTTTTATTAGAGCTACTTTTACTCCTTACGGTGGAACAGCAGCTGCAGCACCAGTTACTGATACAGATATTTCTGGTGGTCCTTCTATTGGAATTCCTTTTACTGCGCATGTGGATGTTCCTAGTATTAACTATGATATTCTTGGAGTAGCTGGAATTACCTCAGCTGATGCTCATCTTGAAAGAGATTTCGAAATCACAGGTATAAGTCATGATGGAACTCATTTTGTTAATGTTTCTATAATTCCAGCAGTTGAAGGTCATTTTTCTCAGAGTGTTAGATTTAGCCTTTCATTTCCAGATGACGTTATTTCTGGAAAAGTTGATTATCTAAATGGAACAGTTTCTATTTCTAGTGCAAGTAGTGATATTACTTCTGTTCGTTACCAGGTGACTTGTTCTCTTGAGGAAAATAAAGTTAATCCAAAAATCACTTTAACTGTAGATAAGATTCGTCTTTATGCAAAAGATCGACAGATTTCTGCTAACTGGTCAATCAACATGGAACAGGACATGAGAGCATTATTTGATGTCTCTGTTCAGGCAGAAATTGTTAATCTACTTGGTCTACAAATTGCTCTTGATATTGATAGAGAGATCATAAATTCATTGATTACTGCTAACACCAGATTGAATCCAAGTAACCATATTTCTGGTTTCGATAGAACGCCTCCAGGTGGATATCTCTGGGGACCAAAATACTGGCATGAAAACATTATTCCTGTACTAAATGGTCTTTCTGCCAGAATCTATACTGATACTAATATTGAAGGTGGAAATACAATTGCTGTTAACCCATTGGATGCTGCTATTCTTGAAGATATTAACTCATTTGTTTATACTGGAACTTCAGTTCTTGATGGAGAACTTGGATACAGAGCAGCTACGTTAGCTGGTGGAAAATGGAAAGTGTTAACATCTGCAGTAGTTACACAAGGTACTATGGTTGTAGTTCTTAAGAGTCCAGATGAACTTAAGAGCGTTTACTTCTACAGCCCATACGTTCCAGCAGTGTTACATCCATGGCCACTAGGAGCAACTCCCAGCTTAACGATTCTTTCCCGATATGCTACAGCTCTAGTTCGTGTGCTTGGAATCTGTGCTCTAGAGATTGGTGACTAATTCTAGAGAAACAAAAAATTTAATGTAGTAAAATGGTTAAATAGGTCTAGGAGTAAAATCCTAGACCTATTTTTTCGTTAAAGCTATTCTTTTGATGCTCTTGATGTTAGTGGCTCTTTTTTAGTTATCTTTGGTGCTGGTAAATCTAGTATCCATTTCCTTTCCTTGAATTCCTTAAAAGCGATATCAGCAGTTTCACACGCTCTTTCAACAAGTTGTTTTACAGGCATAAGATTTAATTTACTTCTCCCCGCTGAATCTTCTCCATCTGGTTCTCCAGCTACTAGTCCCCATCTCTCCATCATTGATATAGCTAAGAGAGCTTTGCTACTTAAAGCTATTTTCTTATAGACTGCAATTTCTGTTCTTCCCCACTCTTCAACTTCGATAAATCCTATATCTATATCATCATCTGCCATTGTTATTCACCTCCTTTAATAATCTTAATTTAAGAAGAACCATGTTTCTTTGGCTCTTTCTAAAGTTACATTGCTCATCTTGATTTTCTCTTCAAGGATAAATTGTTCTGCTTCAGATAGAGGAGTAATATCTGGAAATTTTGTAGAACTAATTTTCTTTTTAATTCCTGGAATAGTTTTGTAGCGGTCCAAAGCTTCCAGTAAACCTCTTTCATAAATAAAGATACATACTGTGTCTTCTCTATTCGTGCCAACATGAGCTTTGTAACCTGTGATTCTAAACCAGTGTCGTCCATTTTCTTTAACCATAACTAATCTCCTTGCGTGTTGTCAAACTGATCTCTTGTCATTACTGGAGCAAGTTGCTTTATTTCAAAGTTCTTACACATCTTGTTACCAGCAACTACTACGTTACTATCTTTAAGAATTTTTTCTGCTTTTATTCCTGACTTTGCATAAACTAAAGCAACTCCTTCTATTTTGACTGGAATAAAGAAAGATTCTAAATTCATACTTCCTCCTTTCTTTTTAGAAACTGCAGAAAGAGATGACATTGTGACAAAGGATCTTCCATAAAGATAACCTCCCAAAATGATTTGTTAGACAACGTCTATTTTAGAATCAGGTAACTTAAAATATTTTTTGTACTGTCTTCGTTTATTAATTTCTTCCATTATGATCTCTTTAATTGCTGCTTTAGCTTCTTTAAATGGTTTATTTATAACCATAAGTGGTTTGTTAGGTTCATGTTTAAATAACTTTTGGCACGCCCATCTATGACCATCGAATTTTGAAAAGAGATCCTCTTTAGAAAGAAAACAAAGTTGCATAGTAAACCTTTGCGGATCTTTGTCATCTTTGTTTTTAGGCCAAGGTCTTAAAATAGACGTAACTGATCCGATAACTTCTGGACCATTTTTAATCGCCCAAGTTCTAAACCTGAGTCCATGCTTTTGTCTTGCCCATTTGAGAATTTCTTTCTCATTTAACCCAAGCTCTTTAGCAATACCAGATAATAACGTTGGATAAGTTTCATACTGTTTTTCTAGTTTCTTTAAAAGACTTTTCTCCCTCAAAGTTTTTGATAACGACGGATAGGGTTCCGCTTTCATTTTTTGTCCTCCTGTTCTTTTTTGTATTGTTTTACTTTTTCATAACCTTCTTGTAAAGCTTTGATGTAGTCTTCAATGTGTTCGGTTTTAAACATAAAGCTATGTCGTAAACTCATTCTTCCAGTAAAGAAAAACATAAAGGGAATTTTGATTCGTCGCCAAATTCTGTAAAGAAGTTCTGACTTTGATTTTGAACGCCAGTTAAATCCAAAAAGATCATAATTTTCAAAAGTAGCATCAACTTCTAAACTTACTAAATTGAATTCCTTATCATACTCAAATATTAGTGTTTGAGTACAATCTTCACATGGACAAATTGAGTGAGCTGCATAGAAAACTGCATCTTTAAACTCATCAGTAATACATATTCCTTTTGATATTGTCATAGTTCTTCTCCTTTATTAATAAAATAAAAAGATATTTAGTCTACCCAAAAAACTCCAGAAGCACTTCCTCGAGCAGTAGATTGTGATTCGTTGTTAGCAATTACCTCTCTCCAATTAGAAAATTTAACAGTTTTGTGATCTCTATGTCGAATAGATCCTCGAACAAATACTTGACGTCTCTGTAACCTATTTGGATCACGGTTAGTGACTGTCTGAAAAGGAAGAATAACTAGTTCATCGACTATATGGAGATTAGTGCTAGGACGACCCAAAAATCTACCAATAGCGACTTTCCGCTGAATAGCAGTTCTAGTTCCTCTAATTGCTCTTTCAATTTCGTCTCTAGTACTTTGTTTCGTTTCTAAGAAGAACCATTCTCCCTGTCTATCTACTGAACTTCCTCGTCTTTTTCCATCTGCAAATTGAACAGTTTTTCCAAGAAGTTTTCTTGCCTCTTCTACAGTAGTTGCTGGTCCAGTTAACTGAGCAATAAATAGTTGTCGCTCATCTACTCCACAGAGGAAATAACGAACACCTTCTGAAGTTTTCATAACTACATGTGCTTCGTTTCCAACTTTAAAAATTCTAACAGGTTTATGGAGACTTTTCTCTGCTTCTTCTTTGACTCTTTTAAATGTGGTAAAACTGTTTAATTGAGTAACGTTATCAAACTCTCGAACTGGCTCTTTAACGAAAAGTACGAGTTGTTTGAGATTAGGATCAATGTTTCGAACTTGAATTATATTACTTTTATCACCAGGGTAAAGTCTAAATCTTTCGCGTCGGTTAAAACCTTTAACGTTTCTTTGGATGTCTATTTGAACAATATCTTCCATTCCTCTTCCTTGACGACGTATAGGTTCTTTTAAGATCACAGTACTTAATCCAGCTTTTCGAAATTTTTCTACTAGGTTTTGCATTTTGTTTTTCCTCCTATTGTATCTCCAAAACTTGTTTACATAGTTTTATCATTTCAGGATCTCCAGTATATTTAGTGGGAACGTCAGACAATTTGCATGTATTAGTCCAAGGATCACTAAGAGTAGATTTACACGCAGTCATTTTTATAACAATATTTAAAGGTTTGACTCCTACGTCATTCGTTAGGTTAGTCCCTATCCCGTAGGAAGTCCTAATCTTTCCTCTACAGTGTTTCTCAATTTCTTCTACTTTGTTTACATCTAACCCATCACTAAAAACAATGGTTTTAGTTGTTGGGTCTATTCTTAATTTTTCATAATGTTTAATTGCTTTATCTGCAAATTCTATTGGATCTCCAGAGTCTTGTCTCACGCCATCATAAAGTTTAGAGAACTTTGTATTAAACGACTTGAAAAAAGCATCTGAAGTATAAGTATCAGCTAAAGCAATACCTAAGTCTCCTTGATAAGTGTCCACCCATTTTTCCATCGAAATCTGGTTAGCTAGATGAAAACCATATTGTGACGCATGAAACATCATCCACTCATGCGCCTGAGTGCCTATTGCCCTAACTTGATGTTGCATAGCAAAATAAACGTTACTAGTTCCATTAAAGAAGATACCTCCTCCACTTTCTAAAGCCCCAATGACATGGTTTTGAACTTCATAGGAATACCTTCTCCTAGTTCCGAAGTCAGCAAATTTAGCACCAATATCTCTTAATCTAGCTGCTTTTCCTTTAGCTATTGATTCATAACCTGCGAAAGGACCAATATCCCCTATTTCTTTAAAGTACAGTTCACTGATTAAAGCAAGTAGAGGTACTTCCCATAAAATAGCCCTATACCAAGGACCTTCAACTATTAACTTTAAATCCCCATGCTTTTGTTCTATTTGAACTTCGCTTGGATTATATTTATAACCATCAAGGAAGTCTATATAGGGAGGATAAAGAAAATAGATATCATTAAGAAAATGCCTTTCATATTTACCAAGTTTAAATTCACTAAAATATCTAACTTCACTTTCTAATTTACGATCAAAGTCAGGTGGAAATATCGTTTTGCCTCTGTTAATAAATTCGTATCTAGCGTGAGCAGATGGATACAGTTGGCAAACGGCTTGTTGCATTGTGAACTTGTATAAATCGTTGTCAAGAATCGAATTAATTATCATATTTTCACCTCCTCTTTTATTGGCAGGCCGGCGAGGATTCGAACCCCGAAGACTGGATTTGGAGTCCAGCAGTTTAACCAGTTAAGCTTACCGACCCATCTCTTTTAATGTTTTCTCTTCATATGGTGTAAATCCATATAAATGAGGGTAATTACATTTTGGACAGTTCAATATTTGGTCCCCAATAGACCCGTCTGCAAATTTAGAACCTCCTTTGATAATCCCATCTTTATCAATAAAAATGAGTGGGTGAAGAGGAGTTAATATATCAAAATTAGTTGGAGCTAATTCTAAGACAATTTCTTTTCCTTGAATAACTTTTTTGCAGTTATCACATATAAATTTCTTATCAACAAAGTCTATAAATTTAGCCATCTCTTTTCTCCTTCTAAAATTTCTATACTTTATTTTGTTTCTTCTTGCAGTTGTTCTTGAGCAAACAACTTTTTAGATCTTACACTCTGTAATCCTGATCCTTTAAAAGGCCATGGTATGAATCCAATTTCATATTCGTCTTCTTCCTTTATGTAGAACTCTTTTATAACAAAGTCTTTATGATCCCATAAAGCTACAGACATGGATGCTATATAATCTTTAGCTGCTTCTTCGCTCAAAAATGCATGGTATCCATATGATACTTCTGGGAGTTCTTTAGGAACTGGAAAACAGTTGCCATATAACTTGCCTCCATTGATATTTCTAAATAAGAAAGATATTTCTTCACGGTCTTCTTTTCTAAAAACTTTCCAAACTTTAATATCTTTTTCAGCTATTCTTTTTACTGTAAGATTCAAACACATTTCATACCCTCCTTTTTTTATATTATGATTTTGGTTGAGAGTAACATTGAGTTTTCCCACTCTCTTAAATAAGACTCGATTTTATTGATTATTAATTCTTTAAGTTTACAATGCATATAATAATGGTGAGTAGGACATAAGGGAATTAAGTTTTTGGGAGAGTTATTTTCTTTATTTTTATCTAAATGGTGAGCATGTACAATATTACTTTCACCACATATAATGCATTCTTTTTTGTGATACTTAAAACAGATTCTTCTGTATTCATCACAATGAATTCCATTTTTTGTATTTTGTTTAAAGTGTCCATTTGCACATATATGGGAACATGTTATATTAAACTTATAGTTCTTAATGGGTTTTTCACAAACTATACATAATTTTAAGTTGTTTGGATTTAAATAACAGCTCTTTTCGTGTCCTTTTTTTGAAGGATATGGAATTGATTTATTACAAAAAGTACAAGTATCCATTATTTTACTTGGGTTAAATCTAATATAATGAGAACTTGTTTTTAAAGAAAGACTATTCTTCTTTCTTACTTCAGGGCATTGATTACAACTTCGTTCGCAACAAAACTTTCCGTTTTTTAAAGTATATTTTGCTTCTAATCCACAACCATAACTGCATATATCCATTTTTCTCTCCTATCATAGAATTTAGTTATTTGTTCTATAATAAGAGGTAGGAACATCAACTTCTAATAACCTACCACTATTCAGGAGAAAGGAATCGAACCTTTATTTTTTGATTCAAAGTCAAATGTCCTGCCTAAATTAGACGACTCCTGAGTATTAGAAGTCGAATGATTTGTTAGTCTACCTGTCAAAAAATTATTGTAGAATCGTGTTCCCAACTATATCTTAAATGACCATCAGGATAATATATAAGATACCTGATTGTGCCATCTAATCCTGGCACTGTTAAACAATCAGCTATTAAACACTGGACTCCATTAATAGACCAGCTGATTGAGCCCCAGTCAAAAACTCTTAAAATAGTGTATTCTTTCATAAAGAAATCTATGATCTTTTTCCATTCTTCATCTGGAACAAGGTTATCTGTTACAAATTTTTCGATCTCGAATGCACTATCTAAACTTTCAATTGAACTAAGATTTGGCATCCCCATTCTTCTAATAGTAACTTGTTTAACTCCATTCGATAAAGCCCAAAGACATGTTTTCTCTATCTTTTCAACTGAGTCATTGTAACCTTTCATAGCTACAAAAGTAATTCGAATGTTCATCTTTATTTCAAGTCTTTGGATCATTGGAATTAACTGGTGTAAATTTGGAGTACTAAAATGTATAGGATCACATATCCAATTATTCGTAGCTGTATCAACTGTGACTCTACTAATAGCTATAGTATTAAGACCTGCTCCAGCAAGATGAATACAATAAGATTCATCTAATAAAACTCCATTTGTTTGAAGTTCTGTAATAAATCCTTCGTCACTAGCTCTTGCTATAGTATCTAGTAATTCTGTTTTCCAGATAGTTGGTTCTCCTTTTCCTGTGATTAACACTGTATCAGTACTAAACTTCTTTGCTACGCTAAAAGCTAAACGTCTATTTCTATACCATAAAGGAGAAACCTCTCCTCGTTTAGATAACTCAGCCTTCGTCATTTTAGAAATACAATATTTACACTCCATGTTACATTGTCTATTTCCTACTATGAAATTTAAAGTAGGGACACAAGGACGACCAACTGATTTTCTACCTATTAATTCATTTAAGCTCAATGTTTTCACCTCCCTTTCAACGTATTATCTTTACAATAGTTTTAGTGCTATAGATATCTGATATAATTTTATTTGTTACAAAATTCAAGGTAAACTTGATTGACTGTATTATATAGATCTTCTTTAGATGAGTTATTTAAGATAGTTATATCTACTTCAATTTCATCTTGTTCTGTTTCTGATTTATGAAAATCTTTTTGAATGTCATTAGATGGTCGCACTACTTTTATTAATAAACCATTGAGTTTTTTGATTAAAACAGCTTCATTTTTAAATCTAACGTCATCTATAACAAAACTAAGATCAGGATTTTGTAATAAGTGTTTCTCAACGTGATACACCCATATGTCATTATAAATACATCTACCAACTTCGGTACCAAAAAGTTGCATAATTTCTCTGTAAGTTTTTCCCCATCTATTATCATACGTTTCTTTAAGTTTGGGATCATAAAGAAAGTTTAAGGGAATATCGAAAAGATCTGATACAGTTTGCTTAAGTTTATCAGCGAACGAAGTCCTCTGAAAACTATATTTTTCACACAAAATTTTTGAACACTCGGATTTCCCACTTCCTTTTTTACCGATGATCCCAACTAAATGCATACTTTAGAAACTCCCTGAAAAAGTTAAACAAGTAGAGGTATCTAATTCCGCGTCCTCTACTTGTTTAACGACAGGTAGATTGCTTTTATTGATAGTAGATTCTACAGCGTTTTTTAACCTTTCTGGAAGAAAGTTTATTTTCCATATTAGGTGCCAACCTATCTGCTTTCTACCTTTACTTGTTTAAAGTTTGTTCCAAACCAATTTATTTGAATCTTTATGATTTACTTCGGATTTTTCATTCCACCAATTTTTTATAGATTCAGGCACATGATCTTGTTTGTAATCACAATTCATACACTTTAAAAAAATCTTACCAGATTCTTCTTTAACTATTACAAGAGGTTTGTGATTTGAATTATTTCCACATGTTAGTTGATGACAACTTGGATCATTTTGCCAGTTATCTATAGCTTCAATAATTTCTTCAGTAATATCCAATGCTTCCTCCTTTCTTCTCTAAAAATAAAATAAATACAAGGCAGTGACCGGATTTTCACCGATAGGTGTCTTTCTCAATTAAGGAGTCTTGACTGGTCTAATGAGTGGGCCAGAACACCCAAGGCAGTATTTAATGCAGAGCCCGCCAGGGTCATCTCCCGGTATAATCTCGCATTCGGCTTTCCCTACTGTTCCTTCCTCCTTGGTTTTGTGCGTCTGTCTCCTGATTCAAACGCAGGTTTGTATACTCACCCCAAACCGCACTGCCTTTCTTTTCTAGAGATGATGCCCGCAGGAGGGTATCAACCCATACTTATTTGATAATACATTTACCAGGCATCCTCTCATTCTTTATTCGGATCAAATCGTAATGGTGAAGCTCGACGGACTTTTCGAGTCCAAGGTGTCTACCCCAATAGATCTTGGGTGCCCTGTGGCGGAGTAGCATTTCCAAACATCAACAATTATGGGCCTCACCATTACGAAAATTTACTTTAGAAAGGGTTTCTCTTTTTCAAATCGTAAGCTACTCCATCAATGAGAATACCACTTAATGTTGTAGCATTCTTTAATTGCGATTTGTGGTATTTGAACATACCAAAAGATCCAATTAGAATTCCCGCTAACAGGATCAAAAGAAACCAGAAACCCCCCTTTTGGATTCTTTCTGAGAGTCTTTGTAAGAACATTTTCGTCCCTCCTATAATATCTTCAGATTTCTCCGCCGCGGACTTTCGAATTTCTAAGATCTCTTGCGATTCTAATAACTCTTTCTGCATCTTCTTTTCCCTCCTTACAGTCTAAATCTTTATAACCTTTGTATCGCATTAGAGCTTGTTTTAGATCACCTTTTGATTGAATCAGTTTTTTCGCTAGTTCTTTAGCTCCAGTCAAAACATTAATATCAGGATCCCATAAATCATATGGAATTTGTGCTAATCCTTTATAGCCCTTAGGAGAACAAGCGGTTGTTATCCATCTCGATTCCGTATAGACCAGAGCTATTAGAAGTTCTTCTGCAAATCCAGTTAGACGACTTGCTGTTTTTACAGCTATTGAAAACTCATTAAGTTTCTTTGGATCCACTTTCATCTTTGTTAAAAGAACTTTAGTATTCTCTAGTTCGTCTTGAAATTGAACAGGAACACAAAAGTTTAGATAATCATGGACCACAGAAAATATCGCCAAGATTAGGAACAATGCTACAGCCACTTTAAAGATTTGAACAATAATATGACCAAGATGTTTCATTTTCTCCTCCTTAAAAATTGGATTCAAAAACTACTTTCACCTCCTTTCAAATAATTAATATATGTAGTAGACAACATAAGAATAATGGTTATTTGTTCAATATTAGGAGAAAGTTTACAATTCAGGATCAACAGCAGTTCCCCGGTAGTTTTGTTCCCATGGAAATACTATCCAATCACCCTTGTTTTTTGTATTTAAAAAGAACGATGGTGTAAATTTTGTTTCGTTACATATCCATAATGTAATAGATAAACTGGTTTGGTAGTAAGAGCAGTATTCTAGTAAAGTTTTTCCTGAGTCTGAAATGTCGTCGACTATAAGAGTTTCTGGTTCTATTTCTTCATCTCTCAAAATTAACGGTACTTTGTGATCTGGTTTTGATAGTAAATGTGAAAGTCTAACAGCTAGTATCAATCCTCCTCTGGGAATTCCAAAAATGTTCTTGACTTCTTTTAGTTTAGACAAAAGTCTTAGGATATCGTAACAGTCGTTTTCGAACTCTTGCCAACTATAAATTATGTCCATCTTTGAGAACCTCTCCTTTCCCCACTTGAGCTTTTTTAAGTTCTTCTAAAGAGTTCACCATTACCCATTCTTCGAAAAAGCATTTATCTAATTGATCTTCAGATATATAGTGTAGTAAAATTGTGTTTTGAACTTTACATCTTATTAGTATCATTTGTAAGTCATTTAATAATCTACTACAGTCAAATATTTCAGCAGACTGTTCTGGAGTGGTTTTAAACAGATGATCTTGTGACAACTTTTGACAAGACTCCACATTTTTTCTTGCTTTGTCATCATATGATAAAAAGTTATCTAAATACATTTTTCCTGCAAGAGACGAATCTATTTCTTGAATACCTACTGTAATTAAATAATGATACATTTCTTCTCCTTTCTTCTGAACAAAACTTAAATTAATAATAAAGGAGTAAAGAGAAAATGGAAAAAGTGACAGATAAGGGAAAAGTTGTTTGTCAGATATGTGGTGAAGAATTCCCTATTATAACTCCATCGCACTTGAAAAATAAACATGGAATTTCTTTATCAATTTATAGAGAGAGATTTCCAGATTGTCCGATAACTAGTGTAGAATACAAAGCTAGACAAAGATATTTGAAGGGTAACTTATTTTCTAAAACAGAGGAAAATCCAATTGTAGAAGATATTGATTTAACTAAACTAACTTTAACACAAACTGACGTTTTAGATATAGAAAGAGAAGTTGTAGAGAAAAAACCTGAACTTACCAAGCTCGAAAAGAAAGCTAATGTAGTTGTAAAACAGGTTAAAATTCAAAAAACTAATAATCTCTTTCCACATGCTCCAAAGATTCATCCAAGAAAGCTTCAAATTCTAGAATTTCTAAGAAATCTATTTCCAACTGATACTGTTATTAACAATTATATGATTGATAAAGTTTCTCTATCCGGGTCTCTAGACTATCGAATTGTTACAGATATTTGCATTCCTCTTAAGAAAATAGATTTAGAATTCCCAAAAACGTTTTGGCATAACCATGGTATGCCTGATATTCATAGGAACCATAAGATTGAGAGAGATGGTTGGATAATAATAGAAATAAACAAAATTGATCCTACTGTTGAAGATGTAAAAACTTATTTAGAACATAGAAAACTAATTTAACTAAATAAGATGAACAAATACAAAATACAAATTAATTACTAATTACAGTTACATTTATGTTACTAAGGGGTGACTATTGAAAGTCACCCCTTAATTTTTTGGTTTCACCTTCCTTTCCTTATCTTCGATTGAAGAACTATCTCACAATTCTTAAACAGTTCTTTGTACCAAATGGATTCTCAACAAAAGAAGAACAATGTACATCGTTTATCCATTGTCCATCTATGAGAAATCGATACTCATGTTTCCCTGGATCTAAAGCAAGAGTAATCTTCCATATTCCTCCCTTCTTCTGTTTCAATGGATGTGTACTTGGATTCCATTGATTAAAATCTCCAACTAGGAATACATTCTTTGCCTGAGGTGTTGATACACTAAATTCTGTCAACATCGCCATCATTTTTTTCTTATTTGTTTTCATTATAGTTTTCCTCCTTTTTTATTAACTGGTTTATCTCACTTTTTATTTTCTCCATATTCCATATGATAATTGTTTTATTTGTACCTTGTTTGGTTCGTTCTTCTTTGATTGACCCTCGTGTAAGTTTTACTAACTCGTTTATCCATAAATTTAAAGTTTTGTAAAATTCTTTATTTACTGGTTCTTCTTTTCCATTATCTTCTACAGTTATTTTGAGTGAATTTTCTAAACTAACATAAATAACAGTAGCTCCAAAAACTTTGATAGATTTCCATATACACGTTTGTACAACTCTATATATAGATATCTTTAGAACTTTGTCAGTAATGAAAATTTCTTTATTATTTTGTGATATCATCTTAATTTGAACATTTCCTTTTCTCTCGAAATGCCTACAAAGAAAATGTATTGATCTACCAATATCGAGCTGATCTATAACAATTGGTCTGGTAATACTAATGAGAGTGTTTATACGTTTGATAGTTGAATCTATTAGTTCAACTATTACTGCAAAATCTGTTTCTTTGCTTAATTTGTTTCCCTCCAGTATATCTGTATAAAATCTGAGAGTAGATAAATTTGATAAACATTCATGTAAATGTTCTGAAATCCTTTTTTTATCTTTCTCTTGTATCAGAAAAATGTAATGTACGACTTTTTTGTATTCTGATACAAGAGTTTTTAGAGAAAGTTTTTCAGACTGAAATAATCTAAACCTATTAAAGAATCTATCTAAAAAAGTTTTTAAATTCATACGCCCCCCTCCCTCTAATAGGGAGTAAAGAAACATTAATCCTTTACTCCCTATTCTTTTACTACGTTACTTCTTTAACTTTTTTAGCCAAAATCCCTTCAAGAACTGTTCCTTTTAGTAGTTTATTAACTACGTCAGCTATTGAACCTCCACCAAGTAAAGCCAGAGGAGCTAGTGATTGAGTAACTTTCTCTAGAGCAATCTGATCACCAAAAGACTGCAGAGCTGCAATTAAATCTTTTGAGACGGCTTCAACTTTCTTAATTTCAGCTTCGTTTTCTGCTTTAAGTTTTTCTAGTCCTAAGATTTGGTCTTGTTGATTGACTTTATAATCATAGTCGGATCGAATTTTAAGATTGGAAACCTCTTGAGTTGTAACACCTTCCGTTAATTTGACTTTTTCTAAAGAGTAGTTAATATTTTCAATCGTTTCTTTATATGATGATTTAATCTTTTCTAAATTTTCTATTAGTATCCTCTTTGTTGAATCAATCTTTATATCTGAGGAACTAATAAAACTTTTATGTACTTCTCCTTCAATTTTTCTTTTGATATCTTCATTTTCTGTCGTAAATGATAGATTACTTCTGCTCTTTGCTAAGTTAATTGTGTTTTGTACAGATACAGTTTGAGCATCAGTTAACATCCTTTTAACAGTATCATTACTAATTTCAACGTTTAAAACTTCACACTCATAAACTCTCATCCCATTTTCATCAAATGCTCTTCCTGGTCTCTTTTCTCCATCTGACTTTCCCAAAACACAATCTCTAACAATAGAAATTGAATTTGAGTAGAACTCTTCAATTCCATATTGTTTAATATTACTTCTAATTAAAGACCTTAAATGATCTGTTAAGAACTTTACATAGTTTTCAACGTTAAACCAATTACTAGTTTCTCCTTCAAAATTCACTCGATATGAAACTTGTATACTAATGGGACAAAGATCTTTAGTTTCAGCTTTGACTATGTCTGAAACTTTATTGTTTAACACTCTAAGGTAAACAGTCTTATGTAAGTTAGTATCACTTTTTGGAGTTCCTGTAGAAAGTTCCATAAATTCTAAAGTTTCATCATATTGTAGTAAAACCGGAGTTGGTCCAATAGCCATTTCTCTTTTTCCAGTTTTACTAGTTATTAATACAGCATAACCGGTCCAAACTTTGATGATTGGAACTCCTTCATATTTAGTATCTAAAGTGATTGTTCGAGGGGGTGTGTATACATTTTTTCGTTTGACTTCGTCAGCCACAAAACCTTTTGCTTGAGGTGCTACTCTAGAAGAATACATTTGTTGGTCTATATAATTAACTCCCTCTTTTGGCGCAAAACCCCTAGTTTCTTGCAGCATGTTCAATAAAAAAGAGTTATACTCTCTAGCTTCTAGGTTCCCCGGATACCATAGATCAACTGTACTTAAATCTAAAATTCTTCTAACAATTACTTGGTGTCTCGGATCTGGTAAAAAAACACATGGACCTTTCTTTAATAAAATTGACCCACTAAGTCTATCGAGGACGTACCTACCTTCACCAGCTGGGATAGCAATTCCATGATGGATTTCTTGATCTCCATATTTTATAATCGCATGTTCTGGTCTTGGATAATAAATCGCTTGTTCTGCACCAGTGATAAATAATTCTTGTCCTACTTCATATTCTTTATCATCTTCACTATATGCTGAGATGACTTTAAGATAAAGACCAGATATTTCGTTGAGTTCATATGCTTTAAATACTTTCTTTCCATTAGATTGAATGAAAGTTTCAGTTGGTTCTGGAAAAACTACAGCTGGACCTTTGATATATCTTTTATTGCCATTTTCATTTAGAAGAATACAGTATTCTAAAGTTTCTAAAGTTACTGCTTCTCTAACATATTTATTATCTTCTGGAGCTACTACTTCAATACCAGTTGGAGGAATATAGAATGCTACATCTGTTCCTTTAATAATTAGAAGTTTTCCCATTGTTAAATCTGATACAGCAAACTCAGATTTTTTGATTTCTTCTTTTTTCTCTACTTTAGATTCTTGAGGAGCTTCTTTTTTCTCTGGTGGTTCAGTTTCTACTCGTTTGATAATTGCTTTATCTAAGTTCTTTATAGCTTCACCTTCATCATAAACTCGAACTAATAAATATTGATTTGATCGAAGGTGATGGCCCTGGACTACTTTTTTCATTTGACCAGGCCATAAAGCAAAACTAACTGGACCTGGAATGTTAATTTTTCTGCCCATATTAAGTGGAATAGGGATATTTGCTTTTCCTGGATCAGGGTATTGTCCAGCTGGATTTTTCAAAATAATATACCAACCTTCAGGTGCAATAGCAAAAAGTTGAGTAGCTTTGTAAAGATCTACTTTTTCAAACTTTTTTGAATCTTTATTAAATATGACTGGAAAATCTTCACCAGTAAGACCTGTTTTGTAAGGTCCTGCTAAACACTTAATCTCTCCTTTCGTAGAGTCTTGAACAAATACAAACTCATTTGGTGATAATACTACATTACTTTCTTGTGGAGCCGCCATAGTTTTTTCCTCCTTCTTTTAGTTTAGTTTTAGAGTGTAAAAAAATTAGTAATACGGTGTTCCTCCTTTCCAAGAATTAATATATATAGTAATCAAGACTCTTTCTTAAAAAAGAAACTTTCGCAACTTTTTAAGAATTAGACTAGAACAAAAACAAAATGGTTTGGTTTCTTGGAAAAATCTTTTAGTAAAGGAGATCTTTGTTAAATGGGAAATCCATATCCTGTTCATACTTGTACAGTTTCTCCCTTTGATAGTTACCACAGTAACGTAGTTAATAGACTAACAAGGTTAGTTTCCAACTATGAGAATTGTATCTTTTCTGCTGATAAAATTGACGTAAGTTTAGTTCCTGACTCCACAAGTGAAATACTTATCTCATCAGGTTCTTTCTTCAAAGATGACGTTTTTATTACCATATCAGAGTGTACAGTAGATATGGCAGATGGAGATTACTATATTTCTCCTGGAGTTGGGGGATATTGGAACGAACCAGGATACTATTATATAGTAATGCATTATGTTTATGAAAAGGCTAGACCAGCACCAAGGCCTTCAATTAGAATACTAAAACCTTCTCAAAGAAATCCTTTTGCAACTGGTCTTTATGTTTTTCTAAAAGCTATTCTTGTAAACTTGCCAGGAGAACAATTTTCAACTGTTTCTATAAGTGACTTAGACCCTGAGAATCCTACAGTTAAAAGAATTTATTCAAAACTATACCTTGGTTTAGAAGATAACATACCAACATTTGATCTCCTTAGAGATTACGCAAGAGTTATTATTGTTAGAAGTAGTGATGATGTATATTATGGATCTTCTAGTGGTTGGCAACCTTTTGGTGGAGGTGGTGGAGGAAGTTCATTAGATTTAACACAGTTAGCAAATGATATGTATTCTCACCCAGTTCTAAATCATGATGGTATTGGAATACTTAGTCTAGATTTAGAAGATCAGTTAACTAAACTAAGAACTTATGTAGGATCAGTTGGTGCATCTGATATAGATCCTAATTATACTAGTATTACTACAATAGCAACTCAAGGAATAAGTCTGACTGCTGCTGCTAGTGCATTAGATCAAGAGACAGATTATTTGAGAAATTTTATAGGCAAATCAGCTAGAGGAAATTTACTACCTTCTTATACATCTACTAGGAGTATTAATAATTCTGATAGTTTACGAATAGCGATATCTACTCTTGACTTATCTATGGGATATACAAACCTTGTTAAAATTGTTAATGATAATTCTTCTACTCCGAACATTTTATCATCAGGTAGTCACGTTTGTGGGGTTCTTGCAGTACAAAATACAGTGTCTACTAATATAATTAATTTTACAGGTGCTCCTTCAGGAAACAATTCAGGAATAATGATTACACTGTATTTTGGAAATAGTAATACTACTTTAGTTCATAATCCAAGTTTGATAGTTCTTTCTGGAGGTGTAAATTTTACGGCAGTTACAGGAAGTACTTTGACTTTAGTAAATTACAATGGTGTTTGGTATGAAATTTCGAGATCAGGAGGAAACGCTGTGTCTAACCAATCTCAATTATTTACAGTAAGTGGCACTTTTACTGTTCCAAATAATATATCACTAGTTAATGTAACTTGTTTAGGTGGTGGAGGTGGAGGTGGACCCGGTGGGGCTGGCGCTCCGCCAGGTAATTCCGGTGGCGGTGCCGGAGGATCAGGAGCTGTAGTGTATAGGTATCCTGTCCACGTAACTCCAGGTAGTGAAATTTCTGTAATCGTTGGAACTGGAGGTGCAGAAGAAACTATTGGATCACTGTCATCTTTTGGCAGCTTTGTTATAGCAGATGGAGGAAAAGCAGGTCATGAAGGTTCACTTTATGAAAGCGGTAACGGTGGAAACGGCGGCGGGCCCCAATATTTAGCTGGTTCTGGAGGACAATATCCCAATGGATCTGGACAGTCTGGTGCTTTTACTGTGTTTTTAATTGGTGGAAGTGGTGGAGGTGCGGGTAGTAATAGTGGGTATCCTACAGGATCCGCTGGTGACGGAGGTCCGTTTCCTTCTCCATTATCTACTATAGGATTTGGCGGTGGAGGTGGATTAAACTTTCTGAGTTATGGTTTTGGTGGTGGTGGTGGTGGTGGAGGTTTATATGGAAATGGAGGAGCCGGCGGTGATGGTGCATCGTCTTCTAATGGTAATGGAGACGATGGTGAGTCAGCTGCCGCAAATAGTGGAGCAGGTGGTGGAGGGGGTGGCGGATGTCTGGCTGGGCATACCCACGGTGAAGGCGCATCAGGAGGTTCGGGTTTAGTTTTAGTAGAATGGTAGAATAGTTACTAGTTCTATAAAATATGGAGGAAAATAAAGTGGCAATAAATCCAGGAAGAACAGCTCAATTATTTTTAGAATCTTTAGTATCGGAAGGGTCTAAATCTAGTTTTGAATATTTATTAAAGTTGACAGATGATCTAGAAAATAAACTAGACCCAGATCCTATCGAAGTAAAACTACTAGAAAATATTTATCACTTCCTTGAAAAACTAAAAATTCTAGAAGGCAACTTAAGAAGCTATTCTAAACAATTTAATAAAGATCTTCCTGGAAATAAACTTTCTGACCTTTATGATTTAGTTTCTTCTGATAGAGTTTCTTCATTAAACGAATAATTAAAGAGAGAGGAAAATATGACTGCAAGGAAGAAGATAAATCCAGATACAATTATACTTGAAAACGGTTCTCTGGAAAGATGGGTTGGTAGAGTAGATGCCCGCTTGGATCAAAATGATTTATCACATGTCCAGATTCTAGCAGAGTTAGCCAAATCCAATATAGAGGAAGAACGAAGATTTGAAGAACTCAAAGAAGTGATTGAAAAATTGCATTTAGATCTTGAACCATTGAAGTTTGATGTAGGAGTTCAGGAGAAGCAAATTGAATTGAACAATGTAAGACTTTCTCTAGTTGAACCTACTATTGTAAGTCTTGGAAAAGAAGTGAGTAATATGAAGGGAAAACTAGTTGTATATGCAGTAATAGTATCAATTGGTAGTTCAGGCTTCTTCCTTCTTGCCAAAGCATTATTTGATCATATCATAAAATAGGAGAAATTATGATTGCGAAGATTTTGAAGAGTCCTATAATTTGGGTAATAATTCTATTACTTGTCTTTGTTGTATATTATGAATTCAAACATAGATCCGATCTTAATTTAATGAAGAAGCAACTCACGGAGGAAGTAAACAAGAAAGTCAAGCAAATTGATGATCAGCGAAAGATATTTGAACAAAACTATAGTCAGGATAAAGTAAAACTTCAAAGCCAAATAAACCAGATTCAAAAGGATAAGATCGTATTACAGAAGCAAATTAAAGAGTCGGAGAAAAAAGTAGATGAAATTCAGAAAACTCATCTCAATAAGTCTGATATTGATAACCTTCTTAATCAATATTTCAATCGCTCAAGCGTGGACTCGAATAAATGAGAATGAAGTAGTATTGTCAAATGAAGAAGTAGAGGATTTGCTTAAGGCAAAGTTAACGAGTGAACAATTGCAGAAGACTATTAATTTGTTTAAACAAGAACAATCTTTGACAGATAAACAAATAGACTTATTAAAACAAGAAATTGATCTTGAAAAGAAAAGGGCAGATTTTGAGCACAATCAATTTACTCAAGAAAGAGAAACTAGAAAGTTCGAATCCGACCAGTACCAAAAGTTACTTAAAGCACAAGAACCTAAACCAATAACAATTGAGAGAGTTCTACTTGTAATTCTTAGTATTGGATTGATTCTATTAATTAAGTAAATTTTTGAATAATGAAAGGAGAAAAACGAATATGAAAGTAAAAATCAGAGAGATTTTAGAAAGTTCTTCAGTCCTCCAAAAATTAACTACTACTTCACTTCCAGTAAAAACTTCTTATAATATTCTTAGAAATACAAGAAAAATAAGTCAAGAAATAGAACCTTTTGAAAAAGCTAGGACTGAACTAGTTGCAAAATATGGAACAGAAGACGAGTCGGGAAAAATTGTAGTTACAGATTCAAACTTACAAATTTTCTACAAGGAAGTAGGAGAGTTATTAGACGAAGAAATAGAAGTTGATATTAGACCAATTAAAATAGACGATCTTTCCGATGTTAAACTTTCAGCTAGTGAGTTACAGCTGATTGATTATATGATTGTTAAAGAAGACTGAAAGATCTAAATTGTAAAAGTGGCTTACTTTTTAAAGAACCTAAAAAGGTAGGCCACTTATTTTTTGTCTAATCTAAACTTGTTTAAAGTTTTGGAACAAATATAAAATGAATTGTGAATGGAGAACTGTTATGGACTATATGGAGAAGATTGACGGGTTGTTATATACTAATATGACAGAAAGATCTTTTCTTCTTTGGAAGGGTCTTAAAGAAAAGATTCCAGATGTTTGGCAACGACTTTCTAGTAGTACGGGAAAATATCATCGAAGAAGAGATTCAACAGTTCCTAGTATTGCCGAACACACACATGAGATGTTGGTAGCATGTGTTAAACTTCTGTCAATTTTTAATATTTCTCCAAAAAGTTTAGATTCTGATATTTTACTTTTTTCTGTAGTGCTACACGACAGTTTCAAATATGGGATAGATCCAACTAATAGTAGATATACAAATACTAAGCATGACCAATTAATTGGCGATATAATTCGTGAAAATAAGTCAGTTTTTATGAGAATTTTCACGGAAGAACAGGTATGTTTATTAGAAAAATGTACTCGATATCATCCTGGGAGGTGGAGCTCAGATTCTGACGTTAATTTTAGCTTTAGTAACTTACCAGTTGAAGTCTTTTTTCTCCACATACTAGATATGTTATCTACTGCAGATTTATTGAGTGTAGGAGAAGAAAATGGATCTAAATAATTTCTATGTTTATATGTATTTAGATCCAAGAAAATATGGAAAATATAATTATAATAAATACTCATTTGACTATGAACCATTTTATGTAGGAAAAGGAAAAAAGAATCAATATTTAGCTCATTTGAAAGAAGCTAAAAACTATAATAAATGTTATTCTGGAAATTTTCATAAGTTTAACAAGATTAAAAAAATTATACAAGAAGGGCTAGAACCTATTGTTATAAAATTCAAAGATAACGTAAATGAAAAACAAGCTTTTGAACTAGAAAGGTCTCTTATTTCTGTGATTGGTAGATCTGATTTAAAATCAGGTCCTTTAACTAACCAAACTGATGGCGGTGAAGGTTCTTCTGGATATCTTTTTACTGAAGAAGATAGAGAAAGAAGTAGTAAAGTTTGGAGAGGAAAGAAAAGACCAAATTTTTCTAGAGAGAATCATCCAAATTGGAAAGGTGGTATTACAACTAATAGAAAACTATGTCCTATATGTGGAGAAAGAGAAGTACTGCAATTAAGTAAGATGTGCAATAAGTGCTCAGGAATTGAAACATCCGGTAGACTAGAAGTAAAGGAGAAAAAGAGTAAAGCAAGAAAAGGAAAACGTACAGGACCTCGTTCCATTCAGATTAGAGAAAAAATTAGTAAAGCACTTAAAGGAAAACCAAAATCTGAAGAAACTAGAAAAAATATGAGTATATCAGCAAAAAATCGTCCAATCGAATTTTATAAGAAACAATGGGAAACCAGACGTGCAAATAAAATCTTAAATGTAGGAGAAGAAGTTAATGCCTCCAAATAGTAATACACTAGTTGGTGAAGTGCAGTATTATTTCTCTAATTTTTTGAAGAGAACCGCTCTAAATAAATCTGGTGTTCCATATCCAGTTTCATTACCAGATTCTCTTTTTACTGAAAATAGAAGTTTCATTCGATTGCTGTTCGATGATAATTGGCCTAGAATTTATACTTCATATAGATATTTGTATAGAGAAGATGCAACGAGAACATGGACTAATATTATAAAAACCAGATTACTTCTTTATCCAGTTACTGGTAGATATTTTATAGCAGACGACGATCCTCCAGTTTGTAACACAAATATTTTTTCTTTAAGTACAGATGCAACTAATATTAATGACTTACAAATACTTGATAAACTTCTTGAATATAGAACTGCTGATTCAACTGCTAGTATCATTCTTGATATTGACTATAATTCTTTATCAACTCAACTATCAAAAATGGTTTATTTATATTTAGATCTTAAGATAAATAACTCTTTTAGTTTATATGATAATGAAACTTTATTATCAACTCCATCATCTGTTCTAGAATGTTGTTATGAAGTTTACCTTGTGGAAAATATGTTTAACTATACGGCTATAAATTCAGTTCAAATACTTCCGTATAGAGGAGAAGGTTAATTGTTTAATATCTCAGATTACTGGAAAATCTTCCAGTACTTAAGTGGACAACAAGTTCCTGATTTAGATGGAACCTTACAGATTTTGTCCGATGCAGAAAGAACTAAAGCAAGAACACTATTTGAACAAACAATTGATCAAACCTGCTTTAATTCGCAAGATTATAAAAGAATACGAAAATTCCTTATAGATTGGTATTCTGGTTTTCGAACACTAGGAACTATTCAAAAACATACCAGTGATCCATTTATTTTGCCCCAGAAATATCTAGATGAATTAATAAAGAGCTTCGGATTTCAATATCCGTCTGACATTTTATCTTTAACATCTAGAGTAAACTTCTTTCTAGACCTTGTTAATCTTTATAAAATAAAAGGAACTCCTCTAGCTATAAAAAGTGCTATTGATTACTATGGTTTGAAAGATACAGATTTAGCTGAATATTGGTTACAAAAGAATGAAGATGGAGAACTAATTTTTAGAGGAATTTCAGTATTTCCTGAATATTCGATAATTGGTTGGCCAGATATCAGTTTTGAAGAAACTATAAATATTGATCCTCATTGGATGCAAAGTAAAGAACAAATTTTAGAACTTATTAATTTAAATAAAATAGCTCTTCCTTCTAAATCTCCTTACTTTGGATTAAGACCAGCATTTAATATATCTAATGTGCAAGTAGCGTTTGCTGTTCTTATTAGAAAAGTAGAAGACCAATATGATAAATGGATTTCTACACGATATTTAGAGAAAGATGTTAGACTAAGTTATTTAAATTATACAGTTTCTTTACTAGAACTTTATTTATCATGTATATATACTTTTAATAATTACTATAATTACGGGACAGACTCTGCTCCAGATTCTGCACTTTATATATGTTACGATGGAGATTTAACGAATACTCATCAAATAACTCAACAATACGAAGATTTAGCTGGATATCCAGAATATAATTCAGATGATCCAGTTGGAGAAAAAGCATATAGAGAATCACACATAGAACAATTTTACGATACTTTTACTAGAATAAGATCAAGAAACTTTATACAAGATAAATCTTCTGCTGGACAAAAATTACAGCTTATTAACTCTGATCTAAAAGGTAGTTTAGATTCTTGGATCTCTTCTGGAAGACAATATGAACTTCTAGCCAATTTACTACAAGATCTAACAGGATGGGTGGAAATTCATATTGGACCAGAATTTTCTGATATCATTTCAATTGTATTAGGTGTTGGAGCTTTTGCAAAAATTAAAAGAATAGTCAATGTATTTAAACCTTATAGAGCAAGACTTCTTGGAATCCAATTTGCTTATATTATAGATAACCCTCTCTTTGATGTAGTAAGACTCTACGACTTAATCTTTTACATTAAATGTGTACTTCCATTCTATGATTGGGCAACAGCTGATAGTTTAGCATGTTGTTCGTCTCCTTTATTAGAGTGCTTTGATAGTACTAGTGTTATAGAACCAATTCTATACTCAAGAGAAACATATGATTGTGGTTCTTATTTTGATATTGGAATTGCGTGGGATGAACCTTTACAATATCTCTTAACTCAATATGCTGGTAGTTCTTTAAACTGTCGTATTACACCATGGAGTGACACAACTTCTGATCTAGAATTTGAAGTTTTGTCAAGTGACTATTGGTACCGACAGCAAGTACAAACTGATGCTACTACTGAACTTGAGTTTGAACTTCTTCCAACTAATGGACATAGTGATGCTACTTCTGGTGATATTGAAGTATTGATAGCAGGTGGTTCCTTAGGTTTTGACTGGGGTGGTGTCTTCGATTGTATTGGTGGAACTGACTTAGTAAAAGTTCAAACAGGTATTTTTGTACTAGAAGCTTCTTTTACTGGAGATCCAAGATCTGGTTATAGTCCATTGTTAGTACAATTCACAAATACTTCTCTTGGAATTCCTACAGATTGGAGATGGACTTTTGGTGATGGTAATATATCAGAAGAAGAAAATCCAGCAAATACATATATTAGTCCAAGATTAAATGGTCCAGTTTCTTCTTGGAGTTATTCTAACAGTGGTTCTTTAGCTATATCATTTACAAATGATTGTATTGGAGATCTAGATTCCTTGAATTTTCATTGGGATTTTGGAGATGGCACTTTTTCTAACGAAAAAGATCCAGTCCATAGTTTTCCTAGAATGGATGTTTTTTTAGTAAAACTATCAGTAGTTAATCCTGTTGGTAGCAGTACATTTGAAGCTTGTGTTCATATAACGGAGTAATATTATGGCAATTTTAAAAACTAATGAAACTATTAAGAGTACAATCTGGGAAAAATATCCAGTAGACAGTACTGACTTTCATGTAAAAGTTAGAGATTCCAATGAACTATCATATATTGTAATTCGTTTTTCCGGTCCTTTAAATCCAGATGAGGATTAAATTATAACTAACATAGGAGGTTTAAAATGAAGTTGTTTACGAATAATTTTAAAGAAAAACTGATGGCAGCTACTAGGCAGGTTCTCTATGGAAAGAAACATCCTTTTTGGCTTGGAGTATATGAATGGGAACATAGAGATAAAAATGGGGAACTTATAGCTAAATGGACTACTGAAAATGCTTTAGCAGATGAAGGAGAAGAAAATCTTTTAGATGCTTATTTTAGGGACCAAAATGTTCCTCCAACTTTCTATCTCATGCTTGTTGATGATACTCCTGAGGAAACTGATTCTTTAGCAGATATTATGGGAGAGCCATCAACTAATGGGTATGAGAGACAAGAAATAACGAGAGATAGTACGAGCTGGCCTACTTTAGAACTTGATTCTGGAGATTACATGATTACTTCTGCACAAGTAATTTTTCAGGCTACTGGTGGTAGTTGGGGACCCGTAACTTATTCAGTTCTAACTACAGTTGGAAGCGGAACTGCAGGACCTCTTATTTCTTATGTAGCTCTAAGTCAAAGTAGAACATTATCTGCAGATGAAACTTTAGGTTGTACAATTAGAATTAAACTACAGTAAAAGTGAGATACTATAATGCCTACTTATGAAGAAGAACTCGATTCTACGTCTACTATAGATATAGATATAGAGGACTTACAAAATTATATTGAAGCGCCATTGTTTAATATAGTTTCTGCAGAGTCTATTCAAGACTTACAAAACTATATTGAAACACCGTTATTTAGTATAGTTTCTGAAGAGTCTATTCAAGACTTACAACATTATATTGAAGGACCAAGTTTTACGATAGTTTGGTATGATACTAATACTCATGATATACAATATTATTATCCCGAATTATTATATACTACAATTATTGCTCTAGTAACAAGTCCAAGAGAAATACAACATTATTCAGAAAATAGATTAATCACAATCGTTTCTCAAACACTACCTTTATTTGAATATCCATCTTCTAAGGCTATTACGTTTGGTTTTAACGATGTTGAAACTTCATCGATAGATAGATGGATTGATATAGCAGTTAGAGGTAGACAACTATCTGGACCTCCTAATAGTTTTCCTTTAAGTGCGATAATTAAAGTAGGTTCTTCATGGCGTGTACTAAAACCTGATGAAATATTTTTTAGTTCAACTTGGGAAACAGTCTTTTGGGAAAAAATTTTTAGTAGAAAATTTACTAGTAACGAAATTAGCTCTCTAGAGTTAAGATTAGTTCCTAGAGATGATATATCTCTATATGGTATCGGTATTTGTGAAATAAGATTATTTGTAGTTGAACCTAGATATGAAGTATTTGATGTATCTTTAGATATCTCGAATGAAAAAGAATATAATACTAGAGAAAAGGCAAACTACATCAAAGCTTTTGAGATTAGTCCAGACTTTCCAGATGACTATACTAAATGGTTTAAACCAGGCTATGGTGCTTGGTGGTATGGTTTTCGTTACTATGGCTTAAACGGAGATGAATAAATTTTGGAAATTGTAAAGGAGAATAAAAATGTCTTCAAACTATACTGAGGATTTAAACTTAAGGAAACCATCTCACCGAGATCCTGAAACTTTTGAGTCGTGGGATCAGGTTCTAAATAATAACTTCGATATAATAGATGCTGTTTTTGGTAGCAGGTCATATACCGAAGAAAACTATATAGATCATACAGATTCACATGGTGAAAGCCTTAATAAATTAGATGTAGCTTTAAAAGATGTATCAGATGTTGGACCAACTTCAGACCAGAAAGCAGCACTAGCTGGAGAAGAAACTCCAAGTGCTACAAATAAATATGTAACAAAAGATTATGTTAGATTTTCAAGAAAAGAAGTATTTTTTCCAGAATTTGCTGGAGCAACATTCGTTGCATCTCCTGGTGGTGCAAATATTGGAAATATGACTACAGATATGGAAACCCATAATGATTTTAATTATAATTTCTATAAGTGGGTTTCTGATGAAGTAACTTTCCAAAGCTATGATATTTCTTTTCAATGGAGAGTTCCTGAAACATTTCTTAACTTTAATGATATAGTTGCAATAATTGTTGATATCTGTACAGAAGATGATTCAACGGCAGATAATAAGATTGATATCATACTTTCTAAAGATGGATCAGCTACTACTTCTAGTATAACAGATATAGTATCAGAAACTGCTGGAGATTGGGCTTCAGAAAGAGAAGGTACTATAGCAGCAGAGTTTTTTGATGATGATAATGTGATCTCAAATCTCGCAGTAGGAGATACTTTAAATATACGAATTCGTATGTATAGTCAAAATAGTAAGTATGTAAAAATTGGTGCTATAACAATTGAGTATGTAGGATAGGCCAAGGTGGAGTTTAATGCCAATTAGAAAGTTTGAGTGGAATCCATTTACATTAGAAGGTGAAGCACCAGCTTCTCTACGGTTTTGGTTTGCCCAGTTTCAAAGCAATTGGAAGTTTTTTCAAGACGATGCAGCCGAACCTACTGAACAATTAGAGGAGGAGAATGTAACACCCACACTCGAAAATAACAACATAATTAGGTGCAGGGTAGCAGTTAATACCTTTGGGATGGAAGGTGCTACTGGTATAGTTTCAATGCAATATAGTACTGATGACGTGAATTTTAGTGATGTTGGATCCTACCCTTACGACTGGGTTTATGCTAACGGTAAGGGCGACGAATTTTCTCAAGTATCTACTTTTAAACTAAGCAACAGTACTCTTTACGGTAATTACTATGAAAGTGGAACATTGTCAAAATATTTTGACATAGGATATCAAGAAATAGATTTTGCAATTCAACCACTTAAGGCTCTCTATAATACAACTTATTATTTTAGACTATTGTTGGATGGAGGGGAAATTTCCCCGGAAAGTGGTCTATCCCATCCTCAAGTTACCACAAAACCAGCACCTGTTGGATGGACTTACAAAGGAGAGGTTCTATCATATGGGGGAGTGTCAGATATTGTTTCTTTTGGTGGAGAAATATATTCTGGCACAAGTTCAGACGATGCGAGCTTAGCTGGTGTTTATAGATATGATGGTGGTGTTTGGACAATTGTTGGTACTTTTAGAGAATATGAAGCAGCCTATAGATTTGTTGAATTCGGTGGTGATCTTTACGTTGGAACATCTTCAAGCACAATTCCAGGAACATATTATGCTCGTGTTTACAAGTATATGGGTGAAACAACATGGACACAGGTGGGAGGAGATATTGGAACTAATGAGGAAGTTTGTAGTATGTGTGTTTTTGATGGAACAATCCATATTGGAACCTGGAATAGTGGAAAGGTTTATAGATTAGATGGTGAGTCTTGGACTGACCTTGGACAAGTGGATAGTGAAACTTTAATTTACTCTTTAATAGATTTTGGTGGGGAGTTATTTGCTGGTGGTTACAATGGAAAGGTCTATAAACTGGTAACTGGTAGTTGGGTTGCACAGAGTGGAAACTTAGTAGGCTCTCGATTAGTAGTTCATAACGGAGAACTTTATGGTTGCCATTATCAAGAGTCTCTTCTTGTTTATAAGTATAATGGTCCCTCAGACTGGACTGAGATTGGAAATTTTGCTGATGGAGGGGATGGAGAACTTGTTTCTGATGGTACTGACTTATATATAGGAGGTTGCTTTGGAGATGATCCTTGGCCGATTAAATTTTATAAATATTTAGGAACTCCAGGTAGTTGGGAGCAGTTAGCTGGTATTTTTGAAATATATGATTCCCTGTATTGTTTCAAAGCGTGGGATGGATTACTATGGTCTGGAATGGATGGAACTGTTTGGTCATACGAATCAACTCCTGAACCTATATTTATCAATAGAGGAACTCCTTTATACTCAGGATATCCTGTATTTGAGGTTCATAGTTTTGCATTTCTATCTCCCAACATTTTTACTGCAGTAGACATTCCAGAATATATGGAAATGTATCGTTTTGACGATCCTGATTGGACACTGATGATTCATCAACCCCCTAAAAGACCAAATGTATTGTTGGTATATGGTGGAGAGCTTTATACAGGAATTTACAGTAGTACAGACAGTGATGCAAGAGTATATAAGTACGATTCTGGGACAGATTTATGGTCTCAAGTTGGAGGTACTTTATCAACTAATAAATCTGTTTATAGTATGATCGAATTTGACTATACTGGTACTGGAGAAGGGCAAATATATGTGGGAACTTATCCATCTGGGATAGTGTACCGTTTAGATGATGGCCCAGTATGGACTTCTGTTGGGAGATTAGGGGCAGAAGTTAGTATTATATCATTAGCCGCAATTGATAATCACTTCGTTGTTCTTTATGGTGCAGGTCATCAGGGAAAAGTTTATAGATTTGATGGTGAGTCAACTTGGACAGCAATAAGTCCTGATAACTATTATGGACAATATTTGATTATTTTTAATGATGAACTTTACGGTGTCGCTGGAGCATACGGAATTCCTACAGTAGTTAGAAAATATAGTGGATCAGAAACAGATTGGACCCAGATTGGTGGAGATCTTGAAGAACCTTTTAACATACCTGCAAAGATTGCTGTCTATAATGATAAATTATATGTTAGTGTTCACAATTCTGAAACACATTCTAAGATTTATAGATTTGATGATCCAGATTGGATTTATGTTCAATCTTTTGATTCGAGCGTTTATTCACTTGAAGTTGAAAATGATATATTATGGGCCGGTTTAGAAGATGGGAGTATTTGGTCATATACAGAAGCACCACCTCCACCATCGGCTCCCACTACGGATGAACTTATGAGACATCTTAAATGGTTTCATGGTGGAGAAAATAAAGGTTGCTGGTTGGGATAATACTATGGAAATTCAAAATAGAGTTCCAACATCTGATGTTAATGTTATACAACTCCGATCTGGTGGAAACTACAATTATGCTCTTGTGGATGATCCGATAGGAAATCACGATGGGGATGCTACTTATTGTTATATAAACGGTATAACTGAACCATTCTATACGCAACGACAGTTTCCAATTTCTGATTTATATGTTGCTTGGACTCCGTCAGAAGGATCTTACCTATATGAAACTATAAATGAATATCCTGAAGAGGATTATGATTATAATTATACAGACTCTGCAGGTACAGATGAATTTACAATGGGAAGTTTTAATATACCTATTAATAGAGTAATTGAGTCTGTTAAAATTTATGTTCGGGCTCAACAGTTATCTGGATCAAATAGTGATAAATTTTATGTAAGACTTGGTAATATGTTACAGTATCTTCCAGTCAATGAGTATTGGGAAACAACTTGCTGGGGACTAAATATAAATCCGTTTACAAATGAGCCTTGGACACCAGAAGAAATAAATAGTTTGCATACTAACTATACATTTGGGTATGGGGTTGATAGTCCTGAAACAACATATTACGTTTCTCAACTTTATATAGAAGTTAGTAGTTTCGATCCTCAAGATTTATATGGGTTTTTGTCTTTTAACATACCGCAAGGTTCATTAATTAATTATGTTAAGGTTTATGCTTTAGTAAGAAGCGTAGATACAGGTCATGCAGGTTACGTGAACTTGGCGATACAAGTTGGAGGTCATGTATATATATCAGGGGCCCATTCTTTTGAGACTTCTTATGTTGAGGAAGCAAATCTGTGGTATGACAATCCAAAAACCGGGAATACTTGGACTGTTGATGGGGTAAATGGAGAGGGAGTTAATGCTCTACAATATTTTGGAGATGTTATGTCTCGATTTTATGATGGTGAGTGTAGATGTACTCAAATTTACATAGAAGTTTCTTATTTACCATCTGAAGAAGGTCCTACTAACGAAGAACTTATGAGACATATGAAATGGTTCCATAGTGGAGTGAATAAAGGCTGTTACTTAGGGTCAAGAGAAGAACCAGTATAAATACTTACTCATTTTTTCTCTTGTTTAAAAATTGGTTCTTTCCTTTCTCTTTCATCTTTAGATAAATAATGTTTATAATTTTTCCAGTCGTTCTCTATTTCCTCAAACATATGAAACTTTGTTTCAAAACATCTTAGTAAATTATTTTTCCCTAAAGTCGCTTTAATTATCCATCCTCCTACTGCAGGAACTACTCCCTTTCTTTTTAGCAAATTATTAGTCCCTTCAAATGCTCCTACTTGAGCTCCAAAAATACTTCCAAACATAGCTTGCATTTGTATATGCAGATGACCACTTAAAACAAACCTAACAGTTGGTTTTTCTTTTAACGATTTAGAAATATTCTGTAGTTCACTAAATGCTATTTGTTCTATGCCTTTTTGTAACCTATATGATAAAGCATAAGGAACTCCTCCAGAAGGATGCCACATCTTTAAATCTACATTTGGAAGCAGTGGTACAACTGCTTCATCAAACCCGCAATAATGTGTATCTTTTCTTATACTAGTTAGAACATTAAATGGATTATGCCCCGGACCAGATTTGATAAATGAGTAGTCATGATTTCCGCCAAGCATATACCATTCAAAACCTTCAGGTAGATTTACTATTGTAGATTCTTCTTGTTCGTCAGAAGAAATAGCATATAAATCAAAAACTTGACCTCTGTAAACATTAAATCCTGCAAAGACATCTCCAGCTACAAACTGATATTTTACTCCTTGTTTTCTGCATATTTCACAAAATTCATTTAGAGCAGTTATTTGACAAGCTTTTGATCCAAAATGTATATCTGATGGAGTACCAAAAACTATTTCAGTATCTTCCTCAAGAGGTTTTTCTATAGGTTTTCCTATAGAAGCACACCCAACTCCAAAGTAAATATTACGATCATCATAAGAAATCTCACATCCCTTAGAAGCTAAAGTTGATACAGTTTGTAAAACATAACTAGGGGGAAACGATAACATATCACAAATATCTATAATAGACATTACTTTATGAGTAGACATTATTTGCATTACTTTGTTTTGAAATGGGTCTAATTCTTTTTTCTTACCCTTTGTTATGACCGTCTTTTTTAGTCTTGAAACATATACTTTAAAAGATGAAAAGTTAGAATTATAACCATGAGATTGTTTAACAATTTCAAACATTTGTCGAGTAGTCAAATCATGGAAATTTTTAATAATAAACTGCTTGACTCTTTTATAGTCTATGTTTTTCATATAGGTTTTTTTCCTTGGAATCTTTATTTCATATTTGTTCCATTATAAATTGTTTTTTACCCGTTTTATTGGTGTTTTTAGTCTATTTCTAAAACAGTTTTTGTTTGTCAAAAGTATAAAGAACATATACTTAAATAGGATAGAAGGATTCTAAACGATTTAGTTTAAATCCAGAATATTATACATCTTCTAAAAAGGAGAAGAGTAAGTGCCAAAGGGAATTTATATAAGAACTGAAGGGATAAGAAAGAAGATAAGTGAGAAAACAAAAGAAGGTATGAATAAATCAGAAGTTAAGATTAAAATAAGTAGAGAAAACAGTTGTAATTGGAAAGGTGGATTAAAAGATTATTGTCATGAAGAAGCAAGAAAGTTCTTTGGAAAACCATTTTGTGAAGGATGTAGAATTTCTTTAGAAGATTATAGAAAGACGCACAAACAGAAAAGATTTAACATGCATTGTATTTCTAAAGACTTTACAATTTTAGAACAGTGGAACTGGAAATGTGTTTGCAGTAAATGCCACCATAAAGAACATAAGTTGTATAATTAACCTAACTATCTTGCTTTAAAACTAAAACAGGCTTTGAGCAAGAGAGCCTAAAGAAAGGAAGGAAAACAATGGTACATAAAATAGGTTTCGTCGTTGCAGTTAAGTGTAATGGAAAAATTTTAAGAGAAACATTTGATGAAAATGGAGAGTCAGTAGTCAAACTCCCATTTACTTCTGAGTACCAAATACTACTTAAAAATTTAGAAACCAGATCTGCTTTAGTTAAAATTTCAATTGATGGAATAGATGTTTCTGATAGTTCAATTATTGTTACACCAAATTCAACTACCCCCTTAGAGGGCTTCTTAAAAGATTTTCGAGTTGTGAACAAATTTAAGTTCATTGAGAAAACAGAACAGATTTCAAACTTTCGTGGGAACAGATTAGATGATGGGCTCATCAGAGTTCAGTATACTTTCGAAGCCTCTAAACCTCAAGTTATTAATGATTATCATTATCACCATCATGATTGGAATTATTACTACTGGCCTTGGTGGCCTCCTTATTCTCCTTATATATCATATGGACCAAGCGGAAATTATAGTGTTGGTAAAGGTTTAACATCTGGAAGTCCGGGAGACGTAACATTTAATTGTTCTAATAATCTTCAAAATAAAAATATAGAACAAGTAAATTGTTTTAATTGCAATGTTGATGGAATAACCGTGCCGGGATCTAAATCAGAACAAGTGTTTTATCCTGCTAATGTTGAAACTTTAGAAACAAACTCTCATGTTATAATTATTAGATTACAAGGTAGTAAAGATGGTAAAAAAGTAGAGAAACCGGTTCATACTAAAACTAAACTTATGTGTCCAACGTGTGGAAGAAGATCTAAAAGTGACGCAAAGTTTTGTAAAGGATGTGGAACTGCTCTATTTTAAAAGGATCAGAGAACAAAATATAAATCCTTCTTAGGAGAGACCTTTGAAAGAAAAAGATATGGTAATAGTTATACGCGATAGAATTGAAATGGAAGATAATTTTAACTCTAACTGTGATAGAAAATCTCCATTGCGTGGAAAAGTTGAGATGTACGAAATCATTAATGGAGAAAAAAAGAAACTTTTTGAGAAAGATAATTTAGTAGTATATTTAGGAAGAGAATGGGTTGCTAGTAAAATATTTAACACTGAAAATACAGAAATACCCCCAACTACTGATGAATTTATTTGTTGGTTAGGACTCGGCAGTGGAGGCACGATCTTTGGTGATCCATTTGATCCATCTCCACCATCCAGCACGAATACTGATCTTGTTACACCAATTATGATTCATCCTACTGATAATATTCATTGTGGTGATCTCAGAGCTGAGGGATATTATAAACATTTATTTGATGAAGTGATCTTTGAACAAGATACTTATAATGCTAGTTCTTGGTTAATCGCAAGAATATTAATTACAATTGGTCAGGAAGATGCAATAAATAATCAGATTAATGAAGCTGGGCTATTTACTGCAGTTAGTAATCAAGGTGGTTTTAGCGGAGACTTTCATTTATTTGCTAGAGTTACTTTTCCTTCAGTATACAAGGATTCTTCTAGACAACTCGTTTTGGTCTGGTACATTTATTGCTAAGAAAGAAACTCAATTACTAAAGGAGTCTTATAGAATAGTAGAAAGTAAGGGAATCTCTAATTAGAATATAAAAATTCAATTAGAAAAAAAAGGAAAAAGCAATGCCGAACATTTCACCAGGGGTTTATACTAAAATCATAGATCTGAGCACATACGTACAAGCAGTTCCTGGTACGACTGGATTAATTTGTGCTTTGACAGAAAAAGGAGAAGATAACGTATTAAAGTTTGTTGGCTCCAGATCTGAACTTGTTAGTGAATGGGGATCTCCCGACATCAATTTATATGGTAAGAATTATGGACAAGGTTTGTATTGTGCTTATAATTATTTGGGAGAATCTGGTTCTCTATATTTCATGAGATGTTTATCAATTGATGCTACTTTTGCAAACATTAAATTTAGTTCAGAAATGGTTGGTTCAGATTCAACTGCTACTATTAGAATAGAATATGAAGATACGATCAATACAAAAACAGATATCAACACTGCTTTAGAAACAGTAGGAGAGGTTAATCCAATTTGTATTTTCTATCCTATTGGTAGAGGAGAATATTATAACGGTTTAGGTGTAAGATTTCTGGAACATTCTAATCCAACTCTATTTGGCGTTTATGTAATGGACATCTATGAAAAACAGTCAGATGGAGACGAAGCTATAATTGAATCTTTTGAAGTATCTTTTGATCCAAGTGCAACTGACAACTCGGGAGATTCAATTTGGGTTGTTTATGTGTTAAAAACTTATTCAGCAGTTCTTAGAGCTGACATGATTTTAACAAGCGAAGACTATTCTTCTGGATATTATGATATAGTTAAGATATACGACAAAAATATTGGAGTCGTTGATATTAACATTCTAAATGGTGGTGCTTTTATTAGCGATTCAAAACAAGATTTTACTCAGTGGCAAACGGCCGTTGAAACTGGAAATGCTAACTTTGCAATTATAGCTATTGATGGAAGAGGAAATAAAATTCATGGTTGGTTAGGTACAGCTTCAGGTGAGAAAACACAAATCAACGTTTTTAATGAAAAAGATTTAACTACTGCAATTAAAGGCTGGATCGGTGAAATAGACTATTTTGATGCTTCTTATGGAGTAAATTATTATATCAAGAAAGAGTATGGAAATATAGCTGCTCCTTTTAATAGTCTTAATCCACTTCCTTTAAAGGAAGGTTCTGATGGAGCTTTAAAAGACGGAACTGGAAAACTAGTTGAAGAGGAAGCTACTCAACTACTTTCTCAAGGATATGCTGGAACAATAATTTCAGTAGAAAATGGTACTGATCGTGTAGAGTCAATTCTAGACACAGAAACAGTCTATTTTAATATGGTGTTTGATTGCGGATATCCATCTGAGGTTAAAACTTTTATTTCAAGTCTAGTTACGACTAGAAGAGATTGTGTAGCTATATTGGACAATGGAGATAACCCAACTTATCTTACTGCTATGAGTAAGAGACAAGATGTACATACTTTTAATAACTACTTCTGTGCTTTGTACGAAGAATATAGCAAAGTTTATGATCAGTTTACTGGTCAAAATATATGGTTCTCTCCAATTTATCATATGTCTTACATTTTACCTCGAAATGATGCAGTAGCAGAGTTGTGGTATGCAGCAGCTGGCTTTAATCGAGCAGCAATCGATTCTATTAGAGAACTAAGATTTAACCCTTCACTTGGTCAAAGAGATCAAATGTATTTGAAGCAACTGAACCCAATTGTTAAATTTAACGAAGGATATGTGGTTTGGGGTCAGTTAACTACACAAGCTAAAGCTAGCGCTTTACAAGATTTAAATATTGTAAGATTGGTTCTTTATTGTAAGAAAGCTCTAGAACGTTATTGTCGGTTCTTCGTTTTTGAAATGAATGACCAAATTACTTGGAACATGGTTGCTGGTAACATCGTTGAATTCTTAGAAAATCTTAAGAAAAAGAGAGGTCTCTATTCATATAGTGTAGAAGTAGGGGCTAGTGATTATGAAAAGAAGACAAAGACATTTCACATCAACGTGACGCTTCAGCCTACAAGAGTAGTCGAAAAAATAGAATTAAACTTTTTCATAAAATAATCAATAACTTATAGATTTCTACTACCCTAGTTAGTTACAACCTCTTTACTATAGAACAAATAATAAAATCTATAGTAAAGAGGTATTTTTTTCGATGTCTAGTGAAAAAGTATGTAGAATTTGTAACAAGAATTTTGAATTGTTAAGAAGCTTATCTACGCATATTCAAAAACTTCATAGTAAAGTTCAAGAATATTATGATTTATATTTAAAAAAAGATGACGAAGGTTTTTGTGAAGTTTGCAAAAAGGCTACTAACTTCGATTGTATGGAAAGAGGATACTTTAAATACCATGGGAAATGTGTACAGAAAAGTGAATTTCATAAAAATCTAGTGAAAGAAGCAAAAATAAAGAAATATGGAACTCCCGCCTATAACAATCCTTTAAAATCAAAAAGAACGAACTTAGAACGCTATGGTGTGGATAATGCGATGAAGAGGAGAGAAATCAGAGAAAAGAGTAAACAAACATTTTTAGAGAAATATGGAGTTAAAAATGCATCTCAGGTTGAAGAATTTAAGAAGAAAAGAGAAAATACTAATCTAGAAAGATATGGAGTTAAACACGCGATGTCAAATCCTGATATTATGGAAAGGTGTTTAAATACTTGGGAAAAGAACTATGAAGAAGGACATCCGGGAAGAGAATCTAAAATTAAAGAAAAGAAGAAAGAAACTTGTATTCAAAAATATGGAGTAGAAAATCCTTCTCAAGTTGAAGAGTTTAAAGAGAGAAGAGAAAATACTAACTTAGAAAGATATGGAGTTAAACATGCTATGTCTAACCCTGAAGTTAGAAAGAAGTCTGAAGAAAAGGTGTTTGAGAAATATGGGTATAAAAGTCCACTACTAATTCCAGAAGTTATAGAAAAAAGAACTGGACCAAACAACTATCGATGGATAGAAGATAGAGAACAAAGATTTGCACCCTACACAGAAAAATTCTTCAACATAGATTTTCGAAGTCAAATCAAACAAGAACAAAACAACATAGATCCAATTACAGAAGAGTTGTTAACAGATGAAGCTCACCTGCATCACATAGACTATAACAAACAAAACGACTCAAGAGAAAATCTAATCTGGTTAAATCATTCTACTCATGCTAAAACTAACTCTAACAGAGATGAATGGAAACTCTTATTACAAAAAATAAATAAAGAGATTATAAATAAATTACCGTGTTAGAAACAAAAAAAATGAGGGAGGAACCTGGAGGAAAACAGCACAATAGGAAATCCTCCCTCATATTTTCCGCTATCAATTCCTACTGTGCTAGTATTAACAATCCTCTTTTTAAGTTCTTATTTAAGCTCTACAATCAGAAAAATTACCTATTTTCCTTGCTTCTTCTTCACATATTTCAAACATTAATTTTTTAGCAAGGATAGAATCTGCAAGAGGAAAGCTTTGTTGAGGATGAATACAAATTGAACTTATTTTCTTGCCAGCGCTATTCAATTCATATATGGTTCCACTTTTACCATCTATTTGATACTGCCTACCCGAAGGGGGTTTAACAGGAATAGCACCGGTCTTCTCATAAATTTCTTTTTGGTTACCATCGAGATTATCTAAGAGAAGTTCAAGAGCTCTCTTTTCAGACAGTTCTCTTAGTTCTTTTAGTCTCTTTTGTTCTTTCTTCAACTCTTCAGCTGCTACTCTAACTGCTTCTTTAGCTACCTCTTCTTTAACTAATCTTTCACACTTCTGTTCTTCTGTTTCTTGACGGAGTTGTTGTTTCTGACATACCAAAGTGCAACCACCAACATTAGCTGTAGCACTATCAGTTGTCCATTGGACAAATGCACCTGACGTATAAGCTGTGTATGTATTATTTGTCCAATATCTCCAAGAATTATCACTAGTTTCATTATTACAAACCACTCTTACACTCACCTCCTTTACTCCTTCTTCTATATAGATTACTAAATCAGAATCCCTATTAATTTCTGGTTCAAACAAATAATTTGTTGATGAAATTCTACCAACTTGATTGTATTGAATAACTCCTACTTCTACAAGACTATCTTGATCTTGATCTTCTTTGTAGTAAGAAGATTCAGGTAATTTCACTCTTTTGAAACAAGGATATTCCTTATCAATACAATTAAGTTCAGATGAACCATCTGCAGCTAGCATTATAGCTTGCATATTATCCTCCTGCTAACATTGGTTGGAGAATTATCATTTCAGCATCTGCATCAAACTTACTTATCTTTTCTCCAGGTTCTCCATTCTTTTTTACCCTAAAAGCAAGATAGCCTTTTTTAGTAAATTTTTCATAAGTTTCCTTCGCATGTTGTACTTCTTCAGGTTTAGAGGAATCCCATACTTCTTTGATGTGACCTGCTTCTTTTGGATGTTCTGGATCATTAAAAGGAATCATAACTTTCATTTCTCCCATTTATATATCACCTCCTTTCTCTTTTTTTTTAGAATGAAGAGAGAAAATAAGGAAGGTTATGTTATCCCTCAATTACTTTTCTACTCTCTCTTCCGGGACCACCAGTTAGTTTTGATTTTTCTCCTTTTTCTTTAACGACTACTTCCAATCGGTTCTCATCGAACCAGGTTTCCTCGACAGGTTTTCCATCTTTTATCTCATTGGGTTGTATTCCTATTCTTACACATCCCCACAACCATTCTGATCGTACTACTGCAATACCTGTCAATCCTGTAATCGGATCTCTTACTTTACTACCTAACTTAATCATGTCACACCCCTCCTTCTAAAAGAAATTTTGAGTTCACCCTCCTTCTCAATCAGATTTCTTAAATCCAAAAACTACATTGATTTGTCCAATAAACTCAACTGTAACTTTCACTTCTTTTGGTATCCCCATTAAAGTACTAAGTTCTGGTATAAGTGACGGGGTTGGAGAAAATGGAGTTTTTACTTCTTTCTTTATGCCTTTCTTCGTACTTCTTTCTCTGTACTTTTCGTATACATCTTTTGCTGTCAGTTCCTGACCAAATCCAGAGTGTTTATTTTTCAGATAAGTAACTGATGTACCATCTCGAATTTTATCAATAAGATCGGGTACGGATCTGGTAATTCTACTTACAGCAGCTCTGATTGAGGATAGTTCTATACCAAGGTGTTTAGAAATATCTCTCCCTGATATTGGTCCCTGGTCAATAATCATTTCTACGATTTTCTCTTCGTTTGTTTTCTCTGTTACTGACATATTTGGATACTCCTTTCGTATTCGCTTTATAGGAAAAATTATACATTTCCCTGCTGGTCCATTTTTGATGAGCGAGTTGTGTTTAGGTTCACAGTGTGAAATGGCTGCTCTCTTTTCTTTAATCTGGTTCTTAACTTCTAGTTCTATTTCAGCTCTTAGTTGCTGATCTTCAACTTCTTTAATATAATCTTTGTAGGGCACGCCATTTATCATAATTCCACCATCAATTTTTTCGATAGTCCATTTAGGAATGATTTTTAGTCTTGCTTCCACGTTCTATACCCTCCTTACTTTAATTTTTCGATATTTATACCTCCTTTCATTTTTTCTAGGGTAATGGTTCATGTAATATTCTTAATTGATCTCGTTCACTTGTAACACGCTTCAACTCTTCCTTTAATTTTCTATCTTCCTTCTCCAACTCTTCTATTAGTTTTCTAAACTCTTCTTCTCTCCCTTCGATTGTAACAGCTAGAATCTTTGCTATATTAGCAGCATCATCTACTCCTCTATGGTGTATTCCAATAGGTTGTATTTTTAACATGTCTAAAGCTCTAGCCATTCCAACTTCTTCACGCAATTCATTTTTAACTGCAAATAAAGTTTTAACATTAATGTGTCTTTGTGAGAATGGATATTTAATTCTTTTATCATAGCATTCTTGAGAAACATGGTTTTTATCAAAAAAACCATAACTAGACCACACTCTTTTAGGAGCTTTGTAAATATCTGTTATAGTTGATATAGCAGATACCAAAGACTGTCCTTTATCTACATCTTCTTGTTTTAAAGTAGTTAAATTTTCACAGAACTTACTAACTTCTGTCCTCTCTGGCTTGATTATAAAACCTTTATTTTCCGAAACTACTTTACTTCTTATATCAAGCAAACAGATTCCAATTTCAATAATCTCACTCCTAACTTTAGAACCATCTTCAAGTTTAGGCCACTCATCTTGTCTCCAACAAGTTGTTTCTATATCAACAACTATGATTTTGTCTAGTATTGGTTTTTGCATGATATTCTCCCTTCTCTCAATAAATCATTCTTTCGATTCGTGTAAGATTTGTTTTTCCTTTCTAGATTTCCATTCTCCACAAGATTCAAACTTTCCCTTTTCCTCATACCTTGGAAACCTTTTACAATCTAAATTATCTCCACCACCTGCAGCGTAATGTAAAAAATCCCAAAAACGACAAGTCCCACAAATTTCTTGTTCACTTTCTATCACACACATTAGTTCCTCCTTTCAAAAATTAATATATGTAAATCAAGAGAACTTAAACTAAATAGTTTAGTTTAAACTAAATTAAACTAAATACTTATTTTTTAGGTTGTGTTAACTTCTCGTAAGATTTTATACACTTGGCAGCACCTGTACAATCTTCTGATTTGATATTTTGTTTATCTTCTTTTCTACCATCCTTTAAACCCAGTTCATAGGACTTTTTAGCAAGTTGTTTAATTTCTATTGGGTCTCCACCAACAGTAGTACCTACTACTTTCCCACCAATGCGTACAACTGTTAAATCACCACACGGATATGGATCACCCCATGGTGCAGAAGATACACTAACTTTTTTCATTTTTTATCTCCTTCTTTTTCTTCTTTTGCCTTTTTAAGTAAAAGATCTATGGCTTGATTCTGCATTTTCTTAGTAAGTCTTAGAATAATTTTAACTTTATTTATTTCAGAAGGTTTAAATTGTTTCTTAAGATCCCCTAGGATTTTAATAGAAGTTGGACTACTATAAGCAGATAACCACATTGTACAATGGTAGCAAGTTGCGATATGTCTAAATAGCGGAGGATTTTGTAAGAGTGGAGAACTTGGCGGATCTGGTAATAAATTCATATCTTTAAAATCAAAATCTTTAAGAACTTCATAAACTCGTTCATGGGACTGTTTAGATACTACTAACATTTCATCAATGCTTGGACACTCTTTTGTTCTCCCTTCTGGTTCAGTTTTTTCTAGAAGAATCTTCATCAATTTTTCTCCAGTTTTTGTTTGGAAAAAATCCACTACCGTTTTTACCTCTTTCATTAGTAACTCTAATTCTTTCTCCAATTCTTTCTCCTCTGCTTCTTTTTGCATCGTTCATCTCCCTTTCTATAGTACTATTCTCTCTTTCTTTTTTTCCATCTTAATACATTCAAAACAGCGGTTTGTATATGGACCCACATTATTATTAATTTCTAACTTACGATTAAACAAATAACAGTAAAAACCTAGCATGCGTTTCCAAGGACAACTAGAATGACATATACTTGAATTCGACTTTAAAATAATGACATTGTGATTAGTAGATAAATTTCTAAACTCGTGATCTTTCTCCATCTTTTTCTCCCTTCTTGTTTACAGCAGGATCTTTCTTCTCATTACATTTATGACAAAGGCACTGCCTATTACTTATACCGTTACTACCTCCTTTTGATTTCGGTATAATATGATCAGATGTCATTAAAACTTCTTTTCCATCTTTAATAGCATAGAGATTTAAGTGAGGAGATTTGTCCATCTGAAATTTATCCAAAGAGAAGAAACTACCCTCTAATCCGCAGTGATGACATTTTATTCCATCTACTTTAAAAGTTAGAAATCTAGGAGTTAGATTGACAGAAAACTCATCTAATATCATACTATCTTTACAAAGATCAATATTGTCTAAGATTTCAGAGATTGTAAAAGTTTTGATTCTCGTACGTCTCATAATTTCTCCTTGATTTATATTATTTTAGAAAAAAATGCGGTTCCTCCGTTTAGATGTTATTTGTATTGATGAAGAACCTTTTTAAGTGCATCACGATACGATTTCACAATACGGTCATACGCAAATTTGTCATGAATAATTTCAGAAGGATAACCGTCTCTTGTTCGACGAGATTCCCCTTTTTTGGGATAGGCAATTATGTCTTTCAATGCTTGTCGTATCCCTACCAGTTTTTCCTTGTCAGTCATATAAACACCCCCTTCTTTGATCTTTATAAAATAGGCAGTAACTACTAGACCTTTCGAAGGCGGAGTTGAGTCTACCTTGAGGAGGGAATAGTTACTGTCTATAGGACTATTATGGTATCGTCAACTAGAACTTTCTGGGATTACTCTCAGCTGACCACATTCTAGTTGACATATAACCCATAGCCCGATTAGAGGTGGCTCTCCTCAGCCGGCGTAGCCATGGGTGTATTTATTTAAGAAGTTTGATTTTCTCACCTTTCTCGCCAACTCCTGGAATTGAGTAACCAATCATATCAACTACAAATACTCCCGCACCTTGAGGATTGTCAATTGTCTGGTTAACTTCTTGTCTAATTTCAAGTCCAAGATCTGGTGAATAGTAACGAGTCTCAATCATCCCAGGAGCGGTGTGCCGAATTTTATATGCTAACCAAGAACCAATATTAGAATTCCGAATCATGGTTTTCTGCTCAACTTTTACTTGGTCAGTATTTTTTACAGTCTGATTAGCTGATTTGTTGAAGGTCTCATAAGTTACTGAAAAGGCGTCACCGACTTTAAGTGGCCAATTATAGACTACTATAGATCGTCCATCAATAGTAGTTCCCTTTGGTGTTACAATTGAAACATTTCCAGATACAGCCTCGATAAGTTGACCTTCTTTATTCATAGCAGCTAACATATTTAAGTTACTATCAATTAAAGCATACTTAAATGTTGAGTAGCCTTTATTGGGAAGTGCTTCTTCTTTCATGAGTTCTACTACATATGCAGGAGAACCCATCCAATCAACTTTATTCTTAATTGATTGAATAAATATCATACTTTCTCCAGTAATAGCGTTAGTCCTTTTATAAAGAAATTTAGAACCAACAACTATCTCTGGAGGCTTTTCTCCCAGCGCTATAGGACTTAGAATTCTCTGCGGAGTTTCTTTTGTTATTTCTTCCACATGAACACAACCCAACATTAATCCAACAACTAGAAATAATGCAAAGTATCTTAACATACTCCCTCCTTTTTTGATAAATGTTTAATGTTTAAAATTTACCTATTGGTTTCACCTCCTTTTCATTAAATTAATATATGTAATAGAAGGGGAGGAATTACATACCTCCCCCGCTATTATTTCTCAATAATATGAAATTCAACTCTCCTATTCTGTCTACGGCCTTCTATAGTCTTATTATCAGCGATAGGTTTCGTTGATCCATACCCTTTAGCAATCAAACGATCTTCTGAAATTCCGAATTTGTCGGAGAGATATTTCTGAGCGGAAAGTGCTCTCTTCTCGGATAACTTCTTATTTCCTACCTCTACACCACTGTCGTCAGTATGTCCCATGATTTCGATTTTCATCTTGGGGTTCTCTTTCAAAATCTTACCAATTTTATCCAGCGTGCCTGCAGTTCTAGCATCTATCATACTCTTATTTATATCAAAATAGATAGGTGGTAAAACTACTAGTGGAATTACTTTTGGTGGTAGAAGTGGCGGAAGTGGCGGGGGAGGTAACGGGGGAGGTAACGTGGGTATTACTTTTGGCACTGGTGGAAGTGGCACTTGTACTACTAGTGGAGGTGAAGGAACAGGTTTAGGTGGGGAAGCTTGTACAATTACTTTCCCCTTCTTATTCTTTCCTATAACTATCCATTCCTCAACTCCAGCAGGTAGCAATCCAGGACCAATACAATCCTGTTTATTTAACTGAGTCCCATTCAACCCCTTACCTATAGCATTTGGTGATGGTTTTCCTACGTCACCTAGAGGTAAATAGATTTCGAGAAAGAAGTTATCTCTAGGGAAATCTTTTAAATCAGAAGCGAAACCTGCGTTTGACATAAATAGAATACTTACAATTAACAGCAGGATTTTTATTTTCATGACTCCTCCTCTAAACCAAATTAGTTGTTAATTTAGAGGTTTACCTTTTGTAACTTTACCTACGATCGGTTTTCCTAGATACTTACTCTTCAATGCGAAGTCACTATAAACCCATCCATTTCGACCAGGTTTTATAGTGAGTAAATATTGCCAGTAGAGTCCAGAAAGATCGTTGGTAGGTAATATGAATACAGAAGGTAACCCTGTGAATGTTTTGATGTTAAAAGGATGATGGCAGAAATGTCTGGGTGAATCAAATGCATACGCTGAACCATAACCAGTAATTACTGCCAGCGTCAAAATCAACAGCACTAAGGCAACCTTTTTCATATTTTCATCCTCCTTAAATAGAGAAAATAAAGAGGAGGATTAAACTAAAATCCTCCTCCCCTAACCACTAAATGGATTCTACTGTACGACTTCACAAATTGTAATAACATACATTGGATCTGCCCAACTAGAAGCATATCCAATCGTTGCACCACCAGAGGCTTGAATACCAGTGCCACTATTAGATGTGGTTGACATACCACCACTACCACCAAGGCTAGCACCAACGCCTTTGGCTTTGTCTTTATAGTAAACCCGGTATCTCATCTTGGCAATATTCCATCCCTTGTCCTGCATTTTTCTAAAGGACTTTACAACGTCTTTCCAGAGATCCTCTAGACATACCCTGTCAAGGAACCAGCCTGAGAAAGTCTCGATCTTATCCGGATTTACTATTTCCCCTAAATCAACTTCTCTTCTTTCACCATTCTCTCTGATATAAGGAACTCTTAACTTCTTCATACCAGCGAAGTTGGGTAACTGATCAGTTATATCACCAACTCTACCACCTTGAATTAAAGAGATGGGTAAAGGAAAGAAAGCAGTATTTTGGATATTTTGTACCGGGTTCTCAGATAGAACTTTAACGTCAACGCCCACAACACCGATGCCTGTAGTTACTGGAGTATTAGTATTAGTAACTCCAGATATGGTTGTTGGATTGGAACTAGCTGTAGCTCCAGATACGCTTGATGGATTGGCAACAGCTGTAGCTCCAGATGTGGATTGAGCTCCAGCTTGGGCCACTGGGGAATAGTCTGGTTTGTTCTGACTGTTAGTGATACCCACCTGAGCAAATGCTGTGGTAGTGAACATCATGATCAAAACCATAATTAATAAAGATATTCTTTTCATAACTCTTTTTACCTCCTCTTTCTTAAAGTAAAGGAAGGAGTCAACTAGAAGTTAACTCCCTCCTTTTCAGATTAGGACATTGAAGTCCCAGTTGTGAAAGTTTACGGCATGTTTACACTAACACCAGAGTAGGTACCAAAGACGTAACCATAGGGTATTGCAGTACCATATGACTGACTATATCCAGCCACGTTCCCATTCCCATTTCCTGAGTAAGAGAACTGACCAGCATACATACCAGAAGTAGAAGCATGCACACTGGGCGGAAGTCCGGTTGGATTGATGGACGATCCACCAAAAGTCTGACCGTTCCCACCTGCATAACCAGAACCGATACCACCAGTAATGATTGTATTAGCAGAGTTACCGGCACCAGACTCAGTCCCAATGAACTTGGTGCCAAGTCCATCATTACCTCTGTAAGAGTAGGAATAGGTTCCACCATTGACCAGAGAGTTCCCTGTGAATAAACCAGTCACAGGACTCTTATCCTTGCCAATGAGCAAATCTGCATCCGCACCACAGAATCCGGCAGCGCTGTTTTGTGAAGCATAGCTACCAGTAAGTCCTCCACTTAGACCAATCACATTAGACCCATCAGCACTCCACTGAGAAACATCACCTTTGGTTCCACCAATGCCTCCAGCTACAGGGGGGATAATCCAAAGGAAGTTCTTACTTCCAGTCTGGATAGAGTAACTGAACCCGCCTACTGCTCCACCAGAGTTCTGAGTTGCGTTCCATTCATGACCACCTGGATTAGGATCTTGTCCAGGAGGTGCTGAAATCGGATTAATATTCGTGGTCACTGCATAACCACCAGAGTAATTACTACCAAAAACAGTACCACTGCCAAGAACCCCAACAGCATGGAAAGAATCGGTGTTCGTAGTGACACCTCCACTCGTACCAGGACCAACCCAACCACTTGAAGTCTGGCTATAGTCGGAGCTACTGAATGAGTAGCCAAGGTTCCACGCCATAGCAGGTGTAGCCATTAGCACCACTGCCAAAACTAAAGCTAACAAATAATTCTTTTTCATACTAAATTTCCTCCTTTTTCTCATAACGGTTGATGAAAATTATATGGACTCATTATGAGTCACACTCTAGCCTCTCTATTCCCTTTTCCTTCTGTGAGTTTCACATCACCCCCTTTCATATTTGTTTTGGAATTCTCTACTTCTACTACTGAAACAAAATTAGAATGCTACTATAGTGCACCTTAATAGTCTCAATCAAGATGCACTATATTTTAGTCTTCAATTACAAAACATATTTCTTGTCAGTTTGTCCATAGCCTCATCAAAACTCTTACACCGTTTCATCGTGGAACTGAGGTGGTCCACTACGAAGAAGATATGACCATTTGTCATCACTCTTCCAACAGGTTGAAAATCGGGAGAATACATTGCTATAGTAATCCACTTATGAATTCTCATAATAACCTCCTTTTTCTGTTCATACAAAATAAATGTCCTCTCTATTCAGTAATTAATATATATAGTAACTAGTTCGAATACCAGTGTTTTTCCAAGTTTTAGAACAAATACTAAAGGAACAAAAGTGAGTCTCTTTAACTCTTTTCGTAAAAACACGGCTTTACTTAATGAATACGAAACTGCATGGAAAATTGTGTGTTTAGAATGTGGAAGTGGAAGTTACAACATTGGGGATGATAAACTAATTTGGAGTCCTCAACCAGATGGAACTAGAATATATTGTACTAAATGTAAGAAAAGGTTTAAAAACTGGAAGATCTATAAAAAGTAAAGACCGCTCTATTTGGGAGGTCTAAAATGAAAATTCTTAGTACAACGGTAGGTTTTGCTGTCATGTTTGAAGAAGAGTATGAGTTAAATAAAACAATAGAAGATTTAACTAAAATGAGAAAAAACTTTAAAGAGTCTGACTGTCAGTTTCCATTGTTATATATTGTGACTGCAGAAGGAACTTCTGAAGATGTTGTCTCGGATGAAATGTGTAGAAATATACAACCAAAAGATCAGATGGAATTCGTTGGAGATAGTGAATCTAGTCCAGATACTCTTATTAAGAATAAGGATTTTAGTAAAATAAAGAACTAGTAGAATAGAGAGAAAAATGATAATTTATAAGATTACTAATAAAGTTAACGGGAAGTCTTATATTGGACAAACTAAATTTACGTTAGAATATAGAGTTAAACAACATTTAACAGAGAAATCTTATATTTCAAATGTACTTAGAAAGTATGGTATTCAATCTTTTGATATTTCATTTATAGATATAGGTGTAGATAAAGAAATTTTGAATGAAAAAGAAATTTATTGGATTTCATATTTTAACTCTGTTTATCCAAATGGATATAATTTAACATATGGAGGAGAAGGTGTAAATCCATCTAAACTAGTTAAAAGCGAAATAAGTCGAAGGACGAAAGAGGCTATGAATAAACCAGGAGTAAAAGAGAAACTAAAGAAACCTAAATCTCAAGAACATAAGAAGAAGATAGGTGAATCTAACAAAGGGAAACATTTTTTACCACAATCTGAGGAACATAAGAGAAAAAGAAGTCAGTCAATGAAAGGAAAGAATACAGGGCCTTTGTCTGAAGAACATAGAAAGAAATTAAGTGAAATAAGGAAAGGGAAGAAAAGACCAAATGTTTCGGGAGAAAATAACTCATCGAAAAGACTGGAAGTAAGAAAGAAGATAGGTGAAGCAGTTTTAGGAGTAAAGAATGGAATGTTTGGAAAGAAGCATTCAGAAGAAAGTAAAAAGAAAAACAGAGATTCTAACAAACTTGCGTGGGCACAAAGGAAACAAAAACTATCTAGAGAGAAGAACAAATAAAAAATGTAGGTAGGTCTTATGTCTATAATTGATCAGTATCTTTTGAAGATTCAAGAAGAACTAGAGCAAGTTACTACTTCGGTTGCTACAGGAATTACTCCGTACGAATCACCTCATGTTGGGAAACCTTTGGTTAAGAGTTCAAAAGGTCGGAGTGTAGTAACTGAGGAGTTGGAGGTCCCTCGGCGTATCATGATCGACTTCGATGGCACGATTCATACTTATTCAAAAGGATTTCATGACGGTTCTCTATATGATGGACCTACAGAAGGCTGTAAAGAAGGGATGTCTTTCTTAAAAAATCTAGGATTTGAACTAGTTATCTTTACAAGTCGAGTCTCTAAGGAAACAAATCCTGATACATATAAAATAAATGAAGAAATGGTTCGAAAGTGGTTAGATAAATATGGAGTTCCGTTTGATAGAATCAGCGCCGAAAAAATGTTTGCTTTGTGTTATATCGATGATAGAGGTATTAGATTTTCTACTTGGCCAGATACATTGCATATACTTGAACAACTAAAAATCTTTTAAATTAGTAGGAGAAAAGAATGCCCGAAAATGATAAGACAAAGAAAGAAATTAGAAAACGTGGTGGCGCGATAAGATATAGGACTATCCATCCTAAAGGTCATCCTGACACATACTTTCATGTGGCTGTGGTTAGGAAAAAAGGAAAAAAAGGTGGCAAAACTGTAATAGGGAAAATCCATCACAAAGGCGAAAGTTTTAATTTAGACAAGTATCTTGATAAATTATTTGAAAATTCATAAAGTTAAACTTATTCATCTATGGTTTTAGAACAAATAAAAAAGAAACAAACTGTATTTAACGTACAGTTCTAAGGAGGTTAACTGAGATGAAGTATTCGTTCGCATCTTTATCAGAAAATATTCTTACTAGGAAATTTGGCGGTACGATCACAGGAGTAGCCGAGCCTTATAGCACTGGATTTTTCTTTGTTTGGTTCGACAGATTACCTGCCGCATTACCTTATTATGCATCTCAAGGATCTAGTGGTCTCTCTAACATTGGAGAAATGCAGAATATTTTAGCAGCTTCTTGCACTGGAGTTACACCTCCAGGAGGAATGTTAAATAAAATAGAGTTCACTGGTCTTGGTGGAGTAAAGTGGGCTGTGCCAGGAAACATTGATTATGGCAATGCTGTAACAGTAAAATTTATTGAATTTAGTCATACCCCTATTTTAGATATCCTTCATGGTTGGGTTAAAATGATCAGAGATTATAGAGTAGGTATTACTGATTTAGAGTCTGGTTCAGAGGGAGAAGGATATAACAAAGGCAAATACGCTGGAATGATGTACTATTGGACTACAGCGCCTGATGCAAAAACTGTAGAATATTATGCATGTTACGACGGTATCTTCCCAGCAAAAGATCCACAAGATTTATTTACCGGAGATGTTGAAACTGTAGCAAGATTAGACATAGAAGTTGAATTTAACGTAGATTATGCATGGCATGAACCATGGGTTAAAGAAAGATGTGAGTCTCTTGTGAGTTCATTTATGGCAGCTAAAGAAACAGTTCGAAGTTACAGGCCAACAGGCTAAAATTATTTTAAACTTAAGGGAGGAAGTAAATCATGTTTTCTACACTCGACTCATTAGCTTTTTTGTTAAATGTAAGAAAGGTACTTAGTGAAGTTACAGATATCACTGATCTAAAACCTGAGGAAAAAATTATTGTAAAGAATTACTTTATAGATGAAGCAACTGACTATGAAGTAATCCATTTCTTCCTGAGAGGTTCTTTCCCAAAAGAGAAATACGATACTATTAAAGAAGCAGAAGAATTTGATGTTCTTCGAGGAGTTTTAAGGAGAGAATCAGCTTCTTTATGTAAACATATTGACCCTGCATGTATCAAATATATCATAGATGAAGTTGGTCCAATTAGTGAAAAAGGACTATCTTCTGCTACTCCAGTTCTCGAGTTCTTAATGAATTCTGGATATGCTGAACTTCTTAGAGAAGACTATGATGATGGTGATGTTGTTAGAAAAAGAGAAAAAATAGCTGGAAAAGTTGCGACTGCTGCTAAAGCAGCTGGAAAAGTTGCTGGAAAAGCTGCAACTGTAGCTAAAAAAGGTGCAGGGGTGGCTGCTGCAGGTGCCAAGAAAGTTGCAGGAGTAACTGTTTCAATTGCTAAACAAGCTAGAATTCTTGCAACTAGGGGAGTTGGACCTCTAGTTGGTTTCTTCAGATCTAAAAAAGGAAGATATGCTGGGGCTGCTATGATTGCTGCTCTGGTGGCTTTTGCAGGTTATCAAGTTTATAAAAGGAAATTTAGTCCAGCAGCTAAAGCATGTGTAAAACTCCAGGGTCCTGAAAAATCTGCTTGCGTGAAAAAGTTTAAAGTTGATGCTCTGAATGCTCAACTAGCAACTCTTAGACAAGGTCTATCTGCATGTCCAACTTCTAAAGATCCAGATCAGTGCAGAAAAGCTCTTGAAGGTAAAATTAAAAGCTTAGCAACTAAAATTGCAAAAGCTTCTAAGTAATTCTGCAAATAAGAATAATTTAAGTTAGTAGTTCCTCATATAGTTTGATGAATTACTTTAAGGGAGACATAATATGCCCTCTACAATCAATTCACTAGTTTTCTTACTAAGTTTAAGAGAAGCTCTTTCAGATGTGTTAGATTTTGGTAATATTGATGATAATGAAAAAGTTATCTTAAAAAATTATTTTCTTAACGAAGCTACAGATTATGAAATAGTCTATTTTATCGTGCATGGAAATCTATCACAAGAGAAATATAATATACAAAAAGAAAGGAAAGTTTTTAGTAATTTCTGTTCTGAACTAAAAGAAGAGTTCTCTTTAGCATCTAAATATATTGACAAAAAAAGTATTGAGATTGTTATAAACGAATTTAAACCACTTTCTGGAAAAGGCTTGTCTTCTACCATTCCAGTTCTAGAATTTCTAGTAAATAATGATCGCATAAACTTATATGAACAAGATACTTCAGTTAAACAAATATTTATGAAAAATTTAAAAGATACTTGGGAAAAAATTGAAAGGGAATATGGAGCTAACAAGAGTGCAATTAATCAAGCAATTAATTTCTTTAGGACAAATAAAGGAGTACACTATGCTGGAGCAGCTGTAGTTATTGCTTTAGTTACTTTTGCAAGTTATCGAATTTACAGAAACTACTTAAGTAAAGCAGCTAAAGCATGCAATAATTTTACTGGGCCTGAAAAGAATAATTGCATGTTAAAATTCAAAATAGAAGCTACGAAACAACAGCTAGATTCTCTTAAAATGGCTCTTTCTGCATGTGACTCTTCTCAAGATCCAGAAAAATGTAAAAAGACTATTGAGTTAAAGATTAAAAAATTAGGAGATAAGATTTCAAACCTATCTAAAAAAGTATAAGTTTAATTAGAGGAGAAAGACTATGTTTTCTATAAATGAGTCGATACAATTTTTACTAGTTATCAGAAATTTGATGTCGGAAGCTACAAGTCTTAGTGAGTTAAGTAAAGAAGAAAAAGTTTCTTTACAAAACTATTTTACTAACCAAGCTACAGATTACGAAGTTATGCATTTCTTCTTGAATGGAAGTATTCCTGAAAACAAATATGATATAGTAAAAGAAACAAACTTATTCGATGAATTTAGATCTACTTTGAAAAAAGATTTACCAATTTTATCTAAATATGTAGATAAGAAAATTATTGAAACTGTGATTTTAAAAGTTGGTCCAGTTAGTGACAAGGGTTTATCTTCAGCTCATCCTATACTTGAATTCTTAATAACTAATCCGAATACAAGTGCTCTTCTTGAAGCTAAAGTTGATAGATGGAAATTTAGAGATGTTGGTAAAGGTAAAGAACTTATAAAGAAACAAATAAAATCAGTGACAATGTTACCAACTAAAGCTAATTTTCAAAGAGTTATTAACTTCTTCAAAACTAGTAAAAAAGGTCAAGTTGTTGCAGCTGCAACACTAGCTGCTTTAGCAGCATTTGCAGGCTATAAACTATACCAAGCAAAATTTAGTGCAGCGGCTAAAGCATGTGCAAAACTCCAGGGTGAAGAAAAGACCGTTTGCATGAAAAAGTTTAAACTAGGTGCTATGAATGATCAATTAATAGCTCTTAAACAAGGACTTAGTGCATGTCCAAATTCTTCTAACCCTGAACAGTGCAGTAAAACTTTACAAAATAAAATTAGAAAATTAGAAATGAAGATGAAAAGTCTGAAGTAAAGAAATAGATTCTAATAGAAAGGAGATCAATAATTTTATGACATTCACCGGATTTAACAATATTAAGTATCCAGAGTATGAAGTAGTAACACCTCAAACTCACCTTTCATTTACAGTGAGGAGTTTAAACGTACAAGAAGAAGAAAATATGAAAGGGAGTTTAATGACTCCTGTAAAAGTTACAGAACATTTAGATAAGTGTATCTTTGATGCTATAGTAAAAAAACCAGATTCAATTACTGACTTTAAGACTTTTTTGAAACAAGTTACTTTAAAGGATCGAGATGCTCTTCTGTTTGGATTATATCATATAACTTATGAAGATATTCGAGATTATGATGTTAGATGTGGATCTTGTAAAAAAGAGTATCCAATAACAGTTAAAGCATCTGATATGTTTAACTTTGAATCCTATCCATCAGAGGACATTCTAACTAAAAAAATTAAAGTAACTTTACCTGTATCAAAAAGTATTATAGCATACATTAAACAACCTACTTTAGAAGACGAGATACAAGCACTTAGGACTTTAGTTACTTTAAAAGGTACTAATATAGATTCTGTAACACAAACTTTAATTGTCGATAGATTTGAAGAGGATATTGTAGAACTAACAAAACCAAATATTTACACTGATAGGTATGATATATTAGAAGGCTTCAAAACTTTACCTGCTAGAGATAAAAGAAAGATTAACAAAGAATATATTGACAACTTTGGAAAATATGGTGTTGAACTAAAAATGAAGAGTTTCTGTTCATCTTGTGGTTTTGAAGAAGTTATCTCGGTTGACCTGGTTGAGAATTTTTTTCGGATGGTATATTCTGTATGATCAGATCGAGACGTACAGAAAAACACTGCAGGAGAATGTTTTTAACTGCATGGAGTTGATGAAGATAGGATATTTAGATGTAATGTATATGCCAGTGACTAGATTTTATTCTCTTCTAAAATGGAAAGCGGATTTAGAGAAAGAAAAACAGAAACTGATTAATGAAAATATTAGAGGATCAAAAAATAAAAGATAAGAAAATGCAAGAGAGATGGTAAACTGTGATTTGTGAATATGGGTGTAATCAAGAAGCACTATACCAATTTAAGAATGGAAAATGGTGTTGTAGCAAGAGCTGGAATTCTTGTCTAGTTAGTAGAAAGAAGAATTCAGAAACTGCGAAAGAAGTTAAGAATAGATTTGAGATAAGAAAGAGAAATTCAGAAATACAAAAAGAAGTTCGAAAAGATCCAGAAAAGAGAATAGAGATATCAGAAACTGCGAAAGAAGTTTGGAGAAATAGAACTGATGAAGAAAAAAGAAAGTTCTCTACTAAAATGTCGGAAGTAACTAAAGAAGTTTGGAAAAATAAAACAGATGGAGAAAAAGCAGAGCATCTTTCTAAAATCTTTAAAGCATGTGAAAGAAAACCAAACGATACTGAACTTCTAGTAGATGATTTAGTTCAAACTACTAAACCAAAAGAATTTAGATATGTCGGAGATTTTCAAGTTTGGATTGGAGGAAAAAATCCAGATTGGATCAATATTAATGGAAAGAAACAATTGATAGAGTTTCTAGGAACTTACTGGCATGGAGAAAAAGTAAAGAGAAGAACTAAACAACAGGAAGAAGAATATTTAAAGTCTCATTACTCCAAATATGGTTTTGATTGTCTACTTATTTGGGAGGATGAACTAAAAGATATACAAACTTTAAAACAAAAAATCTCGGTTTTCTAAGGATGCCAAGATGAGTAATGTTAATAGTATAGACAGGTTCCAAAGAAGTGCAGTTGGATCTAGAGGAAGAATAGTTGATTATACCAGCAAAATAGGTTCTAATGGAGATTTAGAAAAAATATTCGACCTCAATGCTATTTTACTATCATGGAATAATATACTAACAACTCCTTTAAGAACGTCTTCATTTGATCCAGAATTTGGTTCTAATTTGTATAAGTGCATTTTTGATCCAGCTGATGATGTAACGAAAGAGAAAATCGAAGAAGAAATTAGATATCGATTAACTATGTTTGATGATAGAGCTAGAATTACTGGACTTGATATCCAATTTCTTACTAATATGAAAGGATTTAACGTAACTATTTTTGTAAGTTACATGAATCAACATGGACAACTTTCTACTACAATAAATCAATCTCTTTTCGCAAATCTCTAAGAAGGTAAAAATGCTCAAATACGTTTACTACTGTATCTTAAAGAATTACAAAGGTATATTTAAAAAGAAATTTATAAGAAACACTCACCTTTTTATTCTTCCAAGAACTGATACAGATAGTGTATACTTAACACTACTAGGAGAAAGATCTGAAGTATCTGGTACTTATGGTTGTGCTTATATTACTAGAATTCCAGACGAACTCTTAGATGAAATCATCGAAGGAGAAAAAGAATACTTTGAGGATAGGTTTGAAGTAGTTGAAGAAACTTTAGCAAAAGTTAAGACAATAGAAAAAGGAACTTATCTCATAACTCTTAAAGGCCAAAGTAAGATTTTTTTAAATAAAGAAATACTTTTAATTTACCAACAAAAAGAAAGTACATTGAAAAGCAGAATTTACAACTTAGTTTCAAAATTAAATTTAGAAACAAAAGAAGTAGATAGTTTGTCTCTAGATATATTAGCTTCTAAAAACTTAGCTTTTATAAAACCAGTAAGATTTGAAAATAGGAGGATTTAAAAATGGACTTCGATAAAAGGATATTTAAATTAGCATGTAGAGATTATATTCTTGAGACTGTAAATTCAAGTAAACACTTAAGAGAACAACTTTCTCTTCTTCAACATGCTAAGATGTACCAATGGGCAAAGAAACTTACTTATGAGCAAATGATTTCTGCAATTTTTGAACAAGATGGAAAACCAGTAGATGCTAGAAAAATGAGAGACTACGAATCAAGGTGGAAGAGAATGGCGAAATATGGTTTGATTGCATATTTTGCTTCTCACTTGTTTCCAGTTACCATGCCTATGGCATTGTTCTTGACCTACATGTATAGAAGATTTACTGATCCATGTAGAGCAAAATGCGGTAGAGTTATGCCTGACAAAAAATGCATGCTTGACTGTAAAATTGATGGAATAAAACGTGTTATAGGAGAGATAAATAAAGCAAGGGGACAGTGCAATAGTAAAGAAGTCAAAAATCCTGAAAACTGCGTAAAAGGATTTGATAAACAAATAAGAAAGTGGCAAGGAAGACTGGCGAAAACTCAAAAACGATATGCAAAAACTCTTGGACGTTAAAAAGCTATGCAGTTCTATACTAGATTATACGATTATATTCATGAATATCAAAAACTAATATACGATTACTACAGTAAAACTGCTACAGCTTTCCTTGTAACGTACTACCATATAAACTTAACAGACACTAGTTGGGATTCAACTAAACTAATTGGAGGTTACTATGAGAAGATAGGAGAGTTATCAGGAATTAGATGGGATAAAATTTTACTACTTCCTGTTTTTTTCATAGATGAACTAACTCTAACATCTGACGCAAGTGAACTTGGTATAACAAGAGAGAGAGAAACAAACATAGTTATACCAAGTTCATACGAATTGAATCCTTATCCAAATGATATTGTTAAATTAGAACAGACTTATCTCCAACCAACAAATGATACCTATTCTCTTTATGCAGTTACTAATGTTGAAAAAAGTCCCCATTTAATTAGAGGATTTTATAAGTTGAAATTAGTTACTGAACAAAGTAGAACCACAACCGAATTAGAACCCCAAGTATTAAGTACATATAGCTTCTTTGAATATACGAAACAAATTTATACTATACCAGATACACTATTTTTAACTAGAATGACACTGAAAAATGAACTGCTTAAAAAGAGATTAAAAGACTTATTCGACGAAAATTCTGGATTTTATTTTATTTAAGGACAGGAAAAAAAAGATGAAAATTATAAATAACATTATAAGAGAATGTTATATCAGCTATTTGCTAGATAAAATCTCTGAAAGTAAACTTAAAAATAAAATCTCTAACTCAGAATATGAAAAATTCCAGAAATGGATTAAAGGAGTAAATTCGTCAGTTATTAACGTTTTGCAAGAAAAAGTGCCATCAGAAATATCTAGATGTTTAGATTACTGTAGGCAAAAACTTAAACGTGGAAATGTGAGCAGGAATGAATACCAAAAGTGTACAAGCGGATGTACAATTTCTATTAAAAATAAACAAATAACAAAACTGTTAGTTGATAGAAGTAGATGTCACCAAAAAAGTAATTCGAGTAAATGTAAAGAAAGAATCGACCAAAAGATCAGAAAGTTAAAACTAGATATTGAGGGAGCTAAGAGAGGAATAAGATAAAGGATATCAAACAATTTATGTTGTGTGGATGTGGTCAAGAAGCTAAATATCAATTTAAGAATGGGAAATGGTGTTGTAGTAAAGATTGGGAGTCCTGTGAAGGAAACAAAAGGTATGGAGAAAAACACTCGATGTTTGGGAAACACCAATCTAAAGAAACTAGTCAAAAAAGATGGGAGACTAGACGAAAGAATGGTAAAGATAAAGTAAGTAAAGAAACAAGAAAACAAATGTCTAATTCTCATAAAAATATAATTCATGACGAAGAGTGGAATAAAAATGTAAGCATAGCTCTAAAAGGAAAATCCGGAAAAAACAAGGGTAAAAAGTTAAGGCCAAAAACTGACGAAGAAAAAAGTCATCAAAGTAAAGTAATGAAAGGAAAGAGCCATCCTTGTTCTGAGGAAACAAAAAAGAAACTTAGTAAAGTTTTTAGAGGGAGAATAGTATCTGAAAAAACTAAAGAAAAACAAAGTTTATCTCACAAAAAGAGGTTAGAAAAACCAGAAGAGTTAAGAAAAAGTTTAGAATACCTTTCATTAACAAGAAAATCGGAACATATAAAACCTACAAAACCAGAACTAGAAATTAAATCTATATTAGATAACCATAATTACGAATACGAATATACTGGTGATTTAAGAATTTGGATCAATGGTAAGAACCCTGACTTTTTAAATGAAAAGTCTAAAAAAATTATAGAATTCTTTGGATACAGACATACGCAAAAACATAGAAAAAAATATTTAAATGATACTCTAACAAATGGTGAACACGAAGAAAATAGAATCAACCATTTCGAAAAAGAAGGATATAAGTGTTTAGTTTTATGGGATCAAGATTTAAGCAATAAAGAACGTCTTTTAGAAAAATTATCTAATTTTGAGGAGTTATAACTTTGGAAACTGCAATTTCTAGTCAAATTTTTCTATCTAGGGATCAAATAAGAAGTCAAATCATTGAATACTTTCAGACATATTTAGACTTAAGGAACGTAGATTTACTTAAGTCTTCATACATGTCTTTCATGATTAATATCTTAGCAACTTTAACGTCCAATATATTGTTTTACCAAATTTCTGCTTATAGAGAATTTTTTCTTACTACAGCTCAACTCCCTGAATCAATTTTAAACCTTGCTACTTTTCTAGGATATAATACTGAAGAAGCATCTTATTCTATAGCTAATGCTTTAATGACTATTCCTTTTGGTTTTGAAGACTCTATAACTATTACAATACCTTCTGGATTTAAATTCTATGCAGGCCAAGTTGAATTCATAACTGATTATGTAACTACTATTACAGTAACTAATAACCAAAATGCTACAGTTCTAGTTCAAGATGGTCAAAAAATATATAATCTACCAGTTAGTATAGATACAACTGTAACAAATAGTTTTAGTTTTGTACTTTCAGTAAAACAATATAAGTCTTATCAACAAGAATTTCAAATTGACCAGGATTTAGACTTTTATCAATTTATTACTATAGATATTCCACTAACAGGTAAAATATCATCACTAATTATAGAAGTTCAAGAACCAGGTAGTTCATCTTGGGTTGTATATACTGAATTCAGTAGTCTCTATTTAATGTCTACCCTTGATAAAGGTTTCGTCTCTAGGAAAACTAGTGAAGGAAGAAGATTATATTTTGGAAATGGAGTTATAGGTGTCCAACCAACTCCAGGATCAACTATTAGAGCAACCATAAATGAAACTCTTGGAGAATCAGGAAATGTAATAGCTGGTTCTATTAACAAAGGTGATAGAATATATACAACTACTCAAGCTGGAGTTACTAAAGTTCTTAATTATTCTGTTATCAATGCATCACCTACAACTGGAGGTGCAGACGAAGAATCTCTAGATGAAATAAGATCAAATGCTATAGCAAGTTTAACAGCTTTAGGAAGGTTAGTTTCTGAATCGGACTACAAAAATGCTAATGTAGTACTACCTAACTCACCAGTAGCTGAAAATTCTTTACCCGTTTTAAAACGATCAGATTTAAAAGTTAATGAAATTCAACTTTATAGTACTTTATTCTTTGGTGATAGTCCAGTCCCAACAAGAAACGCTAAGTATCTTATTAGTCAATTAACTTCTTATATTCCTAGAAATACTATAGTTGAAGTTGATAGTGTAGATTATTATACTCTTTTTGATATGACTATTGATTATATTAATAAAGTAGCGAATTACCAATATATTATGTATGAAACTGAACAAGTCCCTTTGCTAGTTAGAAGTTATGGTCAAACTTATAATATATCTGCTACTAGACTTTTAACTACAAAAGAAGAAAATACAGCAGTTTTAAATCTATATTACTATACAGATGAATCTGATTCAACATCTTGTGAATGTGAAATAATGTTTGCTGAATCTGGAAAAAAATATGAAATGACTAATGATTATAGTAACTCAAGATTTACCTACACTTTCGATCCATATACAGAGATTCCGGAAGGGGCTTTGAATGTATATTTTACGATTTCTAGAAGCGGTACACTGATTGCTCAATACTCTGTAAGTTTAACTTTTAGAAGATCTCTTGATGATTTTATGATGTCAAATATGGTAGTTGGAGATTCAACAACTTTTGTAGAAATAGATTCTACTAGTGCTATGGTATTTGATATTCCTGTTATTAAAAAATCTTATTATGATAGTATAGATAAAAGAACTTTTGAGTCTCAAATACTACAATCGATTTTATCTGGAACAGACTTTGCAGCTAAAAGAATGTTGACTGATTTTACCAATATAAAATTAACAAATACAACAGGTTTACTAAAAAATATGCAATTAAATGAGACTAACAAATTTCCTGTTATAGATATAAATGTAGAAGCAGTACCTCTATTTGCTAGTTTAGGAGATAGATTTATCATATCAGGTGTGGAAGGCGGAAGTTGGGAAGGTCAGCCAAGAGGAAGTATAGCTGAATGTATTAATGAAGTTCTCCAAACTTGGGCATTCTCTACTCCAGTAATAGATAATACAATCTACGTTGAAAACAAAGAGAAAAAATATATTTTTTCAGAAGGAGAATGGAGAGTTCCAGAATATCAGCTTCCTTTAGAAATTGAACTAGAAGTTTTTAAATCTAGTTCTTATACAGGTTCTGATATCGAACTATCTAATGCTATTAAAGATTCTTTAATAACTGCTTTTGGAAGTCGATTTGGAACTAACATATCTATATATAGGTCTGAAATTATAGATGTAGTTCAAGAAGTTACTGGCGTAGGTCATTGTAGACTAGTCAAGCCAGAAACAAGTATTTACTATAATTTTGATTTAGACGAATTAACTCAGAGAGAGCTTTTAGAATACGGACCAGAGTATATATACTTTGCTACAGAAAATATTAGTATTTGGGTTCTGTAACTACTCTAATTAAGAAATTTACCAAAAAATTTTTGAATACTATCAATTGGTTATAGTTCCAAAATATTAGAAAATACCAGTTCAATGTATAATCGTTGAAAAGGAAAATAATGGATATTTTACTCGCAAGAGCAAATATAAACGAGCCTGAACTCAAATCTTACATCGTTAGAGTATCAGCTGACGAAATGAGCAAATTGTCGGAACCATGCTACTACCCCAAGATTCAAAAGCATTACTATCAGCTATTAAATCTTACTGGGTTGACTGATAAAGATATCAGAGAACATATTGCAGAGTTTTACAAGGGATCTAAACAAGCAGCTTTATCTCTTCATAGAGATCTTCATACTAACTTAGTAATTTTTATTGCTTACTATTTTTTGAAGAAAAGAGATATGCAATCTTACTTATCTTCTCTTCTTTGGCACAGTTTAAAAGAATATTCTCGTCTAATGCGACACCGAATAAAATATTGCAATAACGGAGTATTTACGTACACATTAGAACATTTGAGTAAAACTCATTTATTCGTTAGAGAAAAAAGTATACCTGGAGCTTTATTCTTTATTACACAACAAATGCAGAATAAATATACTAACGTAATTTTAGCTAAAGATGCAGATGAAATAGCTGGTTTTATAACAGCATGTAGAACTAGAATTGCGCAGAGTATAAGGAGTTTTCAAATAGCATACTTTAAGTATCAAAAAGAAGGTGTAAAATATAGAGCCCCTTATACCAGCGAAGAAGGAGAAGAATACGAATATCAGACTTTAGAAAAAAGGACTCAATTAGTTGATAGTATTACGAAAAGTATAGTTGTTTATAAAGAAATTGATGAGAAAGCTCTAGCAGAAGCAAAATCTTTAACTAAAGTTAGAGAGACCCTTGCAACGCTTATTGTACAAGAATTATCTAATGTAACTTACCAAGAAAATGTCAAATCAATTGTTGATTTATTTGTAAGAGATGTTAATTCTGTTTCTATTATATGTGGAAAAGAATTTTTTAAGTATGTTAGAATTTTAATGGCTATAAAAAGGACTACTAGACCAGTTTATTTTAAACAACAAGTAAATGAACTATTAATAAAGATTTTAAAAGCAACAAAAACTTTTTCTAACTATTCTAAACTCACACCACAAAGTCAATCTTTAGTAACTTCATTTCTAGCATTTTATATAACAATGTTTGTTAGAAATAAAATATGCTAGACATATGATAAACTATCTGCTAAATCTTTAGTTTCTTGACTAACCCTTGCTTCTGGTTCTAAAGTCTCTTCTGCTGCCGGACGAGATGTAGATAAAACTTTTTTCTGGGGTAATCCTGCCATTTCTTCTATAGAATTCATAACCACACTATCTATCTTTCTAGCAGGTTCTCTTTTTCGGTATATAGGATAAACCACTCTACTATCTTCTAAAGTCTCTTTGTATTGCCATAGTGTAGGTCTATTACTGTCTGTACTATTTAGTAAAACAGAAAAGAGAGAACCAAAATCTATTCTAACATCCACTAAACTTGGTCTTTGATTAAATGCGATCTGATTTTCAGCTCCTTTGACAATTGATATATTAGTAATAGTTCCAGGGTCAAAATGAAAAAGACCTCTGCATTTTATTTTATGTATGTATGGAAAACTGTAAACATTTGGAGTATCTGAAATAGGTGTTGCTAAACAAAGTAAAGCCATAAGAGGACCAACAATATATTTTTTATTCATAAAATCATTTCTAGGGAATGGATTATATAATCTAACTGTAATAGATGCGGTTGTAGTATACCCGCTATTCTTCCAAACAAAAGGAAAATCTATTCTATTTCCAGCCATAAGTTTAGACATAAGATCACCTGCTCCTGGACTTATAGCATTTAACACATCTCCTCCAAGATTTGCAGCTTTTTCCCCTATACCAGCTACACCTGCAGTTATACCTCCTATTACTCCACCTGCTTTTTCTCCAGCTGCTCCAAGTCTTTTAAGACTCTCTTTTACATCCCTTCCACCAAGCATAAAATTTAATTCTTGTGCTCCACTAGATACAACATCTGTTATTTTATTTAAGAAACTTTCACCATATTCATTACTTATAGTATCACTTGGAGGATTGTCAGGTATAAATGCAACTACTAATGGAAATCTTCCTAATGAAAACCCTAAATTAGCTAACCTTTTTGCGTAGTCTACTGAAGCATCTTCAGCTGTGAATAAAGTCATTCCAAGACTAAACTTAGGAATACAAGGAGAAATCGTAACCCAAGGAATAATGTTCAGTTGTAAATTACTCATAACAGAGTCAAACGTATCGTTTGGAGGAAATCCTATAATTTCACTCAGTTGAATAGTAGTTTTTCTTTCTGTAGTTGCTTGAATACCAGGTCCCTTTGGTTCATCTGGATTTATTGTTCTTGCATCACTAGCTTTAGCCATTTTCTAACTCCTTAACTTAGATCTGCAGATAGAATTGCTTCTAGTGCTGGATCTAGTTCTTGTCTTCTATTTTGTCCACCTTGATTCATAGAAGACATAGTTGTATTTACTACATTACTTATAGTATTAGTACTAGCATTTACATTGTTCGAGACTTTATTTAAACCACTAGATACACTCTCTTGAAGATTCTTGTTTGCTTCTAACATAGCAGAAATTGGTCTAGACTCACTTTCAGCCATCATAGCAGTTAGTTGCGTCCTACTAAGAGGACTAGATGGAACTCGATCACCTACTTCACTTTTCATTTGTAAATGCCAGGGTTCATATGACATTGGACGATAGAAACCATATTTTTCCATAAGTCCAGATTTAGCTAATTGATTAGCGCCAACACTGTTAATATCTAGAGCTTTTCCAGTCTCATGAAGAGAATGTCCTGGTGGTGCAGCTACAGCAGGATTAGCTTTATGTAACTCAGCTTGTTTTTCTCTTGACCTGAATGCTGAATTTAATACTAAGTCTTGTCCTGTTTTTGTTTTATTTTCTTCAGCCATTGCAGTGAAGTTTTTCCAAACTGGTTCCTTAACTCCAGTAGTATCTACATCTGGTTTTATTTGAATACCAGCAACTTTAGAGATAGCTTTTCCAACAACTCCTCCGACAGCTCCAACAACTCCCTTTTCTTTAACTTCTTTTGCAGCAGCAGCAACACCTCCAGCAATAGCTTCACCTCCACGAACTGCTGTTTCTTTAACTTTAGCTGCGCCAGCAGCGATAGTTTCAGGAGCTTCTTTGGCTGCTTCGTATACTGTTTTTAGTCCTTTGGCTGCAGCCCTCATTGCTTTCAGTAGTATAGGTCCAACAACTGGAATGCTCCCTATTTTTTCTATAAGCCATTCCTTGATATTAGTTCCTACTTCAACTAAAGAAGATCCAAAAGACTTGAACGAATTCCATATAGCTAAAAGTCCAGACTTGAATAAATCAGGAATAGAAGAAACTTTTTCTCCAATCCAATCTTTTACTTTCAGAAATAAATCTCGCACTAGTACAAATGGATATTTAATACCTTCCCATATAGCAACTCCAATTGACTTTATTTTATTCCAACTCCACTGTAGCGCTTTCGCAATATTTTTTCCTCCTACAGCTCCGAGAATAGCTCCAGCTACTGCACCAATAATTGCTGCAAAAGGTGCTGCTGGAGGAAATACCATTCCAACTGCCATTCCAATACCTGCGCCCTTCGCTGCTCCAGCTAACGCTCCTGATACACCACTTTTAGTTCCTCCAAGAGCTCCTCCTATACCAGCTGTAACTTTTTCTGAAGTAGAAACTTTCTCTCCCTCTTTTTTACCATGCCATTCTCGTGCATGTTTCACTCCTTCTATCGCTCCAGTAGCCGTAGAATAAACACCATAAGCTGCTCCAGCAGCTGCTCCTAGTCCCCTTGCTCCTCCAAGAAGACCCTTTAAAGCTCCACCACCACTAAAAAGTTTCTGTATTATATTGATAACGGGGCCGAAAATACCTTTTAGAACATTAAGTAACATCATGCCAGCCATTACTATCCATTGCCATATCTGTTTTCCTCGTTTCACTGCAGCTTGGGCTTTTTCCTTCGCGTTTTGTAACTTCTCATAAAGTCCTTTTTTAGTATCTTCCTTTTTTTCTTTTAATCTATCTAACTTTGATGTAGTAGCTATTGTCTTAGTGTCCTTCTTTATAGATATAAAAGTATGATGTAAGTCGTACATAACTTCTGATATTGTACGAATTGGACTGCGACGTATGACAAGAGTATTATATATTCTTCTAAGGAAATTTAAAGTTGTATCTTTTGCTGACTTTACTGCTTCATAAGTTCTCCTTGCTCCTTTCTCTCCTACTGGTCTTATTCTTTCGTAAGTTTTCCTTACTCCTTCCGCTACTTTCTCTACACCTCCCGTAACTTTTTCATGGACTTTTCTTCCTCTCTCTTTAACTCTCTCAGGAAGCATTTTATAAGCTTCTTTCATAGCATCAGCATCTAAATCATAAAATTTTGCAAATGCATCTATCAATTCTTCAGGCGTCTTTTTCATCTTCTTTTTAATATATCCTTTTACTCCTTCTTTCCCACCTTTCATTGACTCAAAGAACTCTTTGAGTTTTCCAAAAATTGTATACGTACCTTTTTCTTTTATTTCTTCCGGTTTTCTAAAAGACAGTCCAGTGATACCATAACCAATATCTCCCAAATATTCAATAATGACATCTAACTTATGCATCTCAGTTGTATAAGTTACAGCAAGAATATCTGCTATGTTTTGAAAAACATTGGGACCTCTTGGAATATCTGATCTGTAACCACCTCTAACTTTGAAGAATAACTTAAATGGAAATAACACAGCTTTATGTATTTTACTAAAAGCCAAATACATTTTTTGCAGGGTTTTGTGTTGACTAAGAAATTCATCAAAAATTGAATTATATGGTGATTCATCTCCAATTACTGCAAGTCTAAGTTTTAATAAATTTTGATCTATTCTGTATAATACTGACGATGCTCTAAGTTTGAATCTTCCGCTAAGAATACTGATAATAGCATCAAGTTGTTTTTTCGATTGAGTGACAGATTTTGTAAATAATTCTTCAATATTATCTTTGGCTTCAGTAATAGTTTGAGATAAGTCAGAAAATCCTTTAGAGATACTTTTAGAAACATTAATTACAATAGATTGGATATCTCCAGGAACAGCTGTTCTCCTTACACCTACACCTTCAGCAACTACTTTTGTTCTTCTTCTCCTCCTTGCTCTACCTGCAGCTATAGCAGAAGTAGCAATAGGACTTCCTTCTTCTTCAAAGAATGGAGATTCAGTTCCTTCTTCTCTAGCTCTTCTAGCTCCTTTAATTTTAGAAAAAATACCTGAAAATTTTTCTTTTAGTCTGTTAAGAAAATTTCTGAAAATATCTGTCTCAAAGATCTTTGCAACAAAATATCCAAAAATAGGACTAGTTCTAGCTAAAGACATAGCTATAACATTTTGTTTGTTAACACTAATATCTTCACTAATAGCTCTTCCGTATTGTTGAACTGCATCTTTTGTGGCTCTAGCTGTTGCAAGTGTAATAGCACCAATACCCCTACTAAGTGCCTCTATAGTCAACCCAAGTTTATCTAAAATTTTAGTAACTGATTTAGTTACTTCTCTAACTCCAGCAGTATCTCCGTACTTTCTTACTTCAATAATTTGCTTGTTCGTACCAGCTGTGAGTCTAGAAGCAACACCTCCAATCTTATTCTCTATATTCTTAATATTTCTAGCAGATTGTCTTTGTATATTTTCTACTTGAAAAGCTACAGAACTAATATTCTTTATTTTTTGTCTTTCATCTTTCTCTAAAATCGCATCTTGGAGTTGTTTCTTTTCTTTAGCACTTAGTCTAGGTGGTTTTGGTGGAAGTTTTCTAGGTGACATTACGTTTTTATCTCCTTTTACAACAACATAGAAAGCATAGACGTTAGTTTCTCTTGTGGTGTCTTTTCACTATAAACTGATATAACTTCTGATGGAAAAATAACTTCTTGACAGTGTAAAACTCTTCCCACTGTATTTATTCCAAAGACTGTTTGGTAACTTCGATAAAATGGGGTAATAATTGTTTTAAGTTTTAGTATTTCTATAAATGTATTCTTCGTCCATATAGTTAGTAATAAAGTAACTACTCGTAAATAGTTTTCTACTATAGTATTAAAGTTTTCATCAGATCCTTCAAAACTGCTTCTAAAATTAAGTAGTAGTTTTCGAATACTTTCGACAATTACTTTTGTATCTCTATTCAATTCTGTTTCTGAGCTAGAGATGAATCTCACAAATTTAGAAACACTTTTTTCAGATATCGATTGTGATTTAAACAGACTCTTAAAATAAAATGTATAAAAATCTAGTAATTCTTTTGAAAATAACTTGTAAAATTCTGAGGATTTGTTATAGGCAGCCATATGAGAACATTCATGTAAAGTTAATTTAGATAAATGTTCATTTGAAACATAACCAATAAAACTAATATTATTATCAATAAGAATAAAAACTTTATTTTCTTCTAAATTAAAAAGTGCTATAATTTGTCTAAGAGGACCAAATACAAATAATTTCCACACTAACACTCTCAAGATACCTTTATTTATATAACATGGAATAATTCTATTATCATTAACTAATTTAACTATAATATCTGATAAATTCTTAGTAGCGTCTGTTTCTCTTATAGCTTTAATATAACCATTAAGTAAAGATTCGGAACTGTATAATTGAACACCACTAACTTTGGTAACTGGTTTTAAACCAATCGGTATAGAAAACAATTCGTTGAGATTTTCCATATTTTTTTCCTTACACCTTATTGTAAAGGGATAGTACATCTACAAAAGTACCTTTCTTTTCATCTACTATTTCATCGATCATTTTTTGCATTTTTGAATCTAAATCTTCATAAGTATGTTCACTATTTGAAATGTTCATATTTACAATGTCTAGAAATGAATTGTCAAAGTCACCTGATGATGTAGTTAGTAGTAATGGTGGATCCCATTTTCTAACATAAAATGCACAAGCTGCAGAGAGTGATAAGTCATCTGTGCATCCAACATCAGCTTCTACTTTTCCTCCTTTATTGATTAAACCAATTAGTTCTAAAGCTAATCTTTTAGACTTAACCATTTGTGGGTTAGCTACAACATAAGAATATAGTGAATCAATCATTAATGGTCTGGTATGAATATTCGTACTCAAACCTGGAACTACTCTAGTATCACTTGTTTTTCCTTTATATACCATTGATAAAAACTCACTATTCATCATTGCTTCTACAACTTGGTTTCCATAACCACCAGTATTTTCGATTACAACCAAACCTGGATACATTGAACAAGCTAGTTTGACTACTTTAGTAAAATCCATAACTGAACATTTTACTTGATATTCCCAAACTTGATCTAGAGTTTGATAATCCCAAACAGTAATAGCTGATTTATCTTGGCCATGTTGTGGTGCAGTATCAACACCTGTTATGTAATATCTTCCTTCTTGAGCTTTTACAAATGTCCAACATTCTCCTCCAAACAACCTCATTCTTTCAATTGGTTCAATATCTATATCTTGAAGAGTTTGTGTAGTTTTTTCGTCAAAGAAAGATCCAGATGTAGATAAAAATTTTAAGTCCAGTTCTTGTTGTATTTTCTTAGGATCATTTCCAGCTAACTGACATTGTGTATTATACCAAGCAGGATCATCTGCTAACTCAGGTATCATTTTCCAATGAATAATAAAAGGCTTAAAAATATCATTACCTGATACTGAAGAAACATATCTAGCATAAAACCATTTACCTATCCCTACAGTTTTATTTGGAGTACTAATAATAATCGTACCATAAGGAACTTTATTTCTAGAAGCATGTAACTGATTAGTTGCCAGTGCGGGCATCATACCACTCCACGCATCATCTACGTGATTAATAAATGCACCCTCATCTACCACTAGAAATGTTAGAGCTTTACCGCGCAAAGTTTTCTCTGGCGCATTTGGATTAATAGTAGTAGCATGACATTGACTACCATTTGCTAAGATATAAGTTTGCTCAGTTCTCTTTACATATTTTGGTGCTAACCACGAAGGTAAACTATCTATCATACTCATGATATGTCTTGCAAAACTAGTAGCTTCAGGACCATCTTTAGAAAGTACACCAACTACAACATTATCATAGAAAGTATGTAACCAGACAATATATGCTTGGATAATTGTAGATACACCAGTTTGTCTGGTTTTCAGTACTAGTATATAATGTTTAGTATGTAATACCTGGACTAGCTCATCTTGCTTACCATATAGATTTAATGGGATATTCCCACCTGGCATCTCGATCTCAATATAGTTACTACAAAAGTAGTTAAAACTCTCTTTACAACGGAGGAACTCCGAAATACAAAATTCTTTTGTTAGTTTAGATTGATCTTCCATTTAGTCCCTCTATATCTTTCTTTACTTGTTCTTTAGATGGAACAATGTCTTTATTTTCTAATCCCTTATATCTTAAAACTTTCCAGCCTAAAGATTCTAATTCTTCATCTCTTTTTCTATCTTTTTCTTGGTCTTGATGCCAGTGTTTTCCATCATATTCTATATCTATTTTTAAACTTAGAATTGCTATATCTAAACGATACTTATCTAATACCCAGTATTCTATCAGTGCTTCTGAATATAATTCTTTAACGTTATTATATATCTTAACTTGCGGACCAGATGGATTCTTAACAAATGAATTGCTATGAGTAGCTCCTCCATTTTTCATATATTCACTAATTTTCCTTCTCACTTCTGGTAGTTTAGACGGATTTTCAACTCCATATCTCTTCATCATTGTATCTCTTGTCTTTTCTTTAATCTCTTCTCGTTTCATTGGATTTTCAACTCCGAAATTCTTTAAACATGTTTCTTTTATCTTTTTCCTAACTTCTTCACTCTTCAGTTTTTCAGATATCTTCATCTTAGTTTCTTTAGATAGAGTCTTCTGTTTGTTTCTTTCTCTAATCTTCTCTTTTGTTGTCTCTGTAACTCTATGACCTAATAATGACTTACTATTTCTTTCTCTATTATCTATGTTAGAACATATTCGAGAACAGTATTTATTATAACCAAGACTTAAATCTGTAAAAGTAGTTCTGTTATCGCAACCAAACCTTTTACATGTTTCGTCTCCATCTTTCTTGAGAAAAGTGTCGTAATATTTTTTAGTCTCTATTTTATGCGTAAGTTTAACGTGAGTTCCTAAACCTCTACAACCTTTAGTTTCTTTCCCACAAATTTCACAAACCATAGTTTCTTCCTTTTCTATTTGTTCAACAAGTCTAGATTAAATTGTTTGGTTAGTTCGAATGAGATCTAATTTTGCTACGCACTGCCAATCTTTCTCTTTCCTGAAATCAATATCAGTTGACTTTAAAATATATTTTCCAGATACATCTATATATTCAACAGTTTTACAAACCAACTTAACTGCTTCTCCAATGTTTATAAGGTTTAGTATTGGAAGATTTCTTTCTAAATTAACACTAACAGTCGACATATTTGCAATATACTTAGACATCTTAGCAACTACGAATGTATCTGATGTCTCATATGCACAAGGATCTTTGATAGACGTTTCTCTTTGTTCAAGAATACTATCGAATTCTACATTTTTATTTTGATAAATAACTCCATTTTCTGAACAGATATCTTTAAGGTTCTTTTCCAACACATAGTATAATTGATCTTTAGGAGTCATTATATACTTTTCTATATTAGCAGCTACTGAAAACTTAACATTGTTTGAGTAACGTGTATCTATCTTATCATAAGTATAAAAAGTATGTCCATCTAAACTCGAAGAAATAATTTTTGTATTGTCTGGACTATCACTAGCTAACTGATAGACTGTAAAAGTTTGGTTCATCTTTGTTTTAGAAGTTATATTTTTGATAAACAATTTATTATCATATCGGCAAAAAACAACACAAGCTCCTCTAAAGATCCCAAACCTACGATCTAAGTATTGAATAGATTTATATAAAGTAGTGCTTGGAACTATAATTTGATCTATTTTTTCATCGTTAAGTCCTTCTTTATCAATTTGTAGAGTAGACCCCGACTTACTTACCAAATCTTCCAAAATACCTTCAATCGTTGTATCCAAATAAACTTCATTAACTGGATAAGTAATTGTTTTAAAGGGGTTTCTGCAAACAGCTATAATATTAAATGAACTTCTATCACTTTGTCTGATTTCAGAATATTCATTTTTCATACCAAGTTGGAATCCACCTTTAATATACATAAGTTCGAGGTCAATTTGTTCTGATATATATTCGACATCTCCTAATAATCTGATATTAAGTTTTAAAGGGTCTCTTCCAAATATTCTTTCTAAGATGATATCGTTTGGATCAATAAACATATCTAAACTAACTATTTGGTAAGGAGAGTTCACAGATGAAGTTAGTCTAAGACGATATAAATCATTACTGTAATCTAAACCTTTAATCTTTAGTTGTAAATCGTATCTTCTACTTGGAATAAGTGTTCTTTCTTTTTGTGGCATCTTTAAAACCCTTTCTATTACTCTTTTAAATTTGTTCACTAAGAATAAAAATTACCGATTTTTAAACAAAAAAAGAGAGGGGACCGAAACTCTGAATCCCCTCTCAAATGGATCTGGAAAAGGAGGTCTAAACCAGACCCTTACACAAATTAACTACTTATAATACCTTTCAAGTCTGTTTTTATAAATTCAGAAAATGCTATCTTAACATTTAGTGGGTCACGTTTTAGTTCTACTTGTCGTTCTTCACAATCTACAGTAACAAGCAAAGAAATACCTGAAAATTGTTTTAATCCAATTCCAAATCCACATTCTTTATCAGCATAACCAGAAATCATTTCTTCAAATATTATTCTAGAAAGGAAGTGTGGATCATCCCATCTCTTCTGCATTGCTAAAGCTTTTTGTACACTCCAAACTACATTTGGACCATCATAGTGTCTATAAAAATATAATGGTCCATCTTCAGTTTTTATGCAAACTTGTGAGCTAGTTCCCATTATTTTCCCCTCTTATTAATCATAATGAATATGAATTTTGTGATGACATTTCACACAGATACATTGCCAGTTCCATTGTTCAAGTATCGTGTAATCATTACTTAAGCAATGCATCTCAAACTGTTTTTTCACTTTATGAGTTAAGCGATATTCTTCAAGAGAAATTCCACATTTTTGACAAACTGGTGATCCAAATAGTTCTCTAGCTTTTTCATGGTAATATCCATAAAGACCACCTTTCCAACTAGGATTACCTTCTCCTTTAAATTTCTCTCTAACTTCTAGTCTTCTCATTGGATTTTTATTTCCCTTATATTTCTCACTAAAACCTTCAGGTTTAGGCCCTTCATTTCTCCTATTTCTTTTATGAGAATCTCTCTTTTTCTCTCTAACTCCTGATTTGTTTTGAGAAATTTTTTGAGCTTCTCTATTTTTTCTATTGTGTTCTTCTGTTCTTACATAAACTCCCTTTGGCATATAACATTCTCCTTATTCTCATTTTCTATTTGTTCTCTTAAAATGGATCCAGATAAAAGGGTTAAAACCGGGATCCTAAATTATCCCTCAGTAAGCGTTTGCATCATTCGAGAAAACTCTACAGGAAGAATAAGAACCTTCTCGGCTATGTTATCAAGCAAAATTCTAGTATTGATATGCTTTTCAATAGTAGAAAACTTACAAATCGTATTAAAAAGGTTCCAAGCATTTAGTTGACTTGGATAGTTTTCTGAAATATAAGCAGAAATATCATTTCTCTTTTTCTTACCAATCTGTTCTATCATGTCTAAAACATGTAAGAAATCTGGTTCTGTAACTGGAGTATTAAAATTAGATTCAATAGTATTAATAATATTATCGTTGAAAACTTGAACGAATTCACTAACAGCAGATACTAACTTACTTTTAGATGAAACTATATGAATCTGTCTTAGTACTCCCAATTTATTTCTTAAAGATGAACCAACTCTTTCACTTCCACTTGTAACTGAAAATCCAAATGCAACTGTAACAGCTTTGTGCCCATTATAACTATTAGTAACTATTAGTTGTGGACAAACATCTCCTACTCTTTCAACTGTTTTTATATTTCTAATAACAATTTCATTCACCATTTCTGCAATATTATTTGATAAATGAATATGTTCTCCCAAAAGAGGTGTTCCAGCTTGTTCTACCATTTCTTTAATCTTTAAGTTTATAATATCGTGACCAACAAATTGGTAAGATTCAGAAACGATCCCAATAAATTCAGGACCCAAAGTAGTTGCAGATTGTGCAAAAATTCCAAGAAATGGTATTTGTTCTTGTTCTATACTTTGAAGTTTCTTATATTGAACTTTTCCAAATCTATCTTCATAAGAATAAACTCCGCTTGGACCTTCAATTAAATTCATCTCTGAAAATTTATCTGGAAATTTTTTCGTTAGCGTTTCTTCTTTAATCTCACTCATTACAGGAATTATAATTGAATCAAGATTAACTCTTGAAAGATCTTCTACAATATTAGAATTCATTTGGGTATCCATTAACTATCTCCTTTCAATGATAGCTCTTAAATAAATTGACCTTCCGTCGAAATCATATGGCGCTATTATTTCTTTTAATGTGAACCTTTGTTCTAGTTCAAAAAACTTTTTGATTCGATCTGTAGTCCATATACTGGCATGTGGACAAGATGGTTCATTAACAACTTCATAGGTTGTAATAATATCTTCTGATTCAAAATCTTTAGAAAAAGGATCTTCTTCTAGAATTCTCTGAGCTAGAAGTTTATAGTTCGGAACAATACAATCAATAATTCCTCCAGACTCTAAACAAGTAGCCATCAAATAAATAAAATAAAGAACATCTCTTTTTGGAATGTGTTCTAGAAATCTGTATATAACAATTTTATCAAATTTTACCGGATACTTCGCTAAAAATGCATAAGCGTCCTCTTTAAGATGTTTTATAACTGTTAATGATGGATCATTCAACCACAATTTATGCTGTGGTAAAATATCATAAATTGTGGTTGAATCTTCTCGATAATAACCACTATCCAAGTTTACTAGAAAATATGGCGGAGTGATATCTAATGGTTGTGCCTTCCCTGAACCTAGATTTAAAATTGTTAGTCCTTCTCGATTTTCCACTTTATCACCTCTTTTATTCAACAATAGCTTTAACTTTATCTCTAACCCGAAAAGCTCTTTCAGTGTTTAATTTTAGATCTTGTTTAACGTATTCAGCATTAGCAATAACTGATTGTGCTTCTTTAATTACTTCATCTTGACGAGTAGTTTCTTTTTGACACCAATCAACTCCTTTATTCAATTTTTCGACAACTTTATCAAACATACTCACTGCATCATTAATTAGATCAATACCTTTCATTCTTTTCTCCTTTTCTCTGGTAAATTTTCCAACACTTTTCGCACCATTTTTCATTAAGGTGAGATTTTGCGCCCCACGCTGATACAGGAATTCCAGTTTGCATAACTTGTTTCGTTCCACATAATGTAATTTGTCCATTCTTACCCGTTTCAGATAAATGATAAAAATAGTATCCCATAACTCCTTCTACTACTTTCATTGTTGTTCTCCTATAGAAATTCTTTACATATACTCATAGTAAACGGTTTAAGATAGAAATCAAAATATTTCTGTCTATCTATTTCTTGTGGATCTAATATTTTTGCTGTAGACTTCGAAACTTCTATTTCTCCAAATTGTTTTAAAAATACTGAAAACTTCTCATCATTATCGCCGCACGGAACACAAAAGAGACTTATATCTTCAGTTGTAAATAAACTATCTTTTATCCCTTTAAGTCCTTTGAAAACTGCTTCTTTATCATTGTAGTTTATTTTAGATAGTTTATAAAATAGTTCATCTATTTTAGGATATCTATTCGGAACTCCTTTGATAGTTACAGATGTAGAATCAAATGCTATATAAGAAGATCGATCGATAGAGATAATAAAGAGATCGAAAAACTTTTGTAAATCTAATGGTATATGAGTAGTAGTAGTCTTTAACAATTTCGTAATTAAAATTCCATCATACTGACGAATTATTATGTCTTTATCTAAAACATTGTTTTCTATTAAGTATTCACTAATAGTTGAAATAGTTATATCTCTTAGCATACTACCCAATCTTGGATTACCTTTAATCTCCAACCCAATTTGAATATTCCTTTTCTCTTTATTATCTTTATCTATTTTTGAAACATCAAAACCTAACCTTTGGAGAATCATATAGTGACAAGATGTGATATCGTAAAGATAAACTCCTCTTAGAAATAAATTACATGTTCGATTGATATCCATTTTAGTTACTCATAATATAAATGATAGTATCATCTAACTGCATCAGATGATTAACATCAATTACACCTTCTTGTCTACTATTTAACCAACTCACAGCTTCAAAGTTAGTTTTGATAGATTCCATTTGTTTTTCTACTTGCTTGTATAATAAATGAATTCTCTGAACATCTGCTGATTCCTTTAATTTATTCGTTATACTAGTAAAATCTGGGATAGGAACTTTAATGGTTTTGCTTCCTTTTCTTAACCTATCTCTTCCATAAGGTACTAACTGATTACCCACTTGGAGACAAAATACATTAATTAACCCATTCTTTAAACAATATGATTTAATGAAAATTCCATGATCATCACACCGATAAATTATTCTAAGAATGTCATGGTCAAAAACATCAACTACCCACGGAGGAAGGTTAACAACTTGTTTTGCCAAACATTTTTTAATTACCATTAGTTCTCTACTATCTGCTTCTGATGTACTATCTTTTTCTCCTCTAGTTTCAGGAACAGTTACGACTATACTTTTCTTCGAATTTACTCCAGCTGCAACTACTTTCACAATTCGAACTGATTGTATCTTTGCAGCATATTCTATAAACCAATCAGATAACGAAATCAAAGGAAGTTCAATAGGTTGTGTCACTACTTCAGATTTTTCTACATTTTCTTTTAGAGTTTCATCTTTCTTTTCCAGAGGAACAAGTTCTTCAATGTGTTTACTTGGGACTATATTATCTTTCGTGCCTTGTTTAATCATATCTAACAAACTTTCATTCATATCAAATATCTCCTTTCAATTTTAAGATTCAATCCATTTTTTCTTTATTCCTTCTTCCCTCCATTTTTCAAAATCAACTTCTGCAAATTCTTCTAAAGCTGCTCCAGCTAAAGCAAAAACTTTAATTAAGTTTTCGTAAGATAAGACTGGAGCTGAACCTTGTTCTTTAGACTCTTTACATGAAAGTAACCAGTCAGAGTTAAGTGACGTCCATTTATCAGAATAACTATTCCTAACTTTTTGTAAATAAGTCTCTAAAAATGATATGAAACTTGCAAGATTTAAACTTGGGTTATTTTTAAAATCCCCAAAAATAGCTTTTTGATATTCTCTTTCTTTAAGATACAATTGAATTACATCTTCTTGTTTCATATTCTTCTCCTTAATAAGAATTGTAAAAACGAATATATTTCAAATCTTTAGGTAGTTTTGTAATATCAACTTGAAAACCTTGCCTACCATTCCATTCTTCAACTGCTTCTGTTCTTTCAATTTCTACTTCTACTCCACTCTCATCTGGTTCACCGCCACCAAAAAAATCATCCACTTCTTTAGGGATTTCAACTTTTGCTTTTGTACAAGTATCATATACGGCTTTCATTCTTTTCCACCTTTCGTCGGGTGGTCTAAATCCTATAACATGTGTCGACATTCCCATATTCTTTTACCTCCTTTTTAACTACAGAAAATAAGTTCCATCAAAACCATTCTCTACACCTTTCCAATTTATAGCAATTGCATCACTTGTATGTATTGACTCTTGATGAGTACATTTAACAATCCAATCAAAAATATTTTCCTCTTTATTAAGTGCATCTGAAATTCTTCTAATAGCATCTTCTACAAATTGTGGATTTTCTGATGCAATTCTTGCTACTTCTTGTTCATCAATTCTTTGTAAAATTGGGTATGGAAGAGTTTTAATAACCTTCTCAACTATATCTATAATATCCTCTAACCAAACAATTTGAGGAGGTAAAACTTCAACTAGTACTTCACCAAAAGACCTTTGAGCATGAGGAAATCCTTTACCAGCTGATTCACAAAGAGAAGCTGAACACGGACAATATGATGCGTATTGAACTTTTACTTTTTCAAAAAATCTAAAACTATCTCCTCTTAACTTTCCCTGAAACGAACATTGATAATACTGTGGAAATACATGAGTAGTTTTTGGTGACCTTTTATAAATTGGAAGTTCAAATTCAAATTTTAAATTACTCTCATAAGAATTCGTTTCTACTGCTATCTTAAATTCTTCTAATATGTTCTTAATCAAAGGGTGTTTTAATGGTTTATCTAAGTGGTTCTTCAAAGTTCTTATTAACATTGACATACTAATCCCTTTTATTTTTGGTCCAAGATCAGTTGTCATAATAATGTTTGCTACCATTTCTTTTACTCCACCATATCTAGATTCTAGTAAAAATGGAGCTTTAACATTTTGTACACCTACTTGATTAATTCCTATTTCAAACTCTGGTTTTCCTTCATGTTGCAAATCCGGTAATTTCTTTTCCAAGTTTGTTTCCTCCTTGAATGTTTATGTATTTATTCCAGTTTGTTTCTTAGTGATCATAACAACCTCTATCTTTAAATTCCTGTTCGACTAGTGCTTCCCAATCTTGTTGTTCTTTACTATCTGTTAAATCATGTTCTCTATCATTAGAACAATAGAATTCTATATATGGATTGTCACCTTCTGGACAAAAAGCATCATTATTGTCATCTCTAAGAATATTTCCATATTCATCAATTCTAAATGACTTTGTAGGATATGTATAGTCAAATACAATTTCATTACCACACTCTGGACAAAATCTTTGTTCAAGCATTTTTTACTCCTTTTTCTTTAAGTTCTTTCACAGTAAATTCAACTATTCCTGCATAGAAAGTATCTAAACAATACTTAACACTTTCAGCATTTACTCTAAACCATTTCTTTTTACTTAAACCTCTATCATCATATTCAATTACTACTTTAACTTTTTTCTTCATTCTATTCTCTCCAAATTAGGAAAAGTCAAGTCAGTGAACACTCACAATTTTTGGTTTACTTTTCTTTTATTAGTTATTCACTGACTTGACTTTTCATCTTCTCTTTTTAAAACAGTTAGTTCAATATTCTAACTTCTCATCAAGATCATCAAGATCTCTTGAAAGAGTCTCTGTTTTTGTAATAAGAACTTTAATTGATTCAATAGTTCTTCTGTTCTTAGCAGAATCTTTAATTTCATCTGACAAATCATCATCTAAAATTATTATTCTCTTTCTTCTCCATTCCATACCATCTCCTTTAAAGCAATGAAGACGTTTTCATCTTCTCCTTCAAAGCAGCTAAATCAACATCTACATCTCCAGCTTCTAAATCCTTAAATTTCTTTTCTGGAGTATTAGATGAAATCTCAGCTAAGTCAGCAGATGCATGAGCTCCAGCTTCCATAGTTTCAATTTTGCTTTCCATGCTCTTCAAACCACCAAATGGATCTTTTGAACTTATGCCAGCTAAAGAGTCAGATGACTTCTTCATTGCTTTAGCTGTTTGTGCTCTAGCAATAAGTACAGTGGAGTTAGCTTCTGTATCTCGAACCTTCTCTTGCAGAGCTTCAACCATACCCATAGCATCTTGACTTTGTCTCTTCGAAGTCTCTAGAAGTTCTTTTAAACTACTTAATCTCGCCTCAAATTTTTTCTTTTCTGTAAGAGCTTCTTTTGCTAAATTATCATCACCTTTAGTTACATATGTTTCTGCTCTTTTCTGCCACTTCTCTACTTCTTTTTGATTTTCATCATATTGTGTTTGCAGAGTTCTTTCTGCAGTAAGAGAAGTATGAACCGCTTTCTTACATTCAACTAAATGCTCTCTAGCATCTTCTAAATATAACTTGATCATTTTTTCTGGATCTTCTGTTCCTTCTATTAACTCATTTAAATTAGCTCTAATAACATCAGTTGCTCTTTTGAATAGTCCCATAACTACCTCCTTCTTTTTAAGTATTTAAAATTTATCGAAAGTATCTTTTAGATCTGGAGAACCACCACATCTACCAGTAGCTCCTTCTGAACCAGCTGGACCCGTAAATCCGATATAACCAGAGTTAACAAATTTAAATGACTCTTTCCACTGCCAGTCGTTAAGTACAATTTGAGAAAAAGAAAGTTGATCTAAAGTTACTACTTTATCTGTTGATAACTCTAGCATTCTAATTACTCTGTCATAATCTTTTTCGTGATTTTCAGGAAATGGAAGTTCTAAAAATACTTCAATCTTCTTATGTTTGCTTACCTCTCTTAATTTTTGTCTTAACAATTTCTCAGCCTTTTTCCAATAGCCTTCTAATGCAGCTTGATAAATAACATTATGTTTATCTTTGTTTTCTTTCACAATTTCTAATACCTGTTTGACATCTACATTTACTTCTTTCATTTCTTCTCCTTCTTTATGATACTTGTTCTTTTAATTTCCAAATAGTCACTTTTAAAGAACCTTTCGCACCTTGAATCGCTGTTTTCTCCGATTCTACTAATCCTTTACTCTTAAGTTTTGGAAGAACAAGAGCTATTTTGTGCCATTCAGCAGGAGTATATTGATGAGAATTTATAGGACCTTGTTTTAGTAGTTCAATTACTTCTTCTTCTGACGAAATTTCTTTTACTTCTTTTACTTCTTTTTCTTCTTCCATTTTTTTTCTCCTTATTTTGGAATGATTTCAATATCATACTCTGAAATTACAAATCCTTTCAACATCATTATCCATCCTGTTTCTTCATTAACTTCTACAAAGAAAAGTTCTGTAACACCTTCGTTTACATCTCTATAAAAATCCCAGTATTTAGCTTCTTCTTTTTGTATAAAATCTTTATCTTTTGATACAATTCTTTGTTCACATAAGAACCCATCTTCTCCAGAGTTAAGAGTTTGATATTCAATATGCGTTCCATCTTCTTCATCAATTTTAAAAGTTTTGTGTTTTACTGCATCTAAAATTTCTTCTTTAAATTCAGACTCATAATAGATATCCAACCATAAAAGAGAAACTTTTTGATCAGCTAGATTTGATCGAAGTACATGAGTTCCATCTTTATCTCTAAGTAGATAGTCTGTAAGATAGAAGTGTTCTCTTGAAATAAGTCTATCATATTCTACAACTTCTACTACTTCGAGCACTTTATGATCTTTCCCCTCTGTTGGTTCTAACATCTTTGGAATTATAAAATCTCCTAAATGTAGTTTTAAAGGATTCGAAATCTCATCCTCTAACTTTTTTTCTGTAGAAGGATTTTTATCTTTATGAGTCCAATGTTCCCAAAGAGTAAATCTTTTCTTTTCTTCAGTCATTTACCCTCCTTTTTTAGTATCTTATTCTTCTAAATATAAACCAAACAACTAATAAAATCAATGCTATAATTCCTAACACTATAAAAATTATACCTAATGTACTTAATCCTTTATCATATCCAGCTGCGTCTTTCTTATATTGTAAGTCTGGATCAATTCCAGATTCATTGTAATTCAAATCTCTTTTTGTTCCTTTAGCTTCTAGTTCCTTAAACTTTGTTTCTAGTTCTTTTATCTTTGCATCTTGAAATCTTGAGTGATCTACACTATCCCAGTGGTGGAATAGCCAGAACCAGCTTGCATACATTAAAAAGTTACTACTATAGTAATCTCGATATACAACAACTGTAGTAGGTTGAACATAATATCCAGTAGGTTGTCGATTTACAAACACTGTTCTCTCTCTAACATCTCTTGTAGAAGCCATTTCTCGACTGTATTTTTTATCTTGAATACCATGAGATACTTTCCATGTAGAATAATTTTTTGATGATTGTTCCTGAGCTTTGGCTTTGCCTGATACCGAATCAAAACCTGGTCTAGCAGTTTGTGTTGCACTTTTTGAATCACTTCCGGAAAAAGTCTTTCCGCTACTTTTAGATCCAGATCCTGAAAAACTTTTAGATCCACTCCCAGAACTTTTGCTTGCCCCACTAGATCCTCCAGAAAAACTTTTAGATCCACCGCTACTGCTACTGCTGCTACTGCTACTACCACTTCTAGAGAAAACTAAATCTGCAGAGGTAAGCAAGAAAAGTAGTATTACCAAAATAGAAAAAATCTTTTTCATTCCATCCTCCTTCCATTAAACTTTTATTACAAAACGATATAACAACATAAGGTTGAAAGCTCCCATACATGCTAAAAAGAAAAATATTATTTTAAGTAAAATATTAAGTAAATTTTTTGATGTCCAGGTAACAAATAAAACTAAAAAAACTATCGTACTACTCCAAAGATAAACACTATTTATCATAACTTCTCCTTCTCTAAAATAAAACTGGGTCTTCAGAACGATGGGGACAACGCGCCTCTCAAGCGCCGCTGGTAGTAATAAACTTCTGAAGACCCAGTAATAAACAATCTATTTCTGTTCTTGTTTAAGTTGTTTCCCAGTTTTCATACCTATATCTAAACCTAAATCTTTAGCAGCTTTAAGAGATAAAAATTCCATCATTGCTTGAGCTCCAAATCCAGCTTGTCCTGTTCCTCCCGATGCATAAACAGGAACCCAATTACCTTGATACTTTGAAATTGCATCTGACCAATACTTTTGAGTTTCTACATATGCTGCAAGTTTCTGAGTTAAAGCTCCATCTGCATTCATAACCAATCTTTTTCTTTCTCCTTCTCCTTCACCTAAAAGAATCTCTTTCCTTTTAGTCTGTTCAGCAGCTTGAGCATCTAATTCTGCAACTCTCTTTCTTTGTTCAGCAGCAGTCACTTCTGTTGCTTTTATAACTTCCTGTTTCCATTTAGCTTCAGCGGCTTCTGCTTCACCTTTCTTAGCAACAGTGATAGCTTGCTGTTCAGCTTCTTTAGCTCTAGCAACAGCTATTTGAACTTGCATTAAAGCTGCCTGTTGTTGTTGAATTTGTTTTTCTACTAAGTCATCGTATTTAACTTCGTTAATTGATAAGTTAAAAGTTTTGATTCCAAAATCGCTTAAAGGTGATTGTTCAACTCTTTGAGGAAGTCCTGCTTTATCAACTACAACTTTAGCGACTTTAAAAGTCTTAACTACGCCTGTAATTGGGTCAGGTTTCTTCTCTTCAATTGTTTCAGTTCTATACACTCCTTTCTGAATTTGATCTTCAATAAGATTTAAAAGTTCATTTCTTTTTTCAGAAGCAGATTCAGTAGAACTCATCGTTGGACCTGTCATATAAACAGATTTCTCAATTACTGTTCTAACTAGTTGTTGTTGGACTGCATGTTGACTTCCATATTTTACATGTAAATTAGTAAGATTTTTAGAATCTACTGGCATCTCCCATGCAATTGAACCAGATATAGATGCGTGACTATTATCATTAAAACGAATTTTAATCGACTCATCTGCTTTAGTTCCTTGATCTTTTCTTAGGGAGAACCAAAACTGATCTCTCTTCATATATTTACTAACTTTTCCAAAACCTTGCCATTTTACTCCAGGAGTTGTATACCAAGTTAAGTTTCCTTTTAGTGGTGATTGTATCACCATTATACTACCTGCATCTAAGTTCTCGAAAATACTAAATGATAATACTAGAACAATGAAAAATGCAAGGAACCCTAGAACTATGACAAAACCTTTTCTGCCTAAAGAAATACCTGTTGGAAGTCCATTAAATTGTTTTTGTCCCATCATCTTTATCCTCCTTCTTTTTTTCAGTTTTTGGTTTAATTTTACTAACCTTTTCTTTTTCTTTCTCAATTTCACGTTCAATCAGCGCATTATCTGTTTCTTCTTTTACCTTTTCAAGTTCTTCTTCAAGTTTCTTACGTGTAGATCTAAAGAATGGAAACAAAGGAGTCCTTTTCCATATAGGAATAAGAACTTGAGTAACGAAAAATGCTAAGATCAAAATACCTAGAACAAGTTCAACAACTTCTAAGAAAAACATTAACTTCCTCCTTTCTTTTATCTAATTTACCCTTTGCTATTCTTAACCGTAATGATTACACCAAACCAATTTTAACCTCCTTTCTTAAAAAATGAGAAAATAGACCAGCCAGGACGTTCCACCTGTATTGACTAAGTGCAGTGCGTCCAGCAAATACCTGATGCGTCCATCAGTTCAGGTCTACATAGGTCACTGATCTATTTTCTCCTAGTGAGTGAGTAGGATTCGAACCTACTTTGATAACCAAGTTTTAATAGACCTTATTGCTTTTCTCTGTACCTCGGACTGGTCTATGCTGATCCTTGGTCTTGAAGGGTTATCCTATAAGCTACGTACAACTTAGCGTTTTCACCAGAACGCCATCACTCACTATTTCTTTACCCCCATGACTAAGAGATAATCATTTAGTAACTTAACAGACTCGGGCCTTTCATCCATAACTTTCTGTTCTCTACTTGATGGTTCACTCTCAATTTCTTTTCTAATTAACAAATTCTTTAGATCTATACAATCTGATTTAGTTGTCAACATTTCTTTTAAGTTGTGTGGTGCGTCATGAGCGATTATACAACAAGTTTCCATTTCTCCACACCTTTGACCTCCTTTATTTTTTCTACCTCCTAATGGTTGCATAGTTCTTCTTGCATATGAAGCAATACCTCTAGCAGCTAATCTATTTTCTGCTATATGAACCATTCTAAAGAAGTTTATATATCCAATTGCAACTGGTTCTATTGTTTCTCTACCATACTCTGGTAAGTAAACTTTCTCTTTATAAGGAGTATTAGTATAGTTCATGGCATTTTTGATCATTTCTTTTGAGGCAGATTCAAATGGAGGTTGTATCAAAACCAAATCTTGAATAAATTTTTCATCTATTTCTTCATTATCTAATTGACTTTTAAATTGAGAAAAATACCAATTATCTTTGGTATTATCAATTAGAAATATAAAGTTTAATAAATACTCTCCAATTTCTTGTCTACTCTTTCCATCTTTCAACATCTGTAGCATATTCTTCTTCAAGTTTTCTAGTGCCATTGCTAAGTGAGCTTCAAACACTTGACCAATATTCATTCTAGATGGAATACCTAGTGGGTTTATAACTATTTCAGCATGTCTCCCATCTGCTAACTTTGGCATCATGTGGTGTGGAAGGATTCTAGAAATTACACCTTTATTTCCATGTCTATTTCCAATCTTATCACCAACTGCTATTGCTCTAGTGAATATACCAAAAATCTCTATGTAAGTTCCATTAATTTTTTCTCCCTTTATTTTGTAATTTTCTTCGTTACCAAACTTATCTAACAGCTTCTCTCTAATAATACTATTCGCAGCATCTTTTGGTAAAGTATTTCGAACTATCTCCGCAATAGAATTTTGATATTTCTTTTGCTCTTCGATTTTCTTTTCCATCCAATGATTAAACTCTTTAAATGTCTGATTCCATTCATTTGCATAAACATTAACATCAGTCACAAAAACAAAAGGTTTCTTTATAGTTAAAGGCATTTGCTCTTCAAATAAAGAGTAATAATCTGATGGACCAACAGGTATTTCTTTAAGAATTGCATACGGCGTTCTCATACTAAGAACTTCAAATAAAGATTTTGAGTGCTCCCCTCTGGGATTTGGAAGTGGTTTATATATTTTCTCTTTCTTTACTTTCTCTATTTCTTCTTCCTCTTTAGTCCTATAAGGTAAGTCTAACAGAACTTTATTCTTTGACAGAGTAAAAGAAAGATCTATAAAATGTAAAGAAGTAAATCTTTGATCTGCATCTTTAACTAGTTTATCAGAAATTAAAATTCCATCTTCGTAATTATAACCACCGTAACTCATAATAACAGTTAGTAAATTCTTTCCAATATTAATCTTACCATTGTTACAGAAAATACTCTCAAATAGAATATCTCCTTTCTTAAACTTATCCCCTTGTTTAAAATACAAACCAGACACATAATCTAAGTTTTCTACATATATTCTTCTGTATGGGAGTTCAAAAATTTCTAAAGTTTTATCTTCATAAACTACTATTAAATACTTATTATCATAGTATAAAACTTCTCCATCTTTTTTAGCTCTCTTTAAAAATTGTGTTTGATCAGTATATAATCCTTCGCAACCAGATTGAATCATTGGTGTATCAAATTTAACTAAAGATATTGCTTGTCTCATCTGAGAAGAAGACATCTGTAACCTGGTTTGATCATCATGTTCTAGAAATGGAACCATAGAAACGGGAATAGATATTGGTTCATTTAGAGGATCTCCAAACCTTAAGTTCTCATCTAAATTTACGTTTGGAACTAAATCTTGTAGAACACCACAATTTTCTCTATCTGGAGTATCTACAGGACAAACTCTTCCAAACATAGTTGGACAAACATCTCTTAAATGTTTTGGAACATTTTCTCTATTAAATCCTCCTGGTCCTATCAAACTAGTTCTTGTTAATTTTGTCAGTTCATCAATTGGATTAATAGAAAAATCAAATTGTATAATATCTGATACATTACAATCAGATAAAATTTGAGAAGAACTAGTGCTAAATTTAACTGTTCTAGCTTTTCTAGATGCCATACACAAATCAAAGACTACTTTAGATACTTTAGACAAAATCATATATTCAAGACATCTAATCCTTTTATTTGTATAATCTTTATCATCTAGACCTTCTCCTCTAATAACTTCAACTATTTCAGATAGAATTGACCCAGTCTTAAAAAACTTTGCTGACATTATATCAGTCTTTAAAATCAAATCTAAAGAATAAACTACATCTTCTCCTTTTGATAAAGCATCATATTTAGAATAAGATTTTCCAAGTTCTTTGATAAAGTCTATTTTAGTTGTTTCAGGTTCAGAATCTGAGAGACTCTTCAAATCGTACACAAGAACATCAAGCAAACTTTTAACTTGTACTTCTTCCTCTATTTCTGATAAATGAAATGTTGATTCAAGATACTCTCGATCGTAGTAACAAAACATTAATAATGACAGTGGGACTTTTTTTCCTAACAAACTAATAGAAACATGTGGATAATTTTTTTCTACAGAAATCATTATAGTTGCAACATTCGTTCTTATCTTAATATTCTTTCCCCTCGTAACTACTGGTATATCAAATAACTGAAATAAAGGTATCTTTCTTCTTCCATTTATCATTATGTAGTTTGAATCAATTAATTTAGGAAAAGCCATAGTTAAATCTACTTCAGCATTACCTTTTTGTAGTTTAATTACAAGATTTTTCTTTAGAGTTCTGTCAAGTTCATTAGATGGAAAAACTCTTGGATCTCTAATACCGAATTCTGTGATCGTAAAACCTAACTCTTCAGCGGCTTTAAGAATTTCCCTAACTGAAGATTCTAATTTTTGATATTCATCTTCTCTTATTTTGAATACATTTTTGTCTTCGTTCAGTTTATAGTAAGGGTTTATTATTTCTATCATTTTTCCTCCTTATTGATTTAAATGGGTACACCATTTGAAAGAACTATTTCTATTTCATGTTGTTTTAAGATTCGCTCATATTTAGAAATAACGTATTCACAATCAGCAACTAAGTGAGTGTTAGTAATATCAGATGTATAACCCTCCCTCTGTTTACGATAAAAATATGGAAGAACTTCTTCTAAGTTAAAATCAATAGTTCTCAAATCTTTAAGAATTTGTTTCCTTAGATCTCGCAATGTCTCTGCTATGTAACTAAACTCTTTTACTCTGTGTTTAAAAGTTGATAAATTATGATAATCAATAGGCTCTTTTTCTTTAGGTATTTTAGGCATAGCGATTCTCCTAACAAAACTTTTCTCCTAACAAAATTTGGTCGAAAATTCCTTTGTAATTACCTCTGTACACTAAACCTTTTATAATATGAGTTTTTGGATTGGAAAACCCTAATCCAAGTAACCAACTCTCTTTACTTGGAATACTTTGAATACTGCAAAATATAGGTTTGACTTTATCTCTATTATCTAACATCCTCCATTTATACGGACCATCCCAAAGTAATTGACTTACTACACATTCAAAATGCACATGATAAATATCTCTACTCATATTGTAAACATCAAATAATTCGGAAACCAAATTCTCTGGAGTCTCATTCTTATCAATTTTATGTAGTAAATTAGATGCAGTACTTAAGTCAACAATAACATCTTTTTGCCTCATTTCTTCGTGCTCACCTCTAGTAGCAGCAACTCCACTAGTATGAAAAACTCTAAGAATAAGCTGAGTATTACATTCACCTAAAGACTGAGCTGCTAAAATTCCGGCGAATCTACTACTTGTGTGTTTGAAAAGATCTCCATAACATGTATGACATAAATCATAATTCTTACAATATATTGGACTTCTTAGTTTAATTCTTTTCCCAACTAGTTCTTCACAATTTTCTTTCGTAATTTTCTCTAATTTGGAACCATCAAAATAATAACGATCTACTAACATCTTAGCTTTCTTTATACTAGAAACATCTACATTTAAATAATCCGTGGTTCCACAATCTTCTAAACTTGGATCAACTTGGAGATTTGCACAAGCAAAGACTAGTTTTCTTGAAAGATAACCTGATGTTCCAGTGTTTAAAGCAACATCAAGTAAACCTTTCCTACAACCATAAGTTGAATTGAAAAACTCCTCTCTTGTTAGTCCATCTAGTAAACTATTCTTTATTGGAGTTGGAACAATCTCTCCATCAAAATTAGAAACAAACCCTCTAGTTAAAATTAACTGTCTAATTTGATCCCAGTTCCCTCTTGACCCAGACTGAACCATATAAGCATATTTAAAGTTATCTTTTAAAAACTGTTCTGTTTCTTCACTAGAAACTTTTGTTAACTGATCTGTTACATCATCTGAACAATAGAGAAACTTTTTAAACTCATCCGAAGTTTCAATTTCGCAACTATCTAAAGAAATAGTACAACCATATAACGTAGAATATTTAAAACCTAAGTCTTTAATTCTATCTAAAGCAATTGCTGTTACTCCTTCTGGATATGTATCTTTTATATTGTTTAATATTTTTAATAACTTATTACTAGTAACTACTCCCTCAACTAACGAATAATCAAATGGTAAACACTCGTTAAATATTTTAACTGACTCCGGAATAAGTTTTCCTTTATATTCAACTTCTTTAGTTAGCTCTGGAAATTGATTTGACGTTAGGAGGTAAATTCCTAATATTATATCTTGTGATGGAATAGTAGTCAAACTTCCATTAGCTGGATTAACAAAATTCTTGGTAACTAGAAACTTATCTATTATTTCTTTTTTAGCTTCTTTACTAACAGGAATATAAGCAGCCATTTGATCCCCATCGAAATCAGCATTAAAACCAGAACATACTAGAGGGTGAATTTTAATAACATCATCCATTGTCAATTTAATTTTAAAACCCACCATACTTAATCGATGTAAAGATGGTTGTCTGTTCAACAAACACATTTCATCTTGAGTAATTTCATTCACTGTATCGAACAGTTGTGGGTCTTTGTATTCTATACATTCATCTACAAAATCAATTGCTTTATTTAAAAACTTAAATTTACCAAGATCTATCAATCTCTTTGATATTTGTAGTTTATATAGTTCTAAAGCCATAGTATATGGTAATATACATTCATTCAATGTTAACGTTGGATCTGGTACAATAACAGCCCTTCCAGAAAAGTCAATCCTCTTACCTAAAATATTACCTCTAATTAATCCCTCTTTCTTAGATAATTTACTAAGAATATGTGTATATAATTCGTTTACGTCTTTTTGGACTTGTCTCCAATATTGATAGAACAATTCTTTATTACTATTAACTTCTACTATAGAATCTTTTATAATTGTCTTTTTAGTTAAAATTTGAATGTAGTACCTATTAACTTCGTCTACCACTTGATTATTTTTATTAGACGACCTTGTAACTGGTCTTAAATCTGGAGCAAGTACAATTATATCTCTAATTAGTAAGTTACTTATATTAGCTTTTACAAAAGCCCAAGTAGGAGAATCATTATACTTTATACAATCATCAGCTAAACTATTAACAATTTCATAAATGGCTTCTGTTCGATCCCAAACTCTACCAAATTTTGATGTATCTATATGGTCAGTAGTTACTGCATATTCACCTTCATCTTTATACATAACACTTTTTTCGTTTTTCATCAGTAAGTCAATTGATTCCATTAAGTTACTTCCCCCCGCATAAACTAGAAGATCATAGAACAAAGGGTTTACAACTTTAAAAGGTAAAACTATTTTAGCAAATCTACTTCTCCTTTCATAACTATTAACTATATCTACGTCGCATATAGAACAAGTACCACCTGACCTTGATATACCATAATAAATACCACACTGGCATGTATAGTTTCTAATTGGGCCAAAAATCTGTTCAGAAAATAAGCCCTCTGAATGGAACTTTCCATTTCTATCCATTATTTTTATCGACGATACTTCTTTAAGGTGTTCACAAAATTTTGCTATGTCCAACAGTTCTGGCATGAGCTACCTCCTTTTCAATTAGTTATTCTTCTGTAGGCCATTTATCCAAGACCATTTTGTAAGATTTATCTTCTACCATTTTTCCCATCATTTTTTCAATATCATCCCCTTCTCCTGTTAATTGACCTTTTGCTTCAAGTCGAAAACGCGGAAATCCAACAGTTAATTCAGTATCTCCTTTTGCAAATAATTTTTTATCAGAAATTAAAAGTCTATTACCTCTCCTCATAAAATATACAATCCTCATTATTTTATCTCCTTATTTCTTAAACTGTTCTAACATAAAAGTTGCTAAAATATTAAAATGATGTTTAACTTGTTCGGAAATCATTTGGTCTATATCTTCTCGAATTTCCTCAATTATTTCTTTAACCTCTTCCTTAGTGATTTGTCTTTCTCTGTTCTTTATAGATTCTCCAACTCTCTCTTCAATTTCTTCATCTAGTTCTCGATGCAAAACTTCTTTTATCATATCTTCGTTTATCTCTTTTTTATCTAGTACTTCTTCTGCTGCCTCAGTTGCTGCATCACATGCAATGTCTCTAATTTGATCTTCGTTTAGTTGATCTTCTTGAACAATATCTCTTACTAAATCAACAAGAGCATCATGAAATTCTTGATTTATAATATTTCCATTACTCATCTTTCCTCCCCAATTCTTTTACTTTACGATGATAATGAATAATTGTATTTTTATCTGAACATACTTTTTCTAGTTTCTTTCTACTTTCTCCAACTAGAACATCAGAAACTTTATGTAATAGTTTTTTAAACAAACTTTCAACGTCATCTAAAATTTCTTTAACTTCATTTTGTTTGGGTTTCTCTTCATCCATCTAAAAACCTCCTTGTATATGTACACCGATCCCATGGCATAAAATAACAGTTGTCGAGATTAAAAGTTCTCATAATATACTTTAATCTTTCATACATTTCTTTAGTAAAAATACTATCTTTTATTCCTTCTGGTAAACAAAACATTCCATTCTCTGGGTCACAGTTTGGATGTCTACTATTAACTAATCTAACACCCTTCAAAATATTATCGTTAAAAATTAGTTCATATTTATTTATTATAAACTCTGGATCAACAGATGTAATATTAAAGACTTTATCTTTATGAATTATTGTATCAGGAACTAATGGAGACTTCTCAATGTTTTTTCTCAAGATGTGTATCATAATCTCCTCCTTTCCATTACTATCCCCAACTTCTTCTTTTAGAAATTTTAGTACATCTTTAGGCAGCTCCAGTTTCTGGGATGAGTTCAATATAGAAGCCATCGGAATTATTTTTTAGAAGAATAATATAATAGTTAAAGACAAAAGGAAGTTTAATAATAGATCGTAAGCACGAAATAACATCCTCAATATTTAGTAGAGAATTTCGTGGAACTTCTTTCCAAATTAAAGAATTTTCTTTATCTCCAAAGTACATTGTTAACTTATGTTTCTTGTTCACATCCAAAATACGATCTGAACATTCTGGTAAGTTTAAGAAGCTAGAAGTATCTTCTTTTAAATCTAAAATCATATCTCCTTTATTTTGGATTACTTCTGATGTCTTCCTACAAATATAATCTAGTTCAACTTTGTGCACTAACTGCTTTTCAATTAAATCAAAAATCAATCCATTCTGAATTAATAAGCAAGTTGTAAGCGCTGCATTTCTTAAATCTGTCTTAGTTAGTTGAGAAGTGTACATTCCTTCATAGTGTTTATTGTAACTAACATCTTTTCTACAATCTAATACTAAGTATCTAGAAGTTATATACATTCTAACATCTACTTCATCAGTTCTATCATATGTAAAATCTCTACAATCTACTACTAAATCTACATCAGGACGAACAAGTAACCACCTTGAAGAAGTTCTTCTCAAATTATCATACTTATCTTGAACAACCAATACTTTCAGACAAGGGTTGTTAGATAATATAATATCTCTCATAGCATTTACTTTAAATCTTTCAACGTCTATTTTTCTATAAACAGAGTTGATCAAGTTCTTTTCTTGAACTGTATCATAATCTATAAGAACTAATTTTTCGATTGTTTCAACCTTTGATAAACTATCAGAAAGAAAACTACCTAAACTACCTAGACCAACTACTGCAACTGAAGAAACTTTTCTCACTCCTACCTCCTTTCTAGAAAAAGAAGGCTTGGAACTTATAAAAAGTATTATAACATACTTTCTAAAAAATTCCAAGCCTTTTTTACTATTTTTCTATCCTTTTCTTGAAGCAGGTTTCAGAAACTCAAGGTTATCTCCAGATCTCAAAACATAATCTGATTCGACAGCTCTACCATTAACTAGAGCATTAATCTCTAGCGGATCAACATTAAGTATATGTTTGTAAATTTCTGCAGCCTGTCCAACATTCTTTCCAACTAAAGGTTGATTAAAACTTGCTGCACCAGCAGACACATGAACTGTAGTTTCAACCTTACTAATACGACCATCAGATCTAAAGATAGAAGAATGTAATTCAGTTATAATTTTTTCTTTTTTGTCTCGAGGTGTAGATGATCCTTTGCGACTTCTCAAAGCTTCTATAATATCATCTTTTCTAGCCTTCGACATTCCAGGAATTCCTTTTTCACGACAAATTCCCCTAAGTTCTGCAACAGTTCTTTCTTCATAAGATGCCATAACAATAATCTCCTTTTATTAAGAATTTTTGAGAAAGATAAATAGAAACTATTTTTCACCTCCTTTTCCTTGATATTTTAGTACTATATTCTAACGCTAGCTTCGATAAAGTTTTTCTTCTGTTCTTTTACTTTTCTAATTTTAGAGTCTGCTTTCATAGTTGTAATATCAAAATAAACTTCTGAATAAGTGTACCTTTCGTCTAGAACGTTGTAGAGAGATGCACACATAAAAGACGCGACCATTAAATTTGTAAAATACAATTGTGGTTCACTTTCTGCTAACTCTTGACAACTTTTTTCTTCTGGAGATTTATCTTCTGGATTTTGTATTTCTCTATGATAATCTGTCAAATTTGGAAGTAGTTTCTCTCCATTTTTTTTCACAAACAATTGAATATTGCCATTTAATAAATCGTTTCCGCCAGAAATTAAAACTATATCATTTATATCAGAACAATAATCTGAAACGATTTTTCTTGTTTTATGATTATCTACACATAGAAGAACTATATCTTTTTCTTTAATTATATCTTTAACTACTTCTTTATTTACAAATTTTGGGAAACTTTCAAATATCATATTTGGGAACTTACTACCCAGTTCATTTTTCTTTATTTCTGCTTTATTTCCAAATGTAATAAAGTCTTGTCTTTCTAGATTTTTTGGTTTATACTTATCCCCATCAACTAATAATACCTCAAATATTGACGATTTATTATAGTTTAAAAATCTTGATACATGTTCTGAAAGTATAGAACCGATTCCTCCCAGTCCGCAAATTACAATCCTTTGAGTTTTTGTCTCCATTTCCAATGTCTCCCTTTAGTTCCAGAAGGTTTTCCTTTTAATGATTCACTAATTTTTTTCCTTACTTCTGGTCTTTTAGTTGGATTATTCTCTCCTACAATCTTCGTATTTGACTTTCCAGTTTTAGCTTTAGTTATTTTGTCTCTTACTTCTAATCTTTTCGCTGGGTTATTTTCTCCTTTCATCATGTTTGAATGTTCTGGAAACTTCTTTCCAGTCATAGATCTCCTTATTTTCTCTTTTACTTCATCAGGCAAACGTTTTCCAAGTCTACTTTTTCTAATATTTTCTTTAGTTTCTTCTGAATGATGTTTTCCGTACATTGGATTATTTTCTCCAGAAAATTCGTAACCGCTAAATCCATCACCTCCATCTGTCAAATTGTAACCTTTTATACGATTATTAGAATCATAAAACTTAATCCAGTATTTTTCTTTGTCATTAAGTTCTTCTTTAGTTTTTGCTGAATCTATAATAGAAATTTCAAAATTTTCTATTCCATATTTTTTAATCGAATTATGAAAAGCTGGACTATCTCCGACTTTTAAATGGTATAAAATTCTCTCTTCTAACGTAAACTTAGTTTGTCCAATATAAATCTTACCATTAACTTTGTTTTGGACCTTATAGATAATCATTTTACATCCCATAATACTCCGGAAATAAATCTTCATCTATAGTAAGTTCTTCTTCCGGAGTTACTCTAAATTTTTCTTTCAGTAGTTTCTCATCTTCAGGAGTTTCTTTCTTAAATGGACATACTAAACATGGATCATTCTGTCTATAAGTCGCTGTTTTAACTTTTGTACCTTTTTCATTTTTTACATCGCTAATTAGATCTTTAATATCCATAATTGATGTAAATTGTCCATAACTATAAAATGGTGATCCTAATTGGTTACGTACAAACATTGGATACTTTCTTTCAACAAATTTCAGCCATTCTGGATCAAACTCAATTTGATCCGAACCAGATACTGCATATAAAGCTCGTCGTTGATTAGATGTTTGAACTAAACCTTCAATATAATCTAATGGATTAACTTTAAATCTTTTTTTGTTAGAAACAATAGAAGCGACTGCACTAAATTCTAGATCAGGTACATATCCGATCGTAATATGTAGTCCTTCAAAATGTTCCTCATCATCAATATCTGTCCCAGAATGAAAAGCAGAAAAATTTGAATGACTATGGATGGAGCAAATTATTGCGTAGTCTTTTGGAGACCCCATCCTTACAGCTTCACAACCAGCATACGAAACTTTTTGATATGGAACTCTTATTTTAAACTTCTGTTTTGAACTATTATAAAGAAGAAATACTTCACATTCTGATTCATATAAACTATAAATTTTTCTAAAGAAAGATAAGATCTTACAAAATATCTCTTTCGGAATTTTTGGAATTGTCATTTTTGCATAAGGAACAGCAGTTCCCGCTAAAAATGGTATTCCATCAACTGGAGTTAAACTTTCAATAAGACCTAGTTTCTTCTTTACAAAGACTCCATTTTTTGCAACTAAATAGTAAATGTCATCATTTACCACAACTTTTTTCTTGTCCATTAAGTAAATTGGGAACATTAAATATTTCCTCCTTTCTTACCCAAATAGGCATTAGATTTCTATGTTCACTATTATTCTTTATATATGTATTATAAAAACTTGGAACTACATCTAACCTTTCAAATCCTTCTTCTTCTAATCCACGTTTGATAGTAAATCTTGGATTTGGTATTCCATATAGAGAATGACTTGCTCTCGCAATTTCTGGACACCTACAGAAACTATAATTAGCTTGACACCTCAAAACAGCTACTGTCTTGAAAATTCTATTCAATGCAAAGAAAATATTAGTCGTGCAACAATTAGCAGACTTCATTGAACAGACCAAATCACCCGGTTGTATTTTGATATTACTAATGTCCAAAGGAGAAACTCTAAATTTAAGAAAAGTTCTACTTGAAGGATCTAAAAAGTTAAAATTATTAAGATTGTCTTCTGTAGCCCAAAGTGTAGATAGGTTTGAACACAACATTAATGGAATACCGTTTGGAGTGTCTGTTAAAAATCCAATCACTTGGTGACAATCTTTCTTTAGGAAATTACTAACTTTCGTTTTCGCAATCATTTTAAAACCAGACTTTATTCCAGCAAACTCCGATGATATTTTTCTGATACTCCCAGTAAATATAGTTGATCGATTAAAATCTATATACTTTGTTTTTGTTACATTTCCAGAATCATCAACAGTAACTATACTAACTACATTTTGATCTGACTTCTCAAAATCTGTTATAGTTTGGATGCAACAAATTGATTCAGGTTTTGACCAGTTCGCTACGATTACTTTATCTCCAATTTTAAAGTCTATATCAAAATCAAAACTTGGAATGAATAACCTCTTTTCTTGTACAATCCTTTCAGATTGTTCTCTTACTGTAGCCGGTCTTAATGTAGCGCCACGATCAGAAACATATAAACAACTGTTTTTAATTCTATAACCTTTTTCAAATAATTTGATTCCATATCTACTTATTAATAACTCTTCTACTGAACTTTCATTGAAAAATTGGTACCGATACATTTCATCTAAGCTAAAATTATAGTTACCAGAAAATTTAAAAACCATTTCATCAACTCCAGCATTTCCTAGTCCTTCAAAAGTTCTTAAATTAAATTCTCCCTCAAGAAGATTTGGCAGATATATCCGCGCTCTAGAAATAAAATATTTTTCTTTCTTTTGAAGCTTTACACCATTAATTGTTATTTCATTTTCAGTCATTGTATTAAACTTAATGTTGTCAAGAATATAGAAGTCTCTTCCACATTTAGCAAGTACTGTTCCATCTCTATCCTTAAGAAGTTTAGAAATAGTACTAAAACGCTTTTCTTCTGGGAAATTAATTAAATCACCAGTCTTTACTTGTTTTCCTGAAACTTCACAAGATTCTAAATGATCTTTACTTCTAATACCTTTAATCAATTCTTCTACTAGTTTTCTAGTTACTTTAAACTTCTTCATATTATGATCTTCATCTTCGGTTATTATTTGCTGTACTACTGATCCCACACCACTTGCTAAAAAGTTAACTATATAGTATTTCTTTTCGTCAACGACTATTTCTTCTCCACAATCTAAGGTAATTCCATTATCTGCATCTACTATCATTTGTGATGCACTAACTAACAAATTTCGTTGAACTTTTCCTAGTGCTGGTAAACAATCAGAATGTAAAAGTCTAACAATAGAATTATGAGTTATTTCTTCATCGTTCATCGAACTTGAGAATTTAGATTCTATAACAGATTTTAAATCCGGATGAGATTCAGAAACTGGAATAAAATTCTCACTTAAAATAAACGAAGGATCAGTTTGACTATAGTGTTGCCAATGTAAAAATGTGCAAAGATGTGGATTATCTCTATATAGTCTAAAATTTTCTGTAATCTCTGTATTAAATATACTGTTCCAAAACTGACCAATTACTATTGATACTTTCTCACTAATTGGTAACTTTGCTGGAACACTAAAAGTACCTAAACAACATACATCACGACCATCAATATTAAGAAGATTACACTTAAAAAGTAAATCTTTTAAATCTGTTAGTGGACTTGTTCTATAATAGATTGATAAGCCAAAATAAGTTGTTTCAAATTGTGAAACTATATAAACTATATAAGGAAAAGATAAATTAAATCTATATATAGTCTCTCCAGAAACAAGTGTATCACGTTCTCTTTCACTTTCATCTGATCGTAAACTTGCTTTTCTCTCTTCTACAAAACTCATATCTTGTAAGAAATTTTCGTATCCAAATTCTTTCGACTTTCCTGTTAGTCTCAAATTTTCTATTGTACTCTCAAATCTTTGATTCGTTCTAATTGTTCTAATACATGGTTCGTCTTCTATTATGAATAAGTTAATATCTCTTCTTGAAACATAAAATCTTATGTTTCTTGGTAGCAACTCAAAAGTCTCTAAATTTCCTCCTATATAAGACGAAATATCTTTTGTAAATGCAGTGAAGATTTTCTTAACTGGTTTATAAGCTGATCTTATTCCGGTTGGTGAGTGTACTTGAACTAAGCTTGTAAATCTTTCGTCAATAACTAATTGATGAGAATACCTCTCGCAAAGTTCTTCTTCTATTTCTTTTACTTCTTTTATTTCTTCTCCATTTTGATCTACTGCTCGTGGTGCTTCTTCCTCACGTAAATCTTCCTCTTCTGTTTCAGAGATTCCAAGCTCTCTTAGATATTCTCTAACTGGACCTGGCATTACAGATATTACTTGATCCAAACCATCCATAACTTTACCTCCTTTGTAACTTTAGTTTCCTCTTAAAAACTTAAGTTTTTCTAGATACATTTCCACAATTTCTCGGTTTAACATTCCCTTACATTCCCATACTTTAGACCGCTTTGTAACTGCAGACTCTTTCTTTAAACGTGTCCAATGGGAAATAATAAACGTATTTTTCTCTTCTCGTTCTATACACAGAAAATTATATCTTTGAAAATCTCCCGGACACTCTAAAGCTAAGAAAACATTTGGACCAACTGGTAAAAAAGTACTATGTAAACCTTTTAGTTCTTGTTCAGATATCTTATCACAAATCTTCCTTAAAATCTCATCTTCATCATTGCTTTTCATTTCATTAAGAAGGTCACTTAAAATTGTCATTGCCTTTTCAGCCTCCATATTCTTACAAAATGTTTTCTTCAACTGCTTTTGAAAATCTAAAAGAAATTTATCAACGTTAGAGACTTTTCCACTATTTATTACAAATAGTAGAAAACTAACTAGAGAAATAATTCTAGGAAGTACTTTTTCCGTTTCTGTTTGTGGACTTAACGGATCTTGAATAAAAGAGACTCCCTCATCAACAGAGCCATCTAGCGTTGAAAATTTCTCATTAAAATTCAAGAATTTTAGTTTCGTTAATCTTAGAAGACATTTATCTAAAGAGTTTACATAAACCGTTTTCGAATTCGAATCTATTTCGAGTGTCCCAATTACATTTTTCACTATTCGCATATCTCACATTTTCCTCCATTCACTAAACTTTCTTCTTAACAAAAAATCTTTCTTTAGTAGGAGTATCTAACCATTGTACTTTATCGAATAGAACACTTCTCCAAGCTTTCTTCTCAATATCATAAACATGAAGAATATTCTTATCGATCAATTTTAGTATCTCTGGAAGATCCAGAGATTTAGGTTTATCACCATCAGGAATTGTATCGAATTTCAAAGTACATTTCATTACTCTCATTGTTCCATCTTTCTTCTGAAACCTAATAGTAACGAAATCCTCAGACTTTACTTTCTTTAAGAAATCAATTGCTGATTGAATTACATTGTCTGCCATTTTAACCTCCTCTGATATTGTCTGAAATTTTATCAGACATTCCCCTTTTTCTTTTAAATGAGATTTAAGTTTTCGAACACTTTCAACAAGCTTATTGAATAAAACAGGATAAATATAGTCGTCATCAAATAAACCTTGTTTAGATACAAAATAGTTTATATCTGCTTTCTTTTCAAGTAAGTTAGAGATACTTTTTGGATTTGCTTTATCCTTCTTTCTATAGATTATATAGTACTTTTCATTCCGTTCTCCTAAATGTCTATGGTCTCTCATATACGCAATAACAGATTTAATTACACGCGATGTTGGAACTAATCCAGTTTTGCAAATAGTATCTTTCAACATATCTTTAGTAATAGTATTCTCAATTCCAACTTTTTGATAAAGGTTATACTTTGCTGTTAAAGCTCTTTCTTCAACTCTCATTTTTCACCTCCTATCTAATGGTGACAAAGGCAATCAATATCAAAACAGTTATCACAATAAACCAACCTAAATGGCTTAGGAACCAACCTGCATGATTTGTACACTTATCTATATGCATTTTCTTGTCACCTCCTAAGGTAGTCTCTCAGACATCAAATAATAACCATCTCCTATTTCATGTGAAGAACCAGTTTTTGGCATCCAAAGACCAGCAACCACTTTATTTTGAGATAAAGGTGGATGCCATTCAGGTTCTATTTGAATAGTATCACCTTGTAACTGATCTGATTCATAGTAACAATATCCAATTTGAAGTCTAACTTTTAAACCTTTATTTTTAACCATATCAACTGCAGCTTTATTTAACTTTATACTCCACACTCCATTTTTTTCAGTAGCTTTCAAAATAGTTGGTTTTATCTTCGGTTTAGATACTTCTTTTGGTTTTGTAACTTCTGGTTGTTTAATTACTGGTTGTACTTTTGGTTGTACCACTTCTTTTTTAACTGGTTCTATTTTTACAACCTTACTATTAATATACAAATTGTAAATAAAAATTCCGATCAAAATACCTAATACAAGTACAAAAAGTTGTCTATGTTTTTTAACAATAGCAGAAATACTAAACATTACAACCAGTAGTATTTCAAGAATTTTTCTCATTTCTATTCCTCCTTTTTTCACAGATTCTTTATTAATCATATTGTCTCTTACTAGAGTGTATGGGGTTTTCTCTTCTTCATTGTTTCGCTTATTTTTCTCTTATGTTCTATAGACTTAGACTTCTTTAACTTTTCTTTTACTTGGGGATTATCCATACCTTCTTTTGTACGTTTACTAATTAATTCTTTTTCTTCCTTAGATCGGTGCGTTCCAAATCTTCGATTATCTTTCCCAGACCTACCAAGTTTCTCTCTTACTTCTGGTCTTTTAGCTGGATTATTTTGTTTCATTCTTAATGATTGACCTGGATTTTTCTTCCCTTCTCTTCCAGAAAGTTTTCCTTTCTTTGCTTTACTCAGATTTTGTCTCTGAACTTCAGTAAAAATATACCCAGCAGGTGATTCTCCTCCATCTGTTAGATTATAACCAAATGGTACTTTACAATTATAAAATTTAATCCAATATTTTTCTTTCTCATTGAGTTCTTCTTTAGATTCTGCTAAATCTATAACTTCTTTCTTAAAGTTCTCTTTACCATACTTTTCAATCGCTCTATTTAACCAAACTCCAGACCCTAAATATCTTGGATTATTTTTAGAGTCTTGACCTACGTAAATCTTTCCATTAATTAAATTTGTAGTTTTATAAATTATCATTTTAATTTCTCTTCTCAGTATGAAGTAATAAATCATTATAACTTTCAGTATGAGAAATAATTTGACTCATAATAATACACGACCAGTTACAATTTCTACAACTCATTCTCTTATCTCTTGCTAAACTAAGTTTTAAACCAGGGTGGAGTTCTCCAGAATCTAACACAAAGTTTTCGATATTAAAATGAGCTGGAGTAAAAATACCCCTGATCCTTAAACATAATCTAATACTTCCATCAGCATCTACTGTTAAGTTATGAACATCTTTCTCAATCTTACAATCTAGTTCTGACGGTAATATTTCATATATTTTATCTAAAAGGATACCTTTCATATGAACATCTAATTTATCATCGATTATCTTATGAAAGATTTCGTAAACTTGTGGAGACTTTGGAACTAAAATATTCTTATCTGTAACATTTGAAAAATCATAGAAATCTGATTTAGCAATATCAATAACTGTTATATCACTATTCACTCCAAGATCTGTTAACATCTTTACAAGGTCATACAAACAATTAATTGAATCCCGATCAACTGTAATTTCTGCAACCAAGTCTTTAATTACACTTCTAAGTTTAGTAAACCTTTCTAAAGCTTTAACACTTTTCTTGTACTGATCTGTAGTTATATTTTCTCCAGATACTATAATTGGATCTACTGACGAAGTTAATCCTGTGACGTAATCTGTCTTCAAAAATAAGTCATCAATAGCTCCTTGTACTTCATCACTATTATTAGTGATGATAGTATAATTAATTTCTTCTTTGTTACAGAAATTAATTATTTGGGGTAAATCAGTCCTCAGAAGTGGTTCACCTCCGTAGAAGATATGAAAAGCATTTGAATTGTGTTGTTTCAATTTCTTAAGAGCTTCTATTATATCTTCAGTTTTCATCTCATCTTGTTCATAGTGTTTTAAATTTGGGTATGCTTGGGGAAACTTCTTGTAATTTCTAGAAATCCTACAATATGAACAGTGAAGATTGCACCTGCGAGTTAGCAACCAGCTAACTATATGGACCTTATCCATTTTCTTCTCCTTGTTCAATGATCTTAAACCTCCTAATTATTATTGTTTCATAAACTTTTCCACATACCATTCTAGGTTCCTTTTGTAAAGCAAGACCTCCTTCATACTGAATTTCTCGAAGTGTAGCATCTGAATATTCACCAACAGTTATGCCTCTTTGTAAATCTTGAAGTGCTCGTTCTGCTTCTTCTTTGCTTGCAAAAGCACAAAATCCATCTCCAGTAGATCCATAAGAACCATATCTATCGTTCCAGAAAATCCATCCTGAATCTTCTTTCTTATACAGTTCTCTAGAAAACAATTGGACTAAATTTCCATGGAGATTTTTTGAGAAAAGTTTCCATGCATAGCCTGATTTTTCAATCGGTTTATATTCTTCGTGTACTAAGTTGCACATTTTTACTCTCCTTTTAGTACCCCGTACTTTACAATAAGTACTAAATAAAATACTAAAACTGCTCCTACAAACCATTTATTCATTTTCTTCCTCCTTTACAATTCTGACAACAAAGGAGATAGATTATCTCTAATCCATCTGCACATTTATTTATATAATTGTTTATCAATTTGATAAATTCTTAGTTCTCTTCATACTCAATATCAGTCCAATCATCTTCATACATTTCTCTCATCTTTTGATTATATGCTTCCTTTTCAGAAACTTTTTTAGACGTTAAAAGTAAAACATAATCAGAACTTCCCATATCAATATCATTAACATCTTTAACATTACAGTTATTCACAAAATCTTTTAGTACTTCTATTGGAAAATTATGACTACATCCCCATGTTATCATTCCTAAAACTATATCTTTTTTCTTTTCTCTCTTTTTCTTTTCTTTCTTATTAGCTTCTTTATATACTAACCATTGACCTTCTTCTTCCTCTTTAAGAATGCTAGTTTTTTCTCCACTATCTATATCTTTCATTAATATTTCTCTACCTTTCTTTATTACTTCCATCGGATCTGATGTTCTAAGATCCCAAGATGTATGAAAAACTAACATTCCAGGTTTGAGTCCTTCAGTAAAAACATATCGTCGTTCTCCCATCATTTTCTCCTACTTCTGCATTTGTATAGAAATATTTCCAGTGGAATCAACACAGAGTTCTCTATATTTACATGTTAGTTGATCACAATATCCACTACACTTTCCAAAACAATCAAAATTCTTTTCTCGCAATTGTCTCTGTCTGTATATTGGTGTTAAACATTCCTTCAAACATCTTCTACACAAACCATGACTTATATCATCTTTCCTACCCCTCCCCCAAATTTTCCCACATTTGACACATTGATATACCATTAAACCCTCCCACCCCAGTTAATCACTTACTCATAATTTCCAGAGACATAGTCAATATTTTTAACTTTCAAAATTACTCTTCCTATGTCAGGTGCTCTCCTTTCTTTCACAGGTTTCATAACAAAACCTTCTCTTATTTGATCTATGGGGTTACCATCAGGACCTAGTATTTTAGTTTTACCACTAGCAAACTTATCTAAACCAATATCTTTAATATATTCTAACTTTGCTATTTCTATAACAGGAACAATTGGAATGTTAAAAAGTTTCATAATACCATAAAATTCAAACCAACTAAGATACTTCTCGTCAATAGATAAGTCAATCGCAACAAAAGAAATTTTTCCTGGTTTATGTCCATATCTTAATTTCTGAACCCATCCATAAACCTCTCCAAATAGGATAACTGATTTTGCTTTGTACATTTCTCCTGTCATCGCTATTAACATTTGCTGAACGTCTGAATGTCCATCTTTATCACAGTCACCTTTTGCATATGTTAGAGGATACCAGTATAAATTCTCAGCCCAAATATCTGGCATCTTTTTTCTAACGTTGTGACTTCCTGCCATCCATTCATTTTCCACAAGTCCTATTCTCGAATTACACCCATGGATCTTCTCTGTTAGTATTACAAATTCGTCATCATCAAATACATTTGGAAAATTTCCATAGTTTTCAATATCAGTATACTTGTGAAATAATGGATGTGAAACCTCCATATCACCAGTTGCAAATTCGGGGGGCGGTTCCCATTTTTCTACTCCTAGTAATTGAGTTACGTCATCCCCAACTTTTGAATCTTTTAGTTCTGGAAATTCAGATAGTGGGATAAAGAGTCCATATGAAGGTTCGCCCCTTAATCTGATCCCTTTAATCTTTCCTTTAGAAGTGTATTTCCATATACCTAATCTATTACATAATTCTTCTGTTAACAACGAATCTGGAGGAAAATAGACCCCTAAATCCCCAGATTTAAATGATCCCTTCTGGATACAGACTTGCCAACCTTTTACATGAACTATTTCCAAATTATCTGCATTCGGATGGGGTAAAATTTCTTCAACTATATTAACATCAACAACCAAACTACTCATCTTATCTCCTTTATTAACCTTTCTAATAATCTCTCTTTATCATTATAATAATCTGATTCCCAAATAATAATAATACTATAACCATATTTTAATAGATCTTCTATTCTTTTACGATCTCGATCCCATTGTTCTTTAACAGTTCTATCAAGCCAAGAACAATATTGATTTTCTTCTTTAAATAATACAGGATTACAATGATAAATATCTCCATAGAATTCAATTATTAATTTTTTTTCTTCAGATAATTCATCAACTTTATAACCCTTTATCCACTGTTCACTTTTAAATCCTTGATATAAATTATTTTGTTTTAACCATTGTTTAAATTCTTCAGATACTTTAGATCTAGATATATTTTTAAATGATTTTTTTAAGCGATTGTTTTTTTCTTCTGGAGTATAATTATTCCAATTATTTCGAGATATATTAGTAAGATGTAAAATATAAAATTGGTATTTTTCTGGATTCTCTCTAATTTTATTCCAAAATTCTTTCGTATAAATATTCTGAAAAAACTTACTATTATTTTTGATGCTTACTTCATAATTCTTTTTACCAGCTTTACTACATAATTCACTAATTTGATCTTTACTTAATTTACTTCTAAATTTTGTAAGAGTTTTCTTTCCTACTTCTGAAAAATCTTTACACCTTTTATCATATATACCGTTCTTTATCATAGTCTCTTTTCGATATTTTGAGACTTGGGAATTATTACAAGAAGAACATAACATAGATCGTTTGAGAGATTTAAACTCTAAAAGGTAACCAATTTTTCTACAACGATCATTACAACGTTTACATATAAAAGAAACGTATCCTTTTTCTACATCTATTTGACTACCTTCTGTATAATAATATAAATCATCTACTTTACAATACAAAGTTTTCTCCGTAGTAATTTTAATATTTGTTCTAGTTATAGATGGAACTAACTATAGAGTATTACCCTCCTCAATCACCAAAATGAGATAAACTTTCTTTGTTCCAACTACAATATTCAAATATGCGTTTTGGATAGATAGGTGATCTATAGTTACATTCTGCAAGTACATCTTCAATCCAACGAATACCTGCCGCTAATCTGGGAACTGCAAACTTACCAGCATCTTCATTATGAACAGAAAACAATAAATCATTTCTACCTCCTGTACCTGGAACACGATATCCATTACTATCTGTATCTGGCTGAGTTTTAATTTCTTCAAGATATTTAACTCTTACGCTAAACTGCTCTTGCATAAACGTACAGAATTCTCTAATTTTATCTGGACCAACAACACATCCTGTCCACACACAAACTTGTTTAAATTCTTCTTTAACTTCAGTATCCATTTTTACCTCCCAATATCTAAAAGTCTCTGTAAGTGATCTAAGTATTCTTTAAGAAGTAAAGACAGAATTTCTAATTTCTTCTTCTTGTCCATTTCCTTCTCCTTTCTTCTTAAGATAACCTTAAGACTTTCTACTTTTCTCTACTATCCAGTGACAACTTCTGCATAAACATAACCAATTAAATTTTTCCATAATTGTATAGTCTTTAGTAACACAATGTATATCAAATCTTTTAACTGTTCTATCTTTAATATAGTCTTCAATAAAAATACCACACTTTTCGCATTTATCTTTTCCAAATAATTTTCTGGCTTTATCATGAAGATATCCAATTCCCCCACCTTTCCATCCATAATTATTCTCTCCCGAATTTTTTTCTCTATGTTCTTCTGACTGAACTTTTTCCAGCAAAGATTTACGAATTTTCTCAATTGTTTCTTCTGAATGGTGTCTACCAAACATTGGATTACTTCTTCCTTCTGAGAGTTTCTTTTCTTTTCTAGTGTTACTTATATTTCTACAGTGTTCTTCAGTTTTGGGTTTTCCCTCATTTGCTGATCTAATTTTATTCTTAGAATTCTCTGAGTGCTTTAAACCTATATGACTATTTTTATTCTTCCTTTTCCATTCAAGGCATTTATTAATAACTTTCTCACAGCACCATTTTCCATTTTTGAATTGGTGAGTTGCTTCCTTTCCACAACTATATTCACATAGCATTTAACCACCTTCCAGTCTCAAAATCTCGTCTGCTTCTAATAAATCTATATGTCTATGACTAATAAGAAAGATAGCTTTATCCTTCGAAACTTCTTTTAGAACTCTAGAAACATAAGAAATGTTGCTGTCGTCGAGACTATCAAAAATCTCGTCAAACAAAAGTAAATTTATCCTAACATCTTGCATAACTTCTTGTAGTCTAGACAGTGTTAAAATTGTTGCAATATCAATTAATCGAACTTGTCCTCCAGAAAGTTTTTCTCTTTTATTTGCTAAAGTTACCGTATCCAAAACATTCATCGATATTTTATCTCTTATATCTCCACCCTTTGTTTCCTTCGTTGTATCAAAAGAAACAATGTATCTGCCGTTAGAAATACTGTCTAAATACTTTGAAACAGTTTCATTAATAAATGGAATAGAATCATCTATTAACATACTTGGAATACCTGTTGGAGAAAACGCTTTCTTTAAGAAACTAAGAATCCTAGATTTCTTTTCCACAACAATCATTTCTTCAGAAAGTTTACTAAGAGAACTCTGAAGATCTTCAAGTTTCTTCTTTGGGATAAGCACTAAAGTTTGATCAAACATTTCTGTTTGTTTATATTTAAGAAGGTTATCTTCAGACTCAATTTTAGATTTAACAGTCGAAATCTCATTCTCTAGTTTCTTTCTATCTTCTACTATTAATAATACTTTTCCTTTTTCTTCAGATAAAGAAATTAAAGAAGGAAGGTTAGATTTCTCTTTTATTTTTTCTTCTTCTAACTCTTTAACTTGAGTCTCTTCTATTTTATCTAATTTCTTAAAAGCTCCTTCTGCTCTATCCTGTAGTTCTTTAATGAGACGATTGTTTATCATTTCAACTTCGCTAACATTTCTTTCATAATCTTTTGTCTCTTTATCAAATTCTTCTTTTAATTTTGTTTTCTTAGACTCAATGTCTGGGATATCATAGTTACAATTTTTAGTATCTTCTTCTAAACGTGAAATCTCTAAATCTATTTGCGCCATTTTTTCTCTTAATCTTTCAACAACATCTTTCGTGATTTCTCTATCACATACTGGACAAATAGATGTAGGTTTAGAAAAAACCTTTTCAAATATTTCAATCCTGCTAGATGAATGTAAATTCACCAAACTATTATTTGAGTTAATTTTAGAAATCTTTTTAGAAATTTCTTGATCTAAACTAGAAATGTTATTGTTATAAGAAATCTTCAAATTATTATATGTTGATTGTAGATCTACTAAAGACTTCGATTTTTCAGCTAACACTTCTTTTTCTTTTCCGTGTTTTTCATTCTCAACTTCAGATCTTTTAGAAGCTTTTCTTATAGCAATATCATCTTTCTTTTTCTGAAATTCACTATCAATAAGTTTACTTTTCATTTCTACTTCTGAAATCTTCCGGTTAACATCTTCTAACTTTTTCTGCAGAACTTCTTCATATTCTATATCTGACAACTTGCGTTGTAATTGAATCAGTTTATCTTGTGAAGTCATTATGTTACCAATAATATCAGATATCTCTTTCTCTTTCTTAACATAATATTCTTTCTTTCGTTCTTCTCCTTTCTTAATTTCTAAAATACAATCTTCAATTAAAGATGTTGTGACTATTTGATTGTTCTTTATTTTAGAAATCTCTTTCTCTAACTCATTAATTCTTCTAGATACTTCTTTATAGTAATTAACATAATCATCTAGTAAAAGAATTTTTCTAAAAATTTCTTTTCGTTGTTCATCTGGAAGATCTGTGAAGAAGGTCTTAACTTTCTGAGAAAAGAATAATATATTCATCAACAATTTATGAGGCATAAACAGTTTATCAACAGCTTCTCTAACTTCGTTTGTTCCAACTGCTATAGGTTTATCCATACCATTCTTGTAAAGAATAACATTACTTCCATTTTTCTTATGTTTACAATACCTATCTACTTTATATTCATCTTCATTAACTTTAAATTTAGTCCAAGCATAACAGTCAGATAGAACTCTATCATTTACTACATCCTCACCTTTAAGACCCTTACTAGTTACTCCATGCATCGCGTATGATAAACCATCAAATATTGTTGTTTTTCCAATACCATTTGGTCCCGTTATTAATGTGATTTTTCCATTAACTACTTTTATTTCCATCGGTTCAGTAAATAACGAAAAATTCTCAAAACCCCACGAATCAATTTCAATATTTCTCACAAGTTTTCCTCCAAATCTTTAATAACTTTTGTATAATCTTCAAATTCACCTTCTCCTGAATAATCACTTTCAACTGTTACTACTCCCCAAATAACTTTAAATTTTTCGAGTTCAAAAGAAATTGTAACACATGGAATATGATCTCCAAAATTTTCTAGTAAAATTTTTCCTTTAGGATTACAATAAATCGATATTATCTTATCATTTTCTCTCTCTACTTCTATTTTATAACCTTTCTTTTTCTTTAAAAATTTATAGATTTCATACATTGGATAACTCATAACTACTCCTCTTCAATAATTTCGAAATCTCCAAATTGTATCAATTCTACTCTCTTACTTTTAGGACTGAGATTTACATCTTTTACAACTTGAACAGCTTCTTCTAAAGTCTTAGTATTCTTTACAAAATATTCTCTATGTTCAACTGTATGAACTATAAAGCCTACTTCTTTATCTTTTACAGATCCCATGATTGCTCCTCCTAAACTTCTCCACTACAATATTGTATAACATCCAATGCTTCTTTTTCAACATCTTCTCTATCTCCCTCATCAACTTTCATAATTTCTTCATATCTCCTAATCTTTTCTAAGTCAGACATTGATGTTGAAATTCCTCGATTTGAAATATCTTTACTTGTTTTATCAATTATTATAAATTCTTTTGAGATTTCAGATGTTTCTACTGCTTCTTCCTTTTTCAAAATAACATAATCTCCTCTTGATTTTAGTTCTCTAGCCTGATTAATTACTTCTATTTTATTTTGATTTGTAATAACTAACTCGAAATGTTTTCTATATCCAACTGTTGGTATACTTTCAATTTCTTCTGTTTCTCTATCAAAAATTAGAAACCTTTTATCTTCATTCTTTTCAGTCCAGTCAGTTTGAGATATAGATCCCGGAACATAAACTTTTATATTACCTCTTTCTATTGATTGTGGAAGGTGGTAGTGTCCCAAAAAAGCTAGACTATATCTACCAGTTAAATCTTTTAATGAAACGTCAGATACTATACTAGAACCTGAATTTAATAAAGCTTCATTTAAACCAAAATGAGAAACTAAATATTGAGAACTATTCTTCTTAACTATTTGAGAAATTTCCATTGAATATGGAACGAAGAAGAAATCTTTAAGTTCTGAAATTGTTCCTTCTTTCTTAATTCTAACAACGTTCGGTTCATTATCCAAACATTCTAAGGATGATACAACATTTTTTCCTTTACCAGAAAGGTCATGATTTCCATCTATAATTATAAAAGTTATATCTATATTACGTCTAATAAAATTTAACATTACAGATTGTGCAATTGAATAAATGATTGATTTATTATGTAACAAATCTCCTGCTATAATCAGAATATTACAACCTCTGGATTTCATGTCCTCAATAATGTTGTAACATACTTTCTTTTTTTCTGCTAACCTCTGCGGTAAGTTAGTAGCAGAGTCTACTATATCTTGGCTAAAACCCGAAAGATGCAAATCAGCCGTTATCCCTATTTTCATTTTTTAATCTCCACTTTCTCTTGCTTTTAGTTCTCGTTCGTCAGGTAATGATCTCCCAGTTTCTCTTTTGTAAACATCTCGAACATCATAGTCCGATACAACAATCGTTCCTTCGAAGAAATCAACCCCATTCGCCTCTAGAAGCTTCTGCATTTTTAGATCTTCTCCAAGGGTTCCAAGAAACATATCACCTGGACCATCGCAATGAACCCAACCTTCAAAATCTCCTGTCGCATTAGCTCGGTCAAGTGCCTTCTGTCCTAAGATAACCTCTCGATAAGACAAAGACTTATGGGTTTCGAAGCTCCTATACCCACTAGATGCATTTAAATCGATACCCTCTACAGTCTTTAGTGCCTCTGTCTTCATTTCTTCTATACCTTTAGCTACATCTCCTTTTCTAACAACTTCAAGAAATTTGACTTCTACTTTAACTATTCCACAAGATTTTATTTTTACACACTCATTTTTCCGTTCCAGATCTTCAACGTTTAGATATAATGTAGTTCCGTGTTTATCGAATCCTAATTCATGTGTCCAAGCAGTTTCATCCATATAGCATATTACAGGATCTTTCATTTTACTCTCCTATACTCTTTTTATATTACATAACTATCAGCTTCTACTACTCTTCTAGCTTCTTCTTTATCTAAATATATTTTCTTTGCATTTTCAACTTCTTCTTCTTCAGCAAACCTTTCTATTTCATACCTTTCAGATCTGAACCTTGCTCCATCCTCAGTGCGTTGTCCAAACACTGCCTTACCCAGAGTATTTGGATTACACCCAAATCCTCCGGTACACTTAAATACCCTACTTACTGCATCTCCACTATAATATTTTTCTTTAAGGATAATATACTTACCTTCTAGTTCTTTTCCTTCTATTGAAAGTTCTTTTTCATTCATAATAATTCTCCTATTCTGATTTCACTAATTCTAAAGCCTGTTCTCCTTTTAACTTCTTGTTCTGTCTGTGGAAAATATATATATGATTCCTTTTCAGATATTTTAAATGTTCTTTAAATTTTTCTAGAAATTCTTTTTGACTCATCTCTTTTCGCTTCTCGTTTGATTTCATTTTTCTTACTCCCCTTTCACTAACTCTAGCGCCTGATCTTCTGATAACTCTTCTTTTTCACCATTAAGTTTAATTCTCAAATATCTTATGTTCCATTCTTTTTTACTTTCAGTAATCGATTTATAATAGTCCAACCTTTTAAACAAAGTTCTACTTATATCTTCATAAGAAAGATCTACAAGATCAATAACAATAGGTTCTTTCTTATCTTTACTTATTCGAACTGCTCTACCACATATCTGTTCAATATTACTTACAGGAGACGACATAATAAGACAATCTTTGGTAGGGATATCTATACCATCTCTTATCTTATTCGGAGTTGCAAAAACTATTTGATGTTCCAATACATCAATTTTAGCACTTTCAGTAAATTTTGATTTATCTTCAATCCCTACGAAATTAAATAATTGGTCTATCATCTTTAATCTAAAAGAAACGAAAATAGTTTTTCTTCCATCTGAAATAACTTTTGTTAGTAATGATTTACATACATTCATAAACATTTCAGACTTTTTTAGAAGGTTCAAATATCTTGCAAGCTGAAATCTTCCGCCCCAATAAATATACGCTCTTGATTTTCCAAGACCGGAATCAAATAACAAAACTACAACTCTAGCATCCATAATACTAGCACTACCATGAGGGATATAAATATCACCAAGATGATATTGTATAATATCATTATTACCATCGTATCGATATGGAGTTGCAGATAAACCAAAAACAACTTTAGAAGGAATATGGATAGAACATTCAGAAAAAGTAGGAGCTCCAACTGAAGTATGAACTTCATCAGCTATAAAGATTCCAATATCCGCCTTATTAAGTTCAGTTAAGAAATTTATTCTATCTCTTTTTAATAAAGAAATAAACATTTGATCTGTTGTAACTATGATTGATTTCTTAAGAGCTTCTTTATAATTAGCTGAAGTTAACCTACATATTTGATCTTTTTTAATATCTGTAAACGTTAAAAATCCTTGAGGTTTCTCTGGAGTTCCTGGACCTATCCATTGTTCTACTAAAGTATCTTTATGAACTAAAATAAATGTTTTCTTCTTTCTAGTAGCTACTGCGTAAATACTAAGTATCGTTTTTCCAGAACCAGGAGGGGCTTGAATAATGCCTTTATCATTACTCAACATATATCTAACGATATCTTTTTGTAGATCATCTCTTAATTGTATATTGTGATTAATTGAAATATCTTGACCATCGGAAATATTATCTACTATACTACAAGAAACATATTGTTGAATAGGAAAGAATCTTGGAACTTTTAAAATTCTGTCTCCCTCAATATAAAAAATATAAAAACTATAAGCAGAAGTTTGATAGTCTTTCATCCTCCTTATTAGGTGTTCTTTTATAGATGAATAGAACGACTGACTACCACATTCTTTTGGAATGCATATTCCTGACGTTAGTTTAAAGTCATACATTTTCTAGATCCTCTCAATAAGACCAATCTCTGGACAAATATTAAATTTAGAACCACAAGACGAACATTTGATATTAATACAAGCTCCCCCGTGTGGCCCTTCTAAGAACTCTTTATTTTTACAATCTGGACACTCTTTATCTTCATAAAAAGACTTGACTAAAGGATCTTTTAGTTCTTCTTTAGTTACACGTTGTAATCCATTAATCCATATCCCATCTTTCTTTCTAAATAAGTTACAGAGACTTTTTATAATATTCATATATCACACTCCTTACAAACTTACATTTATTTAAACTCCTCATCTGTGTTACAAAAGCATCCAGAAAACAAAATTTCACTAGTATCAAATGTAAATTCATTTCCTTCTTTATCAACATAAACTTCAGCTGAAGGTTTACTTACATCTATCAACTTCAAAATAGTTCCTTCTGGAATAATCATACCACCACACATTGGATAGTCTTTTCGAACTTTTATTTTGTGCTCTTTCATTTTATCACCCCTTCAACTTCTTCTTCTCTCACTTTATTTTCAAGCATTCTTTCTGGAGTATAGTAACTTATAGTATAACTACCGCACCTTACCCACATTCTTACATAGATTTTTTCTAACCATACCCACACTCTGATTCCTCCAAATCCTTTACATAATATTGGTAACCATGCAAACTTTTCTTTAACACCAAACTTCCTTCTACTACCCCCATTTTTCCATCTCATATTTTTAGTCCTTTTAATCTGGCGTATACATCGCCATAGAATCTTCATTTTCCCAAACGTCAACATATTCTAAATCTAGTCTTTCAGAAAGAACTGCTCGAATTGCATCATAGAAAAACTTAGATAGATTTTCTGCTGTAGGTTCTCCATCAATCATAAGTAGTTTAAAATCACGAAATTTTTCTCTTATTTCCATATTTTCATTTCCATTTATTACCATAGCATGATCGAATGGTTTAAGCACCATATTTACAACATCTTTCAAATCTGAAAAATCGACTATCATACCCCCAGAATTTAAATCTTTTCTAGAGACACCAACTTTTATAACAAAGTTATGCCCATGAAAATTTTTACACAAACCCTGATGTTGACTAAGTCTATGACCCATCGCAATTCTAAATGTCTTCTCTATTAGGAACATGAGTTAACCCCCTTTCTTCTAGTTAAAATAATACAGTGTCATTAAGAAGTTCTACTATTTCCATTATAGTATCATCGCACTTTTTAGATAGTAACTCTTTTTCAACATAAGTCCCTTTTCTAGAACACAAAGAATTATCACATATAAAAAATACTGACATATCAGAATAATAACTTGTGATATCTTTTATAGTTTTATTATCAACTATCATAAATGTTTTTGACCAGTTTTCTACAGTAAATCTAAGCTCTTTTCTACAATAAGGACATAATTCTTTTTCCATATTAACCCCTTTTTATTAAAACTCTAAAATGTTTTCTCTACTAGAAACATGAGTTAACCCCCTTTCTTCTAGTGCTTCTTTTATAAAACCTTGAAATAACGATCGATTATAATAAGAATACATTCCATACCAACTCGCTTCACTCATACATCTATCTATAAACCTAAGTAAATTCCCTGTCTCGCAAAGTTCAGCAACTATTTGTCTAGCAGTAAGTCTTGTTATTAGCTGTCTCATAATTATCTCCTACAACTTCTCGTATTGATTTACAACAAACTCATCAATATTTCCTAAGTTCTTAACATATACTAACTTATCCCTCTCTAAATCTGCTGTATCCAAAGACACTGTTAGTAACTTGTTTATCCTATACTTGTTAAATAACTTAGCAATTATTTCTCCAGCTACATGTGTTTCTTTACTAATTTCTTCAATTGTATTACTAATGTTACTTTCTCTTCCCATATGTTTTTTCAATGATGGAATCACCTTTTGTAGTATTTTATTTTCTGTGATATGTTCATCTATCTTTGAAATAGTTGATTTCAGCATTACTTCATTTGTTTTTAAAAACATTTTATACGTTTCTAATAGCATTTGATCTACAGACATAGTTCTAATTCTTTGTCTACTTACATCCACAACAGTTATTTCGAACGACACTGCCCCTGTTAGTGCGCTCTGTAACTTCTTAACAAAAGATTTGAATATTTCATCTCTGCTTCTTTGTTTTAAAACTTCAAATACAATCTTAGTTTTATCCGTAGAAAGATCAGTAAATCCAACATCTTGGTTTTCAAGTTCTTTAGAAAATTTAGAAAGGATAGATTCAAATCGTCTAACAAAAGGCCAAGACTTAACAGTAACTTTACATTGTCTATAGTCAATTTCAATCACTCCTCTAGTTTGAATTGTTGCTTTTCCAGTTGTTAATAAAGTTTCTAGATCTTGTTCTCCAGATAAAATCCCACAATCTGATATTGGTTTTATAGTAGGTTTCTTCTTTGTTTTTCCTAATAAGAATAGAAGTCTTTCTTTTAAGTCTTCAACTTTATAACATGGAATTAAAGTTTTAAAACCAAAGCCTATTCCTACACTATAACTGTTACCTAATAAACACAGTGGGAACATAGTCGGAAGATATACTGGTTCGTCGTCTAATTCACTAGGTTGAACTGGAACATAATCTATCAATTTAAATGTTAAATCATTAATGAACTTAGAAAGTCGACATTCAGTATATCTCATTGCAGCAGCTGGATTAGGTTCAACTCCAGAATCCATTCCCCAGTTACCTTGCCCATCTAAAAAACCTTGATTCACTAACTGAACTATTGTTGAATAAGAAGAAGAATGTGGATGATAATGACCTAAACAATGTCCATCAATTCTAGCAGATTTAACAAATTTATCTTTTGCTATTTCATATGTAGATAGCAAGATTCGTCTTTCTACTGGTTTTAATCCATCAACACTCAGTGGAAAAGCTCTAAAATAATTGACGTAGAGTCCATAATCCCTATATAATTCTGGAATAAGATTATCCATTTATTTTTCCTCTTTGTTTTTTCGTTTGTTTTCTTTACTAGTATTATGCCATCTAGCATGATACAAATCTGGATTGAACCAAAATCTATTAGATTTTCCATCAATATCCATTGTAGCTCTTAAATTCGGAGATGATCCTGGTTTATATCGTATACCTCTTGTCCAATAAAAACTGATATTATTTACTGTATGTCCTTCTCTTAAAAGATTCAAAATCTTTACAACAAATGATGTTATTGCTTTAGGATCTGCTTCTTTAAGGATTGGATCTTTATGAAACCTTTCTAACAAAGAATGTCTTATTTCATCCATTAGTTTAACCCCATTTCATCTAGCTTTTTATAAGCTTCAACTTTATTCGTACTTAATTCTATCGCCTTAATTCCAGAACTCACCATTCCAAAAGCCAATCTTGAAGCTTCATCTTCATCTTTAGCTTTCTGCATTCTGACAATCCCTGCTGCCACTACTGCGTAATATTTTTTTCGCATTCTATCTCTCCTATCCTTTCCTAAACAATTGAATCCAATCTGGTAGTGCTGTTTTATTAAGCATTGCATCAATTTTACACAACTCATCTGCTAATTTCTTTTTCCTATCCAATAATGTCTTCTCAGCATATTCTGTAACAATTCGATAAGCATCTTGAACATCAGAAGCATACCCAATTCCGCAACCTCCAGCCCACACCATTAGAGGGTGAGACTTTGATGCATTTGAACCATCATATAATTCTATTACAAAAGTCGTAACTCCTGGAATATCAAAAGTTATTCGTTCTCCTTTATTCACTTTATTCTCCTCCTTATCAATTACTTCATTACCTCACCCTTCTTTCCAACAGGTTCATATAGATCAAATCCAAAGAAATATACAGGAGCTATTATTGTTTCACAAAGAACAACTCCCCAAACAACATTCCCAATAATAGTTCGATATTCAATTTTGTCATTCTTCATAGAAGGTTCATTAAGAAGTCCATATGTAGCATATTCTTTTCCATCTATAACTTTAGGACTTCCACAACCAGACAAAAATACAATCATCAAACCAAATAAAAGCAAACATAAAACTTTTTTCATATGACTTCCTTTCATTATTCTCCTCCTTCCGATTGCTTTATAACCAAACCCTCTTTCTTCAAAAGTTTCTTCATACTGTCTTTCAACGGAATATAAACTATACCTACCCATTTAACAAAAGACATGGGATAAATTGGATCTTTTTCAGTAGTGTTCTCAATACAATCATCTATATAAACTCTGTAAAATTTCAAAAGTTCTTCATGCTTCTCCATAATTACTTCCTCCTCTTAATATATTGTAACACTATATTTTTCCAAGTATCTTTAATTTCTTTTTGAATATCTTCGTCTATTGCATACCACTCACTTTTTAAGCCCCTTCTATCAGAAATATCATCAACAATATCATCAACAATAAGTTTCGCCATAACATCATCTGTATAAGCAACCATTTCACTCTCCTTAACTAATTCTTTATCCATCAACCTTCGTTTACGTTTGGAGTTATATTTAGCTTCTGCCCTCCGGCCCCAAAAACCACTTTTTCTACCAGATCCTTTGTGACCAGTATGCTCAATTTTTGAACTTATAAGTCCCATCTTATTTTCCTCTAAAATTCCTCTTCTTACTATTATCAAATACTTGAAGAAACTTATTTCCATCAGTACGAGTATCGACACAAATCATAGTATAATCTTTCGCTGGATAAACCCATCTTGGTAAAAATCGTTGTGTATAAATATAGTTGTTATAATAATCACCATCTGAAAATAACTTATCTTCTGTTTCTGAAAATCGAACAAATCCAGAAACTTCATCTAAAATCCAAAACATTTCTGTAGAGTTTTCTAAAGGAATAATTACCCAATCTTCCACATATCCAAAATAGTTATAGATCTGTTTTTGAATCTCAAAATATTTATCAAGTAATTCCATAATTTTCTCCTCTTTAACTCAACCTATTTCTCTTAACTTTAGTTTTCTAAACATCCTGTCAATTCGAGAAAGTTCATTTTCTTCTAAGAAACAATAATTTTGGTGTTTTTTATCATAGAGCTCAACATATTTAGAACCATCTTCTCTTTTTATTACAGTATGTTTAACTCGATCATCTTCATAACTATAAGAGTTTAAACCTTCACTTATTTTTGCCATTTTTCAACCTCTTTAAAATAGAATCAAATTCTTTCATTGATTTTTCTAGTGCAGTTTCTTCTTCAAGAATATAACCTTCTGAGCTGCACCAATCACACACTTTATGGGAACCTTCCCACTCATGGTGACACTTGGTGCATTTCCAGAGTGGCATGGGGACCTCCCTTCTCCTTGGAGTATATTGGTATTATTTTCTTTAAGTACTCCTCATATCTTTCTGGAAAATTTAGTTGATATCTTTCATAATTTTGTTTAGTAGCCATTTTATCATAGAGTTCAGCAGCTTGTTGTTCACTTATACAAAACTTTGAATATGTTCTTTTCCCTTCGTAACCTAATACAGCTCGAAATTTTCCATTTCTTTTATCGAACCTAACTCCAGTAAATTTCTTGTTATTTACTTGGACTACTATTTTTTCATAAATAGCTTTTTTTCTGTACATGAATATACTAGAATCTTTGTATAACCAGTCAAGAAAAACTTTCGATTTAAGATTTCCATGAATTGTAATTGATCTACAATTGCATTTACAATTCTTTGAAATTCTAAGGTAGTTAAAATCACAGTTATCTTTAATCTCTTCAGCTAATTTAAATATAAAATTTTCGTTATTTCCACTCAAAGTAACTCCATATGTATCTTTTCTACTTTCATATATACATCCATCTCCATCTAAAAAACCTCTAATAAAATGTCTAAGTAAATGTTTTGGTAAATTATTAAGAATATCTACATCCTTCAAAGAACTTTTCCTTGGATATATTCCTACTTTTTCTAATGATCTAGTTATGTAGACTGACCAAATACTAGTTTGACAATGGATTGATCCATTACTTGTTGTTTCATATGTGATATTTGAGTTAAAAATTGAAGAAAATTTCTCTATTAAATGTTTATCCGTTATTTCTAATGATATAGTAACTCCACGATTTTCATGTAAGCAACCATCTGAATATATAAGTCCAAGAAAATATGCTTTTTCTTCTGAATCTATATTATCAAAGAAATCTAAATTTTTGACTTTTGAAGTTATCCTTCTAGATTCTACTATACTTCTAGTTTTACCTTTTACGAATCTAAAAACTTGTCTTTGACTAATATTAAGAACTTCTGCTACTTGATTTAAACTAAGAAATTCTTCCGTATATAATTTAATAGCTTGTTCCTGCAGAAATTTTTTATTAACTAATCTCTTTGGCAAATTTTCACCTCCTTTTTCTTCTATGAAAATTCTCTTTGCTTAAAGTTTTCCCACTCAGCAATTAAATCATCTATACATTTACTGCAGAAACTAAAACCCCACATATAAGTTAGTTTTAATCTTATTCTAGGTCTATTTATTTGAATTGCTTCATTACATTTTTTACATATTGATGAACCTGACTTCGCACGTTCAATATAAATCATTTTTCATCTCCGTTCTTATAACTCTATTCCTTTACTTATTAGAATATCGATGCTCTCTTTTAATTCTTGTTTTTCAACTACAATCTCATCCCATTGATATGAATAATCTTCACCCATTATGATTATATTAACTGGTAGTTCTTCACCTCTATCTCTTAACATCTTTTTTAATTCTGATATTTCTTTTGGTGTCATTTCATCTCGATAACATATCAAAGCGTGAGATAACATATCCCAGAGTGGCCTGGGTTCACGTACTTTGTTAGAATAGCTATCTGCATCTTTAATAGCATCAGATAGTCTTTCAAATACATTTACTAATTGGGGATCTATACTTTTAGGAGTAATAATTGTTAAATTTTCTTCTCTCTCATTTGGATGGAATTCGACATAATATTTTTTACTTTCTTCTTTCACTATTCTACCAACCATCACACCTCTCCATATGTAAATTGAAGCCCACTTTTTCTCCATAATTTATCTCCTTTCTCTTTTTAAAAAAAGAAATTGTGCCCTCCCATACAGGAAGCCCTGGAAGTTCCTAAGGAAAAGAAAGAAACACAACTTACCCAAGGACGTTCTCTCTGGTATCACCCTTCGAGTCTCATCCTTTAACCATTCACCATCATCCTTTCGACACCTAAGCCTTTCACCCTTTAGACTTGCACCTTTAGCCTTTAAGTGCGTCTATAGTTGGCTTCATTTCAGCAGTTTCCCACCAATCCACCAACCATAGAGAAAGTATAATGGTTTTTCAAGACCATTGGTTATATACCATTTACTAAGCCATCATTTCGTCTCAGGCATACGCTTTCTTTTTCAAGATTTTCCTTATCCTTCTTTGAAGAATAAGAGTCATTACTGACTATCTCTGTACATAGGGCATTATCTAGTTAAAAACTATTTAAATTTTCTACAAAACTTTTAAACCATTTCTTACGTTTATCATATCCTCTAATTAGATCTTCCCAATCCTCATATAAAACCTGAAAAGGATATCCATCATCTCCAAACATATTATCAAACATTTTTTTCCTTGAAAGTAGATCTAACCCATCCCAACATTCACGAGCTTGCTCAACTTTCAATTTAAAAGACTCTCCCATGTTTACCTCTTTTACATAACTTCAACTAATTTATTTTCTAAAACAATTTTTATAGCTTCCTCAAAACATCCTATTCCATACATCTCTTTTGAAAGATACTCTGGCCACTTCCACAAAATATTTGCGTTTAGTTCATCCCTCCCTCCATTCTCAATACAAAATTGATTCCAAATCGCCATAACTTTTTTAACTGTTTGATTCATTCCCCCGTTGGCCTCTCTTTCCAAGCCTTCCCTTTTTTCATCCTCCATTTAGATGCTTGACGAATTGTAGGCTTAATTCCTAGAGCTTCACAAGATTTTCGAAACTCTTCATTATTCTCTGCAAATTGTTTGTTAGTAATTTCAGCCATTTATTTCTCCTTTTTTAATAAGGGTGAGATAGACTTAGTTATCGCTAGAGACATACAACGGACTTATTGATTTTGCAATCTGCCGGACTCCTCAGAGTTATTTTTCTAGGATGTAAACGGTTTCTATCTCACCCCATATTATTATTCTTCTACTAAATCAACCCTAGCATTTGTAACCTCAAGAACTGAATCTATAAGTTGAGGTTCAGACATATAAATTTCCTTCATTCGGTCTCTCTGAGCAGGATCATAATATCTCCTAATCTTCTTCTCAAGAATTCCCCCTGCAGAAGTTATCAACTTATCTTCTTTCAATCCTCTATCAGTTAACATATTCCACATATCAAGATCTTCATGTGCTAATCCTTTTATATTCTTACCTTGTCCCCTCCTTATAATCCATGCTGCAATAGTTTTATTTACGACCTTTTCGTCAATAGTGATTGGAACTAAAGTTTGAATATTAGTCTTCTGAATCTTTAGTTTTAAGCTCTCAACTTCCTGTAAAATATCTCGATGCGCATCTAACCACGATTTGATTCGATCTCTTTGGTCAGCATAAGTTGGAGTTTCGTGTTCATAATCTACACAATATTGTTTAACTTTGTCTCTTAAATCTGCTGCCTTCCTTTGTAAGTCTTTAACTTTCTTCATTGCTTCAATAATTTTCATGATCCTTTCTCCTTTCTATTTTAAATCTTAGATATTCTTTTTCCATCTTCTACAATAATCAGTTATAGTATTTTTAAGTAGTTTCATCTACTCTCTCCCATACTATCTTCTCTCTTTTCCTGTATACTATCCAATCATCTCCTACTAATTGATATGAAAATTCATCTTTTCCATCAGATGTACGTAACCAAAAAGTATTTAGGTTTGGTTCGATTTTAGATACTTCACTATCACAGGACCAATCCTTCCTCTTTACTCTATCTCCAACTTCAATATAAAATTTATTCATTTTATTATCTCCAGATGAACTTCTAATCTCACTTTCTCACTTTCTCCTTTAATATTTGTGTTTAAAACTTAGAGGTTTTTGCATACTAAGCCAAACTGATCTACACTCCTTCACAGCCATAATTTTTTCTCTCTCGATTTGTTCTCCCACACTACTTATAGTATCAACTGCTGTTTTACAAGTTTCTTGTAATTTAAAACCAAGATAAAGATATAAGAATTGATGTGAGCCTTCTGACCAGTATTCATAAAATCTAATAAAGCATTTTGGACATATCCATGAAATCATTTCTACTAGAACACAATCTGCTTTATCTCCGCAGTAAGAACAATCTCTTAACATTTTATTTCTCCATCTATAATTTTATGTAAGAACGATTAAATCTGTTCCTTTAGTTAACTTTCGATTTACAGATGTACTTTGAACGAACACATCAAAATTCTTAAAGTTTCCAGGTTTAACTTCTACTTGATAATCTGGTAAACCTAATATAAGTCTAGCATTATCCCCTGTATATACTTTTCCAGAATTATTATCTCTAATGCAAACTTGCTTATAATTTTGGATTTTATGTGGTTTCTTCCTCTCTACTAATTGATAATAGGCTGAACCTTTCACATACTTTCGCATAACTGATTCCACAAATTCTCTTATTGGAGAATCTTTTTTGACTCTAAAAATAATATATTCATTTAGTTTAAGTTCTTCAAGACTCTTCTTTACTTGCGAGGCAGTAGCTGTTATATCAGGTCTAAATAAATTTCTAGTTCCCCGAATTCCTGATGCTCTCCCCTTCATGAAGTTATCAGTTGCTTGGCGAATAACACTACCAGCTTCTTCAAATCCTTTTACTGAACTTGGATCCCATATAGAGATATTTTCGACTGGAAAACCAAACTTCTTAGATTCGAATACTCCCCGTTGATCTGGAACTAAAACCGCTAAAGTCCAATTTTCTGGCAGTGCTTCTATTGCAGTTAATAATACATGAGATTGATTCCTACTATTATTTTCTTGTCCATCAGTAAGAGTATAAATTAAGAAAGCATGATCACCATAAAGTTCTGGAGTCTTTCCCAAATCACTAATAGCTTTTAATGTAGCATCAATAAGAGCTGTTTGTCCATCAGGATCATAATATCCTTTTAAACTTGGAAGACGCATAACATCCATATCATAAACAAGACATTCTATTCTATTCCAATATGAGAATAAATAAACAGATACTCTAGTCTCTTGATTCAATTCTTGAGAACGTTGAGATAAATATTTAATTTGGCTATCAAATACTCTTACAACATCTTGTGTTAATTGTTGCATTGAACCACTTCTATCTACTACAAATACAATATGATTAATGTAATTTTGAATCATGTTTTTCTCCTTTCCTTTTTATTTAACTTAAGTAGATCTAGAAAAGTGTGCTGCTACGCCAAAGACTAAGACGGGAGCATCCAGCTAACTCACGTTCAAACCTGGATGAGGACGACCAAATCTGAACGTACTGAACTTTGCCGCTATACCGTAGGCATCCACTTGCTCAATCCCCGTTGCAAGTTTTCTTTTTCGTCAGGATCATTGGTTTAAGTGTGCCTCCCCTTCACTACCTATCGTCACTCTTTAAAGGATGACTGCTGTTAGGCCTACCTCCTTAACTAGATCTACTTAAGAATTTTATCTACACTAATTATCTAACATTTCTTTAATCACAAATAACTTGACTGGTTTCCCTAATTTACTCGCATAATTCATGGTCCACATTCCGCCAGAATGATTTCTTCTATAGGGTTCAATACACGCAAGTTTATCACATGCCTTTGCTATTTTGATATCTCTTTCTTTATAACCTTCCCATTTGTTTATACGAGGAGGATAGATTTCTTTGGGAACTCCAAGTTTATCTGCTACTTCTTCCGCCCAGATATCAACTCCCCCTGTTGGACAAGCCCCTGAAACCAAAGTGCAACCAGGATTATCTTTCAAGATTTTCTCAATTAGTTGTTTAGCAACAATTATAAGAAAGTTAGATTTACTAACTTTTCCAAGACTTCCCCATTTCTTTCCATCTGCTCCTACAATAGCAATTTTCATCTTATTTTTAACCTTTCGCTAGTATACTTCCAAACATCTTTTCCATAAAATGCGTAAAGAGCTGCTTCAAAAATGTAATGTTCTAACTTTTCAGTTACAAAATAACGTGTTTCATCACCAGAAAATTGTTCTAATTTTTCTATTTCATTCATATAATCATCAACAAGCTCTTCAAGTTCGTTAAAATCTTTTTCTTGTTTCTTTTGTGGTTTTGGATAATTATAACTCACTATCGTCTTCCTCCTTTTCTTTAAACTTCCAAATCATTGCATAACCTAAATCTGAAATAGATACTAAATGATCGCAAGAAATTCCTCCTCTATCACACATATATCCACAATATGGGCATTTAACTTCTTGTTTAACTGTAACTATTTTTTCATTCTCCATCTTCTTCCTCGTCTTCTTTATTTAATCCAAAATCGATTTCTATTAAAGAAATTTCATCATCTTTATCTTTCCTACCTACTTCACAAACATAAGATCCATCTCCAAAGCCAGAAGAAGATACAACACCAAAAGGAACAACTCCTGCATTCCTACTTAAAGTCACATCACAACACATTGAATACCAAGGTTCATCTTTGCGGATTGATTCTTCTTTATATTGTTTTTTAAAACCAACAGTATCAGAATCTTTCTTAAAATGTTCAATATCAAAAATTCCTGCTTGACCACTATCTACACCAATCTTTTCTGATATTATTTCTCGCTCTATTTCATTTATCATTCCATTAGTAAGAGATTCATGAAAACAACGTAGAATAGAAACTCTTTTTCCCCATAAACCTTCATCTATCATTTCTGCTTGAGCAAGCCACTTCCCTTTCTTAACATTTTCTAAAGTTGTAGCACACCAAGTATCAATATCATAACATGGATCTGAAACTCTAACTTTTCCTGATTCAATTTCAAAGTTTCCTAATTTAATTGTCTCCATAGTAATTTTACCTCCTTTCACATAGTAAATTTTCCTTCTAATAATAATCTTTTAGTTTGAACATCAGAAAATAATTTCATTAATTTTGAGAGATCTTTTGTAAATACAACTTTTGTAAAATGTCTTGTCTTTTCATCCAAAAGACTAATCTTAAGTTGCCATGGACTAAGTTCACCTAAACCTTTAAATCTTGTAATTGGTTCTTGTTTCTCTTTAGCTTTCTTCAAAGAATCTTCATTCCATAATGGAAGGAATGTTTTTCCTTTATTGATTGCATACAAAGGAGTTTGTGCTAAATAATAGTGTCCGTCTTTAATTACATCTGGTACTAAATTTGCTAAAATAATAGTTAACAAACAAAAGATATGTTTTCCATCATCATCTGCATCTGTTGCACAAATAATCTTCTCATACTTTAATTTTGTAATGTCGAAGTTAGAACCAACACCCGCCCCTAGTGCTTGAATTAACTCTCCTATCTCTTCATTTTTTAAAATATCTACCGCATTAACAATAGATGGAATCTTCCCTTTTAAAGGAAGTACTGCATGAACCTGGGGGTTTCTGCAAGCTAAAATAGATCCTCCAGCTGAATCTCCTTCACATACATATAGTTCTCCATTGCTTGAAGAACAGTCTCTAAGTTTTGTAAACTTTGTAGAGAACCTTGATCCATTAAATTTTAATTTTTTAGAATCAAGTTTCTTTCTGTATTCCGCAAACTTAGAGAGAAGAAATTCAAGTTGCTCCGGGTTCTTAGAGAAATAAGTTTCTAAAGAAACCTTAAACTTTGAGAACAATTTATCAAGATAAGATTTTCTATTAATTAACTTATCTTTTGTTTGTCCAGAAAATTCTGGTTTCTTTAGAGATAAACTAATATAGCTCCTCAAACCAATGAAGCAATCAGATGGTTGCATTCTCACGTTCGCTTTTTTACTTCTGATAGAAAATAGCTCTTTAACTATATCCATAAAATAGCTAACATGTGTTCCCCCAGATTCTACAGGTAAAAGGTTAATAGAAGAAAAGGTTCTTGGAGTAGGAGAACCTGAAAAAGAATAACAAAACATAACTTTTAAAACTTCTCCATCATTATCACTCTCTAGATTAATAACAGGAGATATTTCAGTATCCGACTCATTTAAACAAACATTTTTAAAGTAATTGTTCTTATCTAGTTTTATAACTTCTTTCTTGTCATCTACATTTAGAACAAAGGTACAATTTTCTAGTTCTACAGATGCAGCTAAAAGTCTTCTTCTAATTCTATCTACATCTGGAATTAGATTCTCAAATATTTTCTTATCTGGTTTAAATTGTAGTTTAGTAGAAAATGGAATATTTCCTTTATGGTCTTCAATCTTCTTACTTTTGAGAACTGCTTTATCGAATGTATAAACTGCATGTTTCTTATCTCTATAGATTTCAATGATAAGAAAATCACTTAGAGCGTTGACTGCAACTAATCCTACACCATGCAATCCACAAGCAATTTCATATGCAGTTTTACTATCTTGAAATTTCGCTCCAGAGAAAAGTTTAGTAGATATTATTACTGGTACATCATTTTCTATTGGAATACCTCTTCCATTATCTAGTACACTATATACATGATTCTTCGTATCAATATTGATTGCAATAATACTAGCGAACCCAGCTAAACATTCATCTAAACTATTATCTAAAGCTTCTTCTACTAAATGTACAGGATTAGATGTTTCTCCTATATACATTCCACAATTTAAACGAATATGTGAAATTTCATCGAGAACTTTAATATCTTTAAAAGTATAATCTTTTTTAGTCATTTAGTTATCCCTTTAAATTAATTACAAACCCTGTTTTATCTAAATTCTCTTCTGTTCCACTTAAAACAACCCAAATAATTCTCTTTGGTAAAAGTTTTCTATCAATCATATTAATATTTTCGCAATATCCATCAGTAAAACCCAAAACAACATCTGTTTTTAGTTCTTTAAACCTTTGCAGGGCTGGAAATAATATAGTCCCACCTCTACCTTTAATATTAAATTGAATATCATCAATTCTCTTAACTCGATATTCTTTCTGAACAACTGTATCTACTTCAATAACTATTGTTGTACAATTTCTATCATTCTCAATAAGATTTCTAACACCAGAAAGTCCTTCACATACTTTTTCTATATTCATGCTTCCAGATACATCAATTAACACTCCAATCTTAAATGTGTAGTCTCTTACTCTACCTGGAAATGGAGATATTTCAGGTACATTTTTTTGGTTAGTAACAAAAACATATGTTCTTTTTCTATTGATTCTTGTTGAAGATGATTTAAATTTACCGATTCTAGAGCTTCGAACTAGTTTTCTAATTATTTGATAATAAGGAAGTTTAGGAGGTTCCAATAGTTGTTGAATCATCTGGGAAATATAACCTGGAACTGTTCCTCTAGATTGACATTCATTAAAAGATTCTTTTGCAATATCTTGAATAAATGCCTCTACTTTTCTAGAAAAAGAAACTGGGTCTGAAACTTTATTATCTGTCCATTTCTCATGATTTTTGGTACAACCAGATACAACACCAATTTCTTTTTTACCAGATACCTTCTTCGACTGTTTCATTATCTCAAAGAAATAGAACTCTGCGCTTTGTTTATCTGGCAAATTAAATCGTTCTGGAAAAACAAGAGTATAATCGTTTCCTTTTAAAGTAATAATTTTTGGAATATTTATAACAGAATTTACAGCACAATCGCCTGCTAGATTAAAAATTTCTTGAACTGATCGTCTCTTCTCTTTATCGTATTCTGAATCTAACAAACGATACATTCTTGGAATATGGTCATTTAAAAGATGCATTCCTTCATGTTCTACTAAACTTTCCAGAACTTTAAAATCTTCTTCACTAATAAAATCTGGGTTGTAGTACAAAATAACTGTACTATCTGAATCACTTGCTACACCCATCGAATATGGTAAAGATGTATTTCCCACTCTCTTTATTCTAGAAAATAAAAACCCCCAATATGATCCTTTTAACATAAGTACAGCAATAACTTTTTTCATAACCTCATCTGAATCTTTACTCATTTGTTTTCTCCAGTAGCCCTTTTCGACAAATCTACAAGATTGTTGTAAAACTTCTGTTGATAATCTTTATTCACTTTCATAAGGTCAACATGTAAAGTTGTAAAATATTTGTATCCTGGAGAATTTGTAGGACACTTATAAACATACGATACTAAAATTGAAGCTGTGTCTATTGGAATATCTGTTAGAAATGCTCCAATATTCTTTAGTTCTGCTTTTCCCCTATCAGGTTTATTATCATTCAAATAAGTTAAGAACGAATTCATTATTTCAGAAAGAGAAGCATTATCTCCAGATTCAACAAGTTCTAGAATATCAGACCTAATAGACACGTAATCATGAACAATATCATCAGGTTTAATAATCTTTTTAGCTTTCAAGAATTCTACAAAAAGTCTTGTTTTACTAGTATTAAGAAGACCAGATAGCAAAATTTCTACGTCCTCTAAATGTAGTAAAACTTTGTCTTTTATATCATAAGACCATAAAATTGTAGAAACTTTTTCCCAACTTGCTGGATTTGCATAAACAGCTCCAAGTTTTTGTGACTCAAAATCGTAAAGAAATTCTGGGTGAGCTTCTATAAACTGAACTACATATTTATGAAATCCATATTCTTTTGCATAAGAAAGGAAATCTCTAGAAGACACTGATATATAGACATGTAGCATTCTTCTAAGTCCTGCTGCATCTTCTATAATATCCATGCTGTATTCTCTATCGTCTGGATTATCTGTTGCTATAACAAACCATCCTTTAGGGAAATCCAGTAAATGAACTTTACATTCATTCTGTACTTGCCACATCAACTGTTGTAAAGCATGATCCCCTCTACCACATTCATCAATAACAAATAATCCATAACTATCAGGGTCTTTAGGAACGAAATCTGAATACAACATTTTAAATGATGTATTACCATTATCTATGATTGGAAATGGAATGATAAAATCGTCTCTCGAAAGAACAGGAGCTTTAATCATCTTCACTGAAAAATCAGTTTCCAATTCTTTTCCAAGTTCTTCTGCTATTTGATAACATATCTTCGTCTTCCCTACTCCAGCTGGTCCAATCATATGAAACGTTTGTTTTTCAACAGGTCTTCCATTATTCCAACAATTAATAGTATTTTTTATATTATCTTTAATTAGTTGTTTAACTTTAGAAATTGAAGTACATGTAATATTTAACCTTTCGAAATATTTCTGTTCTTTAAAAGACTCTTTCTGAGCTGAGCCGCTAGCCATCATAAACCTCCTTACTTAACTACCTCTAGAACTTAATATCTTCAAAATTTACATTTCGGTGACTTTCTGTTTTTGACTTCTCTGGTTCAGTTTGTTTCGTTTCAGCTGGTTTTTCTGTAGGACTTTCAAACGTTTGAGTTGCATCAATTTTAGTATCAGACTCTTCAGTTTGAGAATCTTCTGAATAACCTACAGCTGTCTTATTCCTTGACCAATCGAACTTTTCATTAAACTCTTTCACACTTCCCTTAGCATCAGTTAATACTGCTTGAGTAACTTCTCTTGGAACTTTTTGACCTGTATCCATTTGGAACACTTTCTTTATTCCATAACTTTTAGTAGCTGCATCTCCAATAGTTATAACTGTAACGAATCTTTTGTTATTTACTAAAACTCTTTCCATTGATTTTACTTTTGGATCTTCATCAGTAAAAAATGGAGGATCAATATCCATTGTAGCAAGTTTATCCAGATGAGCCCTAACTGGAGTATATTTCATTCCTCTTGCTCTGATAAATATCCTTACTAATTCGTTTCTATCATCGACAAAAGGTTTACCGCTATCATCACAATAGATTCCTGATACAACCAAATTAGATCTACAATCTTTACAAAAATCCATAGCCGCTCTTTCTGCAGAATTATTTCCACATTGTCTTCCAGAAGTTCCCTTATTATTTTGAGCTTCACTTTGGTAAGAAAAACAATCTACAGCATCTCTTTGTGTTTTCTCATCTCTCCTTGTTTTCACCAGTACGTTTTTAACATGTGTAATTAACATTGTAATTCTATCTAAATTGTAAGAAAATCCTCTAATATGTAACTTCCCTGCTTTTTCAACTATATTGATATGATTCTTTCTATCTTGCCCTCCAATATAAACTGACTTAAAGAATTCCTCTTCTGGTGGAACAGATTTGTAACCTTTGTGTGAAGTTTGAAATAAATCTCCATATTGTTCGTATTCTTTATCCATTTTCTTTTTCCTCCCATTAAAATTAGTTTACTTATTCGCTAAAAGACACCAGTTAGAAGAGCTTTTATCTTCTGGAATTGTCATAATAGAAAACTCATCATTGAACCAACACTTTACATACTGTTCCATTAAATCAGTAACTAAAAATGATCTTACTACTTTAATATTTTCTGGAGAGAATTTGAGCTTTTCATCAACAACTGTAAGAGGAACAACTTTTCTAACTTTCTCATCAGTTAATTGTCCTTTTATAAGTTTGGGGTGAGGACAATAAACAATAACTAAATTCTTTCCAATCACTTTGAAGATTTCATTCTTATGCAAATAAATATTACTCTCTATATCAAGTATAACAGATGAACAATTAAGAACTCTAGAAATAGAAGTATGTTGCCTACATAACATATCTTTAGATTTACATGCTTCGCAATTAGTAGTATCTAATTTAAAACTCAAATTTTTTGATATAAATTCTTCATTCACAGCTTTAGAGAAAAATGATATAATTCTTCGCCTATTCAAAAGAAACTTAACAAGTGTAATAGGATAAACTTCACATTCTAATTTTTCTATAAGTTTTTCAGCTGATATAATTTTCATACTTCCTCCCAAAATTGAAACAAAAAAACGTTAAGAAGCAAACTTCAGGTCATTAGCACTTGCTTAACCTCCTACTTCTAGGTAGGTAAGTTAAGCCGTGCTAATGACTACTAGCGGTGCATAACCTTTTGTAAAAGCAGTGCTAAACTACAGCTGTGCTTATATAAAGATTTCAAAGACTATTAAAATAAAATAAGACGCCTCCTTGAATAACTATGATTACTAGTTTCGCTATTAAATGTTCTCTTTCTAGTTTACTCAAATGAATACTTTGATCATCTACTCCAAGAAACTTCGCAACTGCTATAATTATACTTTTATCTTTTGTTTTTCTTATCGCATCTACTATCCTCCTTCTTGTCTTTTTCAAAGCTTCATCCTGTTCTATACCAAACGCTACACTCCCCATTCGCCCTCCTTTCTCCAGCCCTTTTAGATCATTTTATACCTCCTTTCTTACTTAAGATTTTTAGAAACGTAATATATACGTAAATAACAAAAGAGAAGAATAACAAAAAATTGATAACAAAAAATGTTTTAAACAGTGTTTTTAAAGTTTGCGATTCAATAAGACTCAACTTCTACAAGAGAATAATATTATCTCTCCTGCAGCATAGAAGTCTCGATCAAAGACTTCTCTAAAAACTAAAGTAGAAGTTAAATCTTACTGGTCGCACTAGGAGGGGCATAGACAAAGGAAAAAGTTACGTTAAAAAATATAAAACTATTTCCTCTATCCAGTAATTAATATATATAGTTACCCCTAAATTCACGGAAAACTAAAGTACTATATGAACTGGTTTATTATAGTTATTAAGATCAAATACTATGTTTCCTTTTGGAAGAGAGTCTGCAGCTTTGATTCGATCTTTCGTTTCTGTTGGCATAAATTGATCAGTTACTTGAATATGAATTCCATACTTAAAACTGAATGCTATACCATCATGAGTCTGATCAATCACAATCAAGTCAGTTCTATCAGTACTTATATTTATACTTCCTCTCTTAATAGTTACAGTGAATTCTCCTTTATCCATTTTTCTCTTCTCCTTCCTTGATTTCTAAAACTATCAACATTCTATCTCTAACAGTCTTTTTAATAATAAATTCAACCAAATTATCTTTTGTATATGTTCTGCAGAAAATAGAAACTAACTTTGGAAAAGAACTTGTTTCTACTATATCGTCAACCTCCTTAACTATTTCGAAAGAGCTAGATCTACAAAAATCAACTACATGTAAACTCTTTAAATCTTGACTCATAATCCTCCACAACTTCGATAAAAAATCAAGGTAGTCAAACTCTACAAATTCCATAAATTTATAGAAATCTAGGATGGTACTTTCGCTAAAATCTAGTTTAACTGGAAACTCATAATCATATATTTCTCTAACTTTTTCCAGTAGTTCATTACAAAAAACTTGTTGAATATCTATTGAACTATCTTTTATAGAATTGATCGACATTAAATAACAATCTTTAAAGTCGTCAGTTCCAACAGAATTTACTATATTCAAAAGATCATATTTTAAAGACGCTTCTTTCTCAACGTCTCTGTCGAAATCCTCTTCGATTTCATACAATGGAAATGAAGATCCTAAAAGAATTTTCTCTGGATCCATTGTTTCTCCTATTTTGGTGCTAAAATTTTTATTTCATTTAACTGATATCTGTTCTTATTTAAATCACAATATTTTTTAACTCTTTCGTCAGTTTCTTTTGTTAAACCTTTATTCCAAGGAACTTTTCCTCTTCTTGATTCACTCATTCTTTTCTTTGATTCTTGTGATCTAGGTCTTCTCAATTTTTCTTTATGTTCATCTAAAAATTTTCTATTTCTTAATTTTTCACTAACTTTTTGTTTTGCCTCTGGTTTACTCATATAGACTTTCTGCGAATTACTAACTTTCTTTCTGACTTCTGGTCTTTTCATTGGATTGTTATCTCCTACCATATATTCTCTTTTTCTTCCCTTCAATTTTTCACTTATCTTCTTTCTTGCTTCCGGAGTATGAATATATCCAGTGATTCCATCTCCACCATCAGTCAAATTATATCCATTTGGAACTTTACAATTATAGAATTTGATCCAGTACTTCTCTTTTTCATTAAGTTCTTTTATAGATTTAGCTGTATCTATTACTAAGATACTAAAATTTTGAATTCCATATTTCTTAAGAGCATTATAGAAAACGGGTGATCCTCCCATCCTAAAATGGTCATGAATTCTAGTTTCTAATTTATGTAATGTTTCACCAACATAAATCTTTCCATTAACTTTATTCTCAGCTTTATAAATAATCATCTATTCTTCCTTATCACTTCGGAGCTAACATAAGAGATACGAGATAGGCGTTCAAGAGATCTTTAACCGGCGAAACTTTCGCTTCTCTATACTTAGCTCCACCAGTATGAATTATATCAGAAATGATCTCATTCTTTGTAGTATGATCATCCGACAATGGCCCAAAGAGTTCACTTAACAAAATTGGACAATTATATGAGAATAATGAATAGGTATCATTTTCTCCTATCTTTTGTCCTCCTTCTAACCTTCTTCCAGAAACAGGTTGCATAACTTTGCCAGAAACAATCCCTGTAGAACGACCGTAAATCTTTAACTCTCCAAGATGTTCTAACTTGTAAATATACATATACCCCACTGGGACTTTCTCAGAAGTTTTAGTCGCGAACTCTGGTAATGTCAAATGATATCCATCATCTAAACCCAAAGCTTTTAAGCATTTCTTAATATCTTGTAGTTTAGGTGATTGAAATGGAGGTATTATAATTGGAAAGAACTTCGTTTTCGTAATACTATCTATAAGTCTAGAAAAATCTGCTTTTGTAAGTCTAGATATACTTTGTATTAAACTACTACTATATATTTTTTTAGTTGTTCCATCTAGAAGTGGGAGAGTTCTTCTTAAACCTTCTACAGCTCTATTTTGGTCATTACTTTCTACAATTTTTATAGCTAAAGCTTTAGAGATAAGTCCACAATATATTTCAAATAACTGACCAATATTCATCCTACTTACTAAACCAAGAGGGTTCAATATAATATCAACCTCTTCTCCCCATGGAGTTCTAGGCATATACTCAGATTTTTCTATTAAAGAAATAATTCCTTTATTTCCATATCTATTACAAATCTTATCTCCTAGAGTTATCTTTAGTTCTTGCTCTACTCTAAATCGAACTAAAACTCCATTTATCCTTTCTCCTTTAATTGTAAATGGATCAGCAGAAGGTTTTCTATATTTTCTAGAAGTTCTTTCAATTAAATCTTTAAGTAATGGAAATCTTTCTGATTTAACATTCGTAAATACTTCAATATCTACAATTACACCACCTGGACTTTTCTTCATAAATTCTCGGCCTGATATATAAACTGATTCATCTTCAACTTCTTCAGTATAACCAAGAAGTTCTTCTATCTCACCTCTAGTCTTTCTTAAAAGAGCATCTCCTCTTTCAGTAACAGTCCCAATTGAATTTACAAACAAAATTCTATCTTTCTCAGAAACCCATACATCAATCTCTTCTCCATGCAGAGATGTCAATTTTTCTTCACTTATCAGTTTTTCACTAACTACTATTCCATCTTCAAAATTATATCCTTTATAATTCATTATCGCAACACACAAAGTTCTTCCTAAAGAAATCATACCATTAGAAATACACGCACCTTCTGCAAGTATTTGATTTTTTCTAACTTTCTGATTCTTTTCAACTTTAACATTAAAAACACTTAAAGTATCTTTCCCAGTTCCAGATCTTAGATACCTTGGTGTAATATCAACACTTTCTTTTTCTCCATCTTTACATTCTATCGTAATACTATCATTTGTAATATTCTGGACAACTCCATCACACGGAGATGGTTTTAAAAAGTTGTCAGATAAAGACCTTGTGAGAACTGATTCATAACCTGATTGTACTATTGGAGATTCCGGGTTCTTTAAAGGCAAAGCTTGTTTTGAGTGACCATCAGCCATCAAAACTCTAGCACCATCATTTCTTTCAATAAATGGAATCATTGAACTAGATGTTGAAAGTATTCCAGACTTTTCTTTATCATCCAGAGACTTCTTAAAAAACAAACCTCTACTTGTAGTTATATTAGCATCAACTGTAAGATACTGCACTATCCCAACCATTTCCCCTTCAGGTGTATCTAAAGGATCTATGTTACCAAAAAACGAATCGTTAATATCTCTAGCACTAACTTGTACAGATTCTCTCCCTGGTATACCGCTTATTGATTTTCCTATTGGACTAATTTTAGTTAAAGTAGCTAGTTCTTCTAGTGGATTCGAGTATTCCATATTAACAACTATTTCTTGTTGTTTAAATTTTTTCATAAGTGCAATTGGAGAAATCTCTAGTTTAGCGCTCTTATTTCCAGAAAGAATTTGAGATCTATAAACAGTATAAGCAGCTTCTATTTGTTCCTGAAGTAAATGAACTAAAACTTCAGAACTTCTTATTCTTCTTGAAGAAAGGTCATTCAAATCTTCTATATAACCAGTAACTACTTTAGAAGCCATATATCTCATAACTTGATCTAGTGTTACTGGTTGACCTTTATTCAATAAAACTTGTTTAGTTACTGGATCTATAATATTTTCTATGTTAGTTTGAATCATATATGTAGAATTTATTCTTCCTGTTAGTTTAATGATTAAATCATTGAAGTATTCTCTACTAGGAAATTCTTTATCAATTTTATATTTCCAAACTTTTGCCTTGATAAAAGAAGTACATAATTCTTGTTTAAGTTCATTATCAACCTTTTCAAATATAATATATTTGTCTTCGTTTACTTTACTAGAAAATTCTTCCTTAGATTTTTTATCTACAACTTTGTAAGAAATTCCATAGTCTTTTAGAACGTTATCAAATCCAAAACCATAACCTAAACAAATTAGTAATGGAATAATATTTCCACCCATATAGATTTCTAAATAGTATGGTTCTCTAACTCTTTTACTTTTAATATGAAACTGTGAGTAAAAACTTTCAAACCTTGAATCATACCTTTTTGGAAACGTAATTGGACAAAAAATTATTTGGTTTAAAAGGCACTGTCTTATTCCATTAACTCTAAACGTTCCAAATTGATCTATCTTAGGAATGTCAATTACAATTTTATGTACATTCCCAAATTCGTCTTTTAGAACAACTTTTAGAGTTGCTAAATCAGTCTTCTCTACTTCTCCCCTTTTCTCTGGTTTATCTTCTATTTCAAGTTTCTCAAGTCTTACTGCTCCTTCTTTCTTCTTAGCAAGAGTAGAGAACGAAGAAATAACATCTTTCTTCAAGTTTTCATGAAAATCTATTTGTCTCTTACTTATAATATGAGTAGGAACTTTTTTCTCTACAATTTCTGGAATATCAACAAGTTTAACTATAGGGTGTTCTGATGTAGAAAGAGTTGGAACTCGCGGTAAAAGTTCATCTGCATACTTCTTATCAACATTTACCAAAGCTTTAAGAACATCTTTTGTTGGAATATATTTCGCTATACTTTTAGCTCTCTGTAAGTCTCCTGTACTTTTATATAGGATTGAAGCGATAGCAATCTTTTGTTTTTCTTCTGGAGTAACTTCTTTAGAAATAACTCTATCCAGTGATTTATTATCTTTCTTTAAAAAAGAAGAAATAGAAGATTTGAATTTTTGAACATTTTTTTTGTCAACATGTGGTTCTACATGTTTTACTATATCTTGTGAAGCTGACTCTATTTCTGGATCATCGTCTTTATCAACTTTCGGAATATCAACTGTTTCATGGTCTTCTATCTCAGGTCTATGAGATTGTGTAATAGCTTTTATATACTGCCACAAAAATGCGTAATTGAAACTTCCATTTTTCATCAAAAGACGATATCTTACACTTGATGCACCAATAGTAGATAAAATAAAATGTTTAAATGGAAACTCTTCATCTCTTACATTTCGAACAATCGGAAATACTCTTCTATCAATAATTTTAAAGATAGGTTTGTTGATATCTATAGAGTAAACAAAAACTAGTTCATAATCCTTAGACCAGTTAAAAGCTACTGATTTTAAAAGACTAATAATATACCTTCCAGCCCGCAGTCTATAATTAATGGGTTTTAGATATTTATCAATCGCTGCGATATATTCAGAAATATCAATTATAATATTTCTTCTTTTTGGCATATTTTTTAATCGACTAGAATATGCAAGTAAACCAAGTTTCTTATACTCATCTCTCATATCTTTAGTTAATGAAGATTTCGGAAGAATAGACCAGGGGACAAGGACAATTCTAAAATCTACTGGTCTAAGATTTAGCTTTGGATAGTCTTCAATAAAAGTAGAGTTTTCAGAGAAGTAGACGAGTGCGTATGGACGATCTATATTCTGATCTGTTAAGACGAAACGTAATGAGTCAGTAGTTTGTGTATTAAGTCGAAATTTTTCAAACCTTATTGCCATTGTTAGCCTCTATTAGTTTCTTATTCCAAGGAATTCTTCCTTTACATTTTTTACTTATTTTCTCCGCAGCTCTTGAATTTTTCATACCTTGTTTTGTCTTTTCACTAATCATCTTTCTTTCTTCTTCGGACCAGTGCTTACCAAATCTTCCATTACTTTTTCCAGGACTACCCATTTTTTCTCTAACTTCTAGTTTCTTATTTGGATTATTCTTTTTCATCCATTCTGAATGAATTGGATTTTTCTTTCCTCTAATAGAATCACCAATTTTCTTTCTAACCTCTGGAGTAAAGATATATCCAATAATTCCATTTCCTCCATTGGTCAAATTATAACCATCTGGGACTTTACAATTATAAAACTTAATCCAATATTTTTCTTTCTCATTAAGTTCTTCTCTAGATTCTCCTTTATCTATAATAGAAATTTCAAAAGACTGAATTCCATATTTTTTAAGAGCATTTCGAAAAACAATACCACAACTATATTCAGATTTTAAATGTTCAGAAATTCTTTTATCAATGTTCTTAATAGTTTGACCAATATAAACCTTACCATTAACTTTATTCTCAGCTTTATAGATAATCATTATTTAGCTCCCACAAGCGGAGTTGTCATTAGTTTCTCAATAATTGATGGTGGAATCTCTTCCTCAGAAATTAACCCTACCTTGATAGCTTCGTTCACGTTCTCGAAAGCCAAACCCTGCATGAATCCGCTAGAAAATATTGTCTTCTTTATATTAATCAATACTGGATCCCACGTCTTCCCTAATCGTGCAGGTAAAGCAGGATTTAATCTGTATCTTAAACACTGTGATATTACAATTTCTAAATGTACTGAATCCATTGGAGACAGAGGCGCGTAAACTTTATATAGTTTTCGATATAAATGTTCAACGTCTTTAAACACTTCTTTTCCACCAATAAGTCTTTCCACATAGTTAACTTGTTGTTTCATTTCTGTAACTTCTGTTGGCACGTCTAGTATTGTAGAACCCTCTTTATAAAACAATTCAATTCTCTCTTTACCTTCTTCAACTTTCTTCTCTACATACAAGTTACATGGAAAATCTAAAATCAAATAAAAAATTACATCATCAAACTCAATTTGACTTAGTAAGCTTTTAACTTGTATAGAATCTTCTTCCACCACCATACTATCACCAACATCATAATCATTCATATCAATTATCACTTTACAGTTCTTTAAAGCTGTTAATCTATTATCTCTTTGGACTAAATAAGACGATAGTTTATCTAGAGATATCATTGGCTCATTTTCTGCAATTTCTTTAAGTATACTTCTCTCAACTATTTTAGCAACTCCTAGATGAAAAGATCTCATGATAATTTGAGTTCCTCTTTCTCCAATAATTTGTGCTGCTAGTATTCCAACATAAGGAGTTTTATGCCTTTCTACTAATTTCCCATAACATATATGACAAATTCTTGGACTCTTACAATATATTGGAGTCCTTAAGTCTATCTGCGAACCAGTCCTAAATAGATTTGGATCAAATTCTACAAGTTTTCCACCATATTCAATAAATCTTCCATGTAGTCTTCTAGATAAATCTTCATCTATTTTTAACGACAAAGTCTTTTTAGTTCTACAATCTTTTACAAAAGGATCAATTTCTACTGGACTTAAAAAATAAGCTAACTTTCTAGATAAGTATCCTGTATCTGAAGTATTTATAACCCTATCAATAATTCCTTTCCTAGAACCAGCAGCCGCTCTAAAAAATTCTGTAGTTGTAAGTCCATCAGATAATGAACTTTTCACTGGTTCTAAAAGGTTACCTTTTGGATCAGCAATAATTCCTTTTGCTACAAGAATTTGCATTGGTTGATCCCAACCTCTAGTAGAACCAGATTCTACTAAATTATATAATCCTGTATCTTTTAAATAAACTACCATTATCTTTCTCATTCTTTCTAACAACACATTTGCCTGTTCAATTGAAACTCCTTTCATTTTTTCCTTTAATTTATATATCTCATCTGGAACTTCTAGATCAGACAATTTCAACGTAGGAGAAATTATAGTAGCAAATTTAAATCCTACTTTAGAGAGTTTTGATGCTGTTTGTTCTCCTTGTTTATTTCCATGTTTTTCTAGAACTGAATTTATTAACTCATTAGCTACTTTTCTAGTTAGTAAAGTATCTATAAATGGAAATGCTTCTGGAAAACAACTATTTACAATAGCTTTTCCCATTGTAGTATTCTTATTTCTATAAACTACTGCTATATAAGGATCTGTAGCTTTTTCTAGATCTTCTTCAGAAACATGAATAGGAGAATTCTTGGGTCGAACACTTTTAGTTAGTAAATACAAACCTACACACATTTCTCTCGATAGTTCAAAAGCTATAGAATTATAAGTTACCCCAGTTTGGGGTCTCATCATCTTTTCTTTCGCTTCTCCTTGTGCTTCATTAGTTAGTGGATGAAAAACTCCCATAGCATCACCATCGAAATCTGCATTAAATCCACCAACTTGTAACGTACATATTTCTAAAGTGTTTCCTCTTGTTAAAACTGGGTAGAATGATCTAATAGACTCAGGATGTAAATCTGGATCTCTTTTTGCTAGAACAACACGTCCAGCTATAGCCATTTCAGCAGCATTAAAAAAGATTTCATAAAGGTTAGATGGAATCTCATGACCAGCTTTAATCGACTTCATTACATTTTTCACAGAGTCTACTGATAAACTCGTATGTAAAAAGTTTTCTATTTCTTTTTCTAGTTCTTCCTTATTTATTTTATTTGAATATAACAAAACGTGTAGTAAAAATGGCTCAAATAAACTAACTGCTAATTTTAATGGCACTCCAATTTGATTAACTGCTAAGTTTGGATTTGGTGTAATAACAGCTCTTCCAGAAAAATCTACTCTTTTAGATAGTAATTGATCTCTAACTACTCCACCTTTCTTTCCAATTTTCGTCCTAACAAAAGTATCACAATCATTAATAGACTTTTGTAAACCATATCTTATAAGATCAGAAAATATTCCAGTTGGTCCAGCACTTCTAACTTGAAAAGATCTTCTTAAAATTCTAATATAAAAATCGTTCAAAGGATCAATTATTCTAGTACCTTTAGCGTCAGTATATGCTGGCCTAAGATCTGGAGGTATCACAGGGAGTTTTGAAACAAACAACGTATTAGAGGTATATGACTCTTTAAGCACTTTAATAAGTCTCTCTCTTTCCGAAGTCTCACCTCTAAAAGAAATCTTTGGAAATATCTTAATAAATTCAGAGATGCCAGTTATTCCATCTTCAGACTCAATTAACTTTCCTGATTTATCTGAAGAGAACAAACTTTCTGTGGAAAAGAATTTCTCTACTTTCCTATCTAATTGTATCAGGATTCTATAGGCCTCTGGATGAATTATCTTTATATTTAAATCAATGTAAGAATACCTTTGTCTCCTATCTAAACTTCCAATAGATCCAAAAATAGCTTCGGAGAATAGTCCCTGTGTATGCGGCTCGCCAGTTCTTGTAAACATTTCTGTATTAGTTACGGCTAAAAGATTTCTTGAGAATTTTTCTACATCTAAGAATTTTAACATTATTATCCCTTTTGTAGTTTTATATTTGTTCTCAAAAATCACTATTCAAAAGCACTTTTACTTCTTCGAATTCTTTCTCGAATTTTCCACTGAAGAACAAAGAGTAAAACTTAATCATATCAGATTCAATTTTACTAAGAGGAATTCCGCCCAAACCTTTTCCTGTAACAGCATCTATAAAATCTACTCTAGCAATCCTGCCAACAAAATAAGATAGAATCTCATGTAAATAAACTTTATCATTAAACTTCAAGAATTTACAAGTATTCATCTGTGGTAGAAATTGATCTTTCAAATTCGATAATTTCATTTTATATGTCGTATGTACAACAGACGCTTTCTCAGGAAAATAACTCAACATATCAAACAAACTTTCATACTCTTCATTAAAAACTTTCTTCAATAATGACTGAAGATAAACTGAAAGAACAATACAATGATCTGGTGTTAGAGTTTTAAAGTGCTCGTATGGCACACCCGCAACAATTGATAAAATCGGAAAAGTTAAACATTCACATAGTGGAGAAATATGTTCTACACTAGAAACTCTCTTCTCAAAATCCAGAATGATTTTATCAACTTTATCTTCAGAAAATGTAGAGATAACTGATCTCTCTAAATCATTATGAATTTTCCCATGTGCGATTTTTTCTAGTCTTCCAATAGTATCATTGTATGTATACGTTCTTAAATTATCTATATGAATCGCTTGAATATCTTCTGTAGCCACTGAATCATCATAAATAATAGATCCTTTGTATACTGATCTCAAAAACCATTTCACAGATTCATCAACTACACTAATAAAATAAGAAATTGGGTTTCTATTTTCATCACATAAAGTAAAGATACTGCTCATTATAAAATTAAAAATCTCTACAGCATATATGTCTATTGACTTACACTGTATCATTTTAATATAATCCCACATATACTTATCAGAAATATTGTATCTAAAAGTTTTAGTTTTAACAATGTTAAACACTTTAAAAACAGTGTCTGCTTCAAGAAGATCAGAAACTAACTTATTATAAACTTTTTTATGCAATCTACTATCTAATTTAAGTCCTTCAGAATTCGAAACTAACGAATATACTTTTAGATAACTTGACGATCTAATAATCTTTTCTATTTCTTCTGGATAAAACAAGATGCTAGTTTTTTTCGCCTTACTCATATCAACAAACTGGCTAAAATTTACATTTTTAGAATCTATATAAGAGTCAACAAATTTTTTCATCTGAGGTATATTTTCTTCTACCACTAAAAATCTCTTCTCATCCGCCATCTTATATACATTCAAAAATTGAACTAGCCACTGGTCAAATTCATCTCCAACACTTTTAGAAACATTCTCAATAAATGAAGTAACAATAGAGAACTTGTTAGTGATGGAGGAAGAAGAAAGTTCAAGCGTTTCTATACACTGATCATCATTACACAACTTCCACGACTTTTGTCCCAGTTGTTCAAATTTAATCACGATTTACCTCCTTAGTTAAAGTTATCTTTCTCTTTATGTTATTGTAATATATAGAGCTGCAATTACTATCATGGAATCGAACTGAACGGTAGGAAATTAGGTAGGAAATCTTTCTTTAAAAGAATCGATTGCTAGATTACAATTATTTTCAACTGACGTATAAATATTATTAACAATAGCTACAGACGAATTTACATGTCCTATAACTGTTGGTTCTATTTCTACAGACTCCATCAAAGCAGTTGGATTGAATATTCCGGTATAGGTAACATGTGTTGAATGTACTACAGAAACTAATCTATACAAAGATGAAGTAGAATTTATTCCACAAACATTAGTTAAACATTCTATGAGGAGTCTAGCTCTAACAATAGCTACATCAACTCCCATCGATGGGAGTAGGTTACCAATATCAGCTAAGAATCTACTCAAGAGTATTTCGGGTAAATCCGAAACATCAAAAAGCATTTCCATACAACGATTTTTTAACTGGTCAAGTATAAATGAAGCTAAAATTGCTGGATTCGCAAAGAAAGAATCAGCTCTAAGAAAACTGCATGATTCAATTATTGCTATAATTTCATCAAACATATCAACTGGTGGGATAATAAATTGAAGAGCATTTTGAACATCAAAAAATGCTTGTTGTATTTCTTCTATCGTAGAAAAAGCTGCAGCATCTCTAAGTTCAATAAGTGAGTTTGTAACAGTGTCTATTTGACTTTGTGCTATATATCTAAAGTTCTCAACTTCTTGAATTAAGTCTTCTAATTGACTTGAAATTGCGTCACATATTGATGATCTAATTAATCCCATTACTCTCGGTCTCCTTTAGTATCTGCTTTCTCTGTCTTACCTGCTGGTTGGGCAAGTACAATTGTACCCCAAGCCCTATGATGAATTCCTCTATTATGGATTTCACTAGCAGTTATCATCGCTTTCCTTCCACCTCTTAGATTAAAACCTCCAGGGGTTTCTACATTCGTAGACTTAGCTCCTATTATATTTAAACTACCATCTGCTTGGATTGAGATAGATCCTTTAGAACGAATATCGATATTTCCAAAAAATTGCATACTCAAACTTCTTTCTTCTACATTGATATTTATAAAATCTCCTTTATGAGTTTTAATTAAAATTTTCTCTTTTCCTGGTCTTTCATCTATCAATATTGTACTTTGATTTGTATCTATAGTATAAACTGAGCCAGTATCTCCTGACGGTCCTCCTGTGAGTTGCCTTTTCTTTCCAGTGATTTCAGTTCTAGCATCGTCGGGATCATCTGATATGACAATACATCTTCCTGCATGAGATTTAAAAATAGTCCACTTATCTTCGTAGTTTGTTCCTAATTGATTTTCAGGAAGAACTTTAGCACTTTCTAGTTCTAAGGAAGCAAAGTAATAGGGTCGGTTAATATTTCCACCTTCGAAAAAAACTAGTACATAACTATTCTTTCTTGGTATATAACAAGTTCCATAATAATAACTATCCTCTCCCTCTTTCTCGTTTCTTCCGCCAACCGGATTATTAGCAGCTCTAGCCCATAATCCTTTATTCTCATCTACACTCTGCATCAAAGCTGGAATCCAAACCTTAACTCTTCCAAATTTCTCAGGATCTTTATTATCAACAACTTTTGCTCTATAGATACCAAGAACTCGTCCAGTCTCATCCATGTTTTAACTTCCTTTAAAAATTACGTATCCAAATCTAAGGATTTTACTATATTCATCTTCATTATAATGTGAAATTCGAGTTGGTATTACATCAGATCCTTTAAAACTAGCTGTAATCAAAGAAGCAACAAATCTTGAAACATCTTCTAACCCAGGTATAAAATTAATATCAAAAATATTTAAGAATCTTTGCAGAAAAGAATATTTATTAATTCCAGGCATAACTTTAAAATGTGATAGTGATCTAATAAAATCTTCTATGTTAGAGAAGTCAAACTCATCCAACTCACTCTCTATAGGTTTATAATCAAAAAATGAAGACGAAGAAGATAGTAAATATGTCCTTTTTACATCTGTTCCAAAAAACGAAACTAACACGTAGCATGAAATTAAGAATTTTAATTTATTTATCTCTCTTGAATAAATTCCTAGTAGTCCATATTTCTTTCCAAATAGTCTGATAAAAACGCTTAGTAAATAATTAACAACAGCTGAAGAAACTTGACTAGCATCTGCTTTTGACAAAACTAACTTAGAAAAAGTTAGTCCATAAATCAAACACGCATATATATTTATAGGACTTACTCTAGATATATCATCCACCTGAAACGCTGCTAAATTAATTACAATTCCTCTAGTTGGTTTATTATATGATACCGGTAAAATATATTCTGGGTAAACAACCACATGAATTTTTTCTCTAGTTCTTGGCTCACTTATTACAGTAAAAATAGTATCTTTTGTAAAATGCTTGATTCTTCTCTCTTGTAATTTTAAAACAGCATAAACTTGGTTAGACCCTCTTGGTACTAAAATACTCTTTAAATCTGCTGCAGGTAAGTTCAAAATATTGGGCGTATCTTTTAATAATTGAAATTGATCTTTAACAACATTCATTTAGAAATTAACTCCTCCTAGATTAATCACATCTAGTTTAGGAAATTTATCTTTACAAATATCAACGATAGAAGACAAGCTTGGAATAATTACAGAATTTAGGTCAAAATCTTCTATACAATCAACAGAATTAATATACATAAGTAAGTAAGATAAAGACACTGTACCATACTCATCATAGGACATATAATCTGGACGATACTTATACTTAGGATCAAATTCTACAAGGACAGAATTCCTTAGTAAATAAAACAAGTTCTTTTGGATTGTCCATAAACTAAACGACGGAAAAACATAAATTTCTGAATCTGTCTTATAACGATTACACATATTATCAATATCGAATGGCACGCGAATTCGTTGTCTACTTTCTTGGTCTATTGTAACTGACATTTTAACCTCTGTATATCTCTTTCAACTTGTTCTTTTATTGGAAATGGTTGAAAAATGTTATATCTTAAGAACTTCCAACCTTCTCCTTCAATTTCTTCTTGTCTCTTTTTGTGATAATCTACATGTTCTTGACAATCAAAATGATACCAACCATCATACTCAATAGATATTTTATACTCAACTAAAGCTATATCTATAGAATAGTTTAGAACTTTGTACTGGGGTTTGGCAGTTACATATAGTTCTAAAACTATTTTCCTAAGATCAATCTCTTGACTTGATGGATTTTTATTGAACGAATTTATATAAACAGAACCTCCATTTTTCATCCAATCTATTTTTCTTTTTCTTCCATCTTCAGATAAATTTACGGGTTTTCCTTTATGACTTTCACTTGACTTCTTTTTAACTTCTTTTGCTTTCTCTACTCCATAAAATTGCTCGTAAGTTTTACCTTTTTTACGTGACTTTTGACTTAAGTGACTTTGAGATAATTTTTTTCTAGCTTCTAAAGTTCGAACTTTTCCAGTATTTTTCTCACTTATTTTCTTTTTTATCCCTTCACAAAACTGCCACTTCTGACTGCAGCACCATTTACCATTCTTAAATTGGTATTTAGCTACTTGTCCACACCCATAATTACAAATTCGTTCTAGCATTTTCAATTCCAGGGTATTCATCTTTTTTCCAGTTAGTTGCATTATAGTTCTGAAAATTAGTAGCTAATCGTTTATTAATTACATCCATATCTTCCTCAGATATAAATTTAGCATACGAACTCAAAAATTCTTTATAGTTACCTTTTATAAGTTCAATTGGAATATCTAAATATCCATTGGTAAACTTTTCATGTATACTACTAAGTAAAGGAATAAATCCAATTTTATTAGAAAAATGTACTTCTATAGCTTTAAGACAAATATCAAATGTTGAAAAAGGTGAAGTGGTATCTATACATTCATTAACTAAAGTTTTCATTAAAATAAACAACGATGGAACATGGTGGTGAATTTCAATGTTGACCTCATCCATTTTTTCATTAGTAATCATACATGTATTAAATCTCAAAACATCTGTTATATAGTTCTTCCATAATCTATATTCTAAACAGGTTCTAAATAACTTCTCACAATTTCTAACAAACCTTACATAGCTAGATTCGTCTGTAAAGTTCTTAATTCTAAGAGAAAGTTTAAAGGGATAATCTTCAGTATAAAGTTCTAGATTCTTTACATCACTATGGATTTGGAAGTTAGTAGGACTTTCTATTATTTCATTAATATTAGTTATCTCACTAATGTTATTTACTTCTTCCATCTTTCTCCTCAAACAACTTTTTTAAGTAATTATCTATGTTTGTAAAACCTTCTACAAACAAACCTTTAGGACTCTTCAAAGAAAAGAATGATGCTGATGCCTTTCTTACTTCTTCCATTGATTGAAATACTTTACTATAATCTGATCCAAAACTAGCACCCATAATTTGATAAGGGATAGTAGAACACAAACCTTCAAATTCTTTCATACAGAAAATAGATTTTCTATTAATGTCGTCTGAAAAAATTAAAGAATTCCATCCCATACCATACATTTTTCTTAAAATTTTAGGATCTTTTAGTAATCCACTAGTAACTGTATCATTATAGTTAACCATACAGAATATATTATGTCTAAATAAAGTTTCTCCATAAAGAATATCTTTTAAGGGATCACCCGTTAAAGTCTTAGTTAAAAGCTTACTTACAATTGGAATATGTGCTCCTCTGATTATAGACCAAAAAGATCTTCCCCATGTCCTTATTTTTCCTTTTACATAAGATGTTAGCATATTAGCAGTCATATCTTGCGTAAGATAATACATTAAATTATATTCTGAAGAAACAGGAAAGGGTAGTGCTTTTACACCAACTACTGTATCTCCCCATTTAGGGTGTTGTATTTTAAGCCATGTTGGTTCAAGACTTAGTGACTCTCTTGATGGTGAACGAATATCAACATTTTGTACTTTAAAATTTTCAAGAGGATCATAAGGTCTCTTTTCTCTTTCTCTTTCTTTTGGGAGCTTTTTTGTTCCTCCATATATATTTTCTTCACTTTCTTGTTCAGCTAAAATATTTGAAATTTGATCTTTATAATCTTTTTGACCTATTAACTTAGCTGCTGTTTGAGCAGCTGCTTTTAAGAAATCAGCTCTTTTAAATCGTTCTATAAACTCATCCATTCTATATAGTAAAATAAACTTTTCTAGAACTTTCGTTATTGCTGGAAGTGTATCTGTAGAAAGAGTAGTAGATACTAACATAGGGTACATTACTATCATAACTTGGTTCCTCCAAAATTAACTATAATAAAACAACAGTTTTATCATCTGCTTCGTTCTTTACATTAGATAAAGGAGTAAATAATGTTACAATGTTCTTCTTATCTTTTTCACAGTACTTTTTATAAAGACAATAATTACATTGTTCTATGGTCCCTCCGATTGGATCAATCACTTCATTTTTCTCTATACTTCTCAGAAGAAGCGGAGATCTCTCTAAATATGACTTAGCTAGTTTAGAATCCACCTCTAAGTCAAAAGGAACAACTTTTTTGAAATTCCTCAGAATATAAACTAACGTAATCCCTTCAATGTTATAATTATACTCAGTATTCAATATATAAGAATATATCAAAGATTGATGATAATCCCCAATAGAATAAGTATCTTTAAAATCAGAAGGATCTACAGTTTTAAATTCTACTAAAATATTTTCTTCAATTGAATCTAATCTACCTTTAACTTTAAATTTCTCACTAATGATTGTTTTTTCAGACTCAGTAAACCCATAAATAGATTGTATAAACTTATGTACAAAAGTTCCAACTTCTTTTAGAAGAGCTAAGTAAGAGAAACGAAATAATTCATTAATATCTACTTGATATCTTTTTCTTTCGTAATAACACTTCCTTAGACAAGAACAAAGTTCTGTAACAGAAATATATGGTCTATCAAAACTCTGAATCCTTTTATATTCATCGATAAGCTTAGACCTCATTAAGAATTCAAACTTTTGAATATTGAATCCTTTAGAGGTCTTAGTTTTTGCTGGAACATCAGAATGAATATTAGTTTGTAGATCTTGTATTAAAGACTTTATATCAACTTCTGGTTTTTTAACGCTTTTCTGTGTACCAGGAGTTTTAAAAATTCCAGACTTTTGTTCTCTAGAATTTTCTTTTAAAAAAGATATTAATTGGTTAAGTTCATTCTCCATTTTCAGTTATAGATATCACACATTCAACTAAATTATCTCGAAGAATTTTATATGCGTCCTCCAGTATTCTTCCTTTCCAATCGTTTAATTTCTGGAGTTGTTTAGATTCAACTAAAGTTCTTGCGATAAGCATATTATCAACAGCCAAAGATAAAGCCTTCTCTTTGATTTTAACTTCCGTTATCTTTACAATATCTTTTTTCTTTCTTGGATCACTTTCTATTTCTTTGATGACTTGTTCTTTCACATACTTTCGCATTCTCTTTTTAGACATCAAATTCTTAGCTGCCGATTTACACCATTCTGCAACTTTAGAAGATTTTCCTACCAACTGTTTTGTAGTAATCTTCTGTTTCATTTCTTTAGGAGAATATTCTATAAGTCTATATATTTCTATCAAAGTTGAGAGCAAAGCACCTTTAACCGATAAATATTCAGTAACTAAAACTGGGCAACATACCTCAACCTTTTTAACTGGTTTACCAAAAAAGATATGGTCTAACCCATAGAAATTCTCAAGCAATTTAATTTTAACTTCTTTACTTAACTTCATTTCTATTACCTCCTCGTCCCTCCAGATAACTTAAATTTGGATTTTCGTCCTCTATGATCTCTAAAGCAACTTTCTTTGGGTCGTTTGGGAACCGGGCATTTTTCATAGCCGAAACTATAATTTTTAAAGCATCAATAATTCTTCCACCTTTTCCAATAATCTTTCCTCTATCATTTGCAGCTGTTTCAATTTGAATGATTACAAGTTTAGTTGAAACTGTACAAGATATTTTAACTTCCTCAGGTTTGTCAACTAAATTCCGCACCGATTGTTCAACATAATCTTTTAGTAATTCAGAAATGTTCGAGCTCATAATTACATCTCCCTTCCTTCAGACTGTAACTTTATTTAAATATTTGTTCTAGAAAAACTAAAGGAATGTTATACTGGGACAACGTTCTTATCGACTATTTCTTTTTGTATAGTGTCTTTTACAACTTCATCAAAAGTTTGCTTAAACACTTGATCATCTTTATACAAATTCTCAGCATCAAGAGTTCTAAACTTTTTACTTGGGAGAGTAATAAGATAGTTCCATGCGCCACTACTTAGTCTTTTATTCTCCACAAGAAATTTATAGTTACTCCAAAAATTACTAAAACCAATTAAGAAGTTGCCAACAAGTTGAATAGGAATATTCGGACTGAATAACTTATTTTTTACACACTTTAGTTCTACAACTACTCCGCTAAATCCTTCTTTTTTTGAATCTAAAATAGAATTTATTTTCATATATATGAGTTGAAACGCATTAAATTTCAAGATATTACCACCTGGCATTTCCTTACCTGTAGGCATAAACTTCATTTCTTTAGCAGGAGTAAAATTTCCTATTTGGATCAAATCTCTCAATTGATTCACAGCTACTAAACATATGTTATATTTCGAAAGTTTAGATACATACTTTGGAACTAGAATTGACAACATTCTTGCTTTATATCCTATAACACTATTAATATCATCAGCTTCTCGTTCTTTTTGAGACAAAGTATTAGCAATCGAATCCCAGACAACAATTGAAGGTATATCTATTATTTTTTTCTGTTCTTTAAATAAACAAAGTCCTTCTAAAAATTTAAATACTTTTTCTACTGTAACATCTGAATATGGTTTTATTTTCGGTCTTTTTACACCAAGGTTATACAATCTAGTAGTTGTAATAGCTTCTTCTGAATCTAAATATGCAACTATAGACCCTGGAAATTCTACTTGAATCGAACCTCCTATTTGTGCAGCTAACATAGTTTTACCACCACCAGGAGGTCCTACAATTATACACATTGTACCACAAGCTAAACCTCCACCTAAGATCGCATCTAATAAATCGATCCCAGTTGGGATAACAGTTTTAACACCACTGTCAGATATAATGTCAGCACTTGTTTCTAAAAACGAAGAGAATTCAGAATAGAGTTGTTGTATTTTTTGATCATCTTTACTTATTGCTTCTACATCAACTGGTTCTATATTACTTAACCGATTTTTATCTATTTTTGTAGATTCCAAAATTTCTTTCACATCATCTTTTACTTGACTCTCTTGTTCATCATTCTCTATTTCATTAGTCATGAACTTACCTCCAATGGTTTTTCACTATTATTTTGTTCTTCTAGTAGTAATTTTTCATCCCTCTGGAACTTTTCTACTTTCTTCGCGAGGTCTCTAATATTTTCTAGAGAATCTTCTAGTTCTTTTTCAATGTCTACTTTTCTCCTAATCTCAATTTCATCTCTAACACTCTTTAAGATCTCTTTTCTAACCTCAAGAAGTATTTGAAATAAAGCTGATATAGACTTCATTCTCTCTTCAAAAAGTCTTATATACCTTGCATCAAGTCTTTCGGGAAACAATATATCTAATTTCACTTTTATTTTCTCAAGATCACTAATCATATTCTTTAGAGCCATTCGTTGCTCATCATACTCTTTCAGTAAGAGTTCTGTTCGTTCATTATCTAGTTTCATTTTTAGCTCCTAAATTTGAAGACTACAAACCTGTAACTGCTCAAATGAAATATCACTGGGTTCGTCAGAAAAATCTAAATCACATGCAAATAGACTATTACGAAAACATGTCCCATAACACTTTTCTCCTCCAACTTCTGCAAACATACAAACATCTTTTTTTGGACATATTTCATTTTCTTTAAGTAGTAACATTTTTAATTTCCTCCTAAAAATTTTTTATCTTTTGTACTAATAGATCTTTACTTTTAAGTTCGTCTCCCCAAATTATTAAACAATCAAAACCATATTTTTTAAAGTGTTCTATTCGTTCTATTTCATGGTCTTTATTTGACTTAAAATCATTATATATTCTTCTCCTGTATTCTTCTCCATGATACCAGGAACCAAAGAATTCAATTACTTTCTTTTTCTCAAAATTGGTAAAGTCTGGACTTTTTCCACCAATCATAAATGAAAAATCTCCAGTATATTTATAATCTAAATTCTCTGTAATTTCATTTATTTTACTTTCTTCCTTGTTCATTCCATGAGCTAGAGATTTATAAATTTTTTTAACAAATTCTGGATTTTTCCAGAGTTCTTTTACTTTTTCACTTATACTTTCTATTACTTCTTTAGAGTATACCCCGATCTTTCCTTTATTCCAAGCAACTTGCCCTAAATGGCTCTTCGATAAGTGTTCCAAATGTTCTTGAGATAAATTTTTTCCTTTATTCCATGGAACTCTGATCTTCGTTAGTTCAGCAAAATTTATTCTTCCTTGCTCACTCCACAAATGTTTCTTACCTTTGTTACTGTTACTTAAAATTTCTTTACTAGCTGGACACTGATTATGGTGTCTACAACAACACCATTTTCCATTCTTTAACTTATATTTTGCTTTACTTCTTTGACAATATACACATTTCATTTTTCTAGTCCTCGTTTAAAAATAATATCTTTCAAAACTTTTTCCTTTATATCTTTAAAATCTAAAGTTTTAGTTTCTCTTCCTCTAGAACAGGGTATACATTCAGTATCTCTTTCTTCTAAAGAATGTGAAATTATCTTGCCATTCTTTTTTAAGTAAGAAAGAACTTGTCCCTCTGACATACGATTTAAAATCTGCCCAGACCTGCTTCCATCAACGTAAACTGTAACGCCTTTTAAGTATTTAAGATTATCTAAAAGAAGACTACTAAGTTCCTCTTTAGTTATTCCCTTTGGAAGATTTATAGTTTTACTCGTTGCTCCATCAACAAATTTTTGAACTACTCTTTGAACTGCAAAATGGTCTTCCGGCTTCAAATCATAAGTGTCTACAAACCATTCAGGAATTCTTCCTTTTCCTTCTAAAATTAGTCTCTCATAAAGAGGGTGAATATATATTCTATTTCCAGCTCGATCTCTCCGAATAAACGACTTTGCAAACAATGGTTCAATAGAACTTGTAACTTCTGGAAGTAAAGAGATCGTACCCGTTGGCGCTATAGCGAGTAATGTCACATTCCTTATCCCATTTCTATAGATTTTGCTTTGGATAAAATCAGGAAGGGTTTTTACGAAGGAAGATTGTAGATATTTATCTTTATCAAATTTTAGAAAAGATCCTTTTTCTTTAGCTAACTCAACTGATGCTAAATAACAGTTATCTCTAATAAATGCCATTGTCTCTTCTATATACTTTAATGATTCTTCAGAACCATACCTTACTTTTTTCTTAAATAAATATTCTGCTAAACCCATAACTCCAAGACCAATTCTTCTACCATTCTTACTTTTCTCATTTATCTTTTCAATAGTAAACTTATTAACATCAAGAACATTATCTAAAAATCTAACACCCAAAAATATTGTTTCTTTTAATTTATTCCAATCAGTATTTCCATCTTTATCCACGAAATTAGAAAGGACTAAAGAACCAAGATCACATGATTCATATGGAGCTAATATAGCTTCACCACACGGGTTAACTCCAGTTACTGGATCAAAATACCAAGAATTATTCTCTGTTAAGTTATCCATATTCAATATTCCTGGTTCAGCATGTTCAATCATATTCAATATAATTTTATCCCAAATCTCTCTAGCTTTAACTGTCTTATAAAACTTTCCACCGAATTCTAGATTCCAATCTTTATCTTCAGATACAGCATCTAAAAAATCATTATTAACTTCTACAGAAATATTAAAACTAGAAATTCTTCCATCAACTAACTTTGCATCAATAAAATCAAATATATCCGGATGTGAAATATTTAAAGAAGCAAGTGCTGCAGCTCTCCTCGACCCCCCACTTTCTATTACTTTAGATACTGAATCTATTGCTTGTATAAAACTAACTGCTCCTGATGAATATCCCCCTTTTCCTTTAATTGGACTCCCGTGTGGTCTAAGGGTAGAAAAAGTACAACCAACTCCTCCGCCTTCAGCCCATAAAATTAAAGAATCTTTAATAAACTCACCAATCTCTTCAATTGAATCTCCACACGGTAAATGATAACAATTAAGTAATGTTCCTTTTGCTCTTCCAGAATTTCTCAGAATTCTACCACCACCTAAGAAATTCATGCGATAAATCATCTCAGAAAATTTTTCTCTATATTTTTCTTTTTCTTTTTCTACATCTGCTATTGGGTCAGCGACCCTTTGAGAAAAACTTTCCCAATCTTCATTATCCATGAAATATCTGCTCTTCGCTACGGAAAGAGCATTTTCAGAGAGTTTAACTTTTTCTTGCATTTCTTCTTCTCTCCCTTTAAAAAATAAATACGAGTTCTTTCCAAACTTCTCTTCTATACCTTTTGGTTGAAAGAAATGATAAATTCCATTAAGTTTCTTTCCTTTAAACTCTGCTAAAATATGGTAACTTTTGTACTTCTTGATTATACATTCACCTTCGTCAACCTTTTTCAAAATTCCCGCACCATAACCTTCTGGAATTCTTCCAACGAATAAAGCTTCTTCTTCTGTATGGATCGTTGTTCTTATAAGCATAATTTTCTTTGTGGGAGGCATTTCTTTTTTCGTAGCAAAACTATCCCAATCTTTAGAATTTGGCTTTCGGAAGCGAAGATCAAAATGCCGTCCACTTCTTTTAGCAAGATGTTCAATTAAAATAAATCTACTTGCAATTTCCATACATAACCTCTGTTAAATTTTTAGAAAGGATACTTATAATTCTTAAACAGTGTTGGTCTTTTCAGCTTGTTCAGCTTCAGATTTAGTCTTATGAATTGTACCTTTAGGATGATTTGGTGGGGAATAAAGAGTATATAATCTCAATTGATTCTTCCCAATATTAATCACGTTATGGAAGGTTCCTTGTGGGACTATAACTGCATCTCCATCACGTCCAATATATTCACTCTTCTCATTAAAAATAAATTTTGCTTCACCTTCCTCAATTCTAAAAAACTGATCTACGTTTTGATGAACTTCATCTCCAATTTCTTCTCCTGGTTGTAAACACATCACAACCAATTGAAGATTTTTAGTAGTGAATAAAACCTGTCTAAAATAGTCATTTTGTAGTGTTTGTTTCTCAATATTTCCTGTATATAAATCTGGATATAAACCTGGATATTTTTGTTCCAGATCTTCAAAAACTTTTCCAATGTATTTTTCTATTAATTTACTTACAGTAACTTTTTTCATAATTATTTCCCTTTGTAATTTTCTAGTCCATATCGAGCTAAACAATAAGCATCACATAAATTATCGTTATCAAATTCTATTCCAAATTTCTTATAACATTTTAATAACATTAAGTTTTTCTGACAGCGTCCTGTGCCAGTTACAAACTTTTTCAACGTAGTGGGAGGAATAATATAAAAAATATAATCATCTCTAAATAGAGTCGTTCTTACATAGAAATGTAAACCAGCTAAATCTAAAGTAGATTGTCCTCTTGATGAAAATGACAACCCTTCTATACAAATTTTAGAGCTTTTATATTTTTCAATTTTTGAGAAAACTCGATCAGTTATATCTATAATTCTACATTCAATATTCTCTTCTGAATTCGATGATATCAATTCTTCATATAAAATACTAGAACTTTCGTCAATTACTATTAACCCAGTTCCAGTAAACGATATGTCTAATCCAATATAATTCATTTTTCTCTTTTCTAGAATCCATTAGTAAAGATTTGTTCACTTAATACATAGATGATTCTTTATCATTTCTTTCTTTCTCTTCAGAAAACAACTAGATCCTAAAAAGTTCCTTTCCTGTTTATAGAGTTTCTTTCTAGTCTTCTCTAGAAAACTTAACAAAAAAGTTCAGAAAAAAGTAACTATTAAGGTATAGTATAAACCGGAATAGGAAAGTCTTCAATCGTAGAACTTATATGACGTATTTCATATTCTATATTCGACATGATAACTTCTCTATCGTCATATATAGAAAATTGAGCTACACTAAAAAGTTTGTCTGTATTATCATAAGCATACGCTTGATACTCACCATCATCCCAAACATGCCTACTTTCAGAAAAATGGTAGATAAAAGGTTGTCCTTCGACCAAAGGAATTTCATGATCACCAGGAGAAGCTTTGAATATTCCATCAGCATTGTCTAACAGATACCCAGTAGAAAGTTGGAGGACTCTTGCATACGAACCTGTTTGTCCTGACGTATCATTTGGAAAGTAAACTGTTTTAGTATTTGTTGTATATGGATAAGTACTCATATTTCTTTGCCTCTTACCTGTCTAATTTTTCGCCTCTTATATTTGTTCCAAAACTTAAAAAGCTGAACTTTCTCATTCTTGATATTTACCTCCTATTTAGATAGTTTAGCTCAATCCATTCCAAGATTTAACTGATCCGATTGCAATACCGTTAATTGTTTTCACGCTAGTAATTGCTATTCCATTAATGGTTTTAATGCCGGCTGGGCCTGTAGTATATGTAATTTTTAACTTGGGTCTTAATGTATAATCAGTTGCATAATTTCTGCTGGCAAAACCTGCTCCCGTTTGACTATTCTCTTCGGTTCCGTCTTTTATTAGAAAATTGGCAATACTACTATGGACAGATTGAAAATGTTTAACCAAGTTTAATACATTCCAACTTACCCATCCAAAAGATGCTGGCATTACCACAGAAGCTCCATTGGTTGTTATATAGTCACCACCAGCGATTGCCCAAGCGTTAGTTCCATCATATTTATTCCAGGTTGTACCAAGTTCAGTCCATGCAGGTTGGGTTAACTCATGAGCCCAATATGTTCTTCCAACAGGATCACCTGCTTCCAACATATAATAATATAAATCTAATTCAGCGGCTGTTATGATTGCTCCAACTGGTAAAGTAGAAAAATCAAATCTGAGTAATGAATGACTCATAAGGGTATTATAATCTAACACAGCTATCTCAGCGTTAGTTCCATAATTAGTATCAGGAGTTTGTTGAAATAAATAAGCATCTGCATCAGCCGGTTGAATAGTTAATGGTGAAGTCGGAGTCCAAGACCAAGTTACCGTTAATCTGGCACATAGGGTTGTGCTTACATCATAATCTTTAAGTATTCTGTACGCAATGTCACTTACATTATCTGCAAAAAATAAAACCAAATGTTGTCCACTTGCCCATCCAGCTCTATTCACAATGTGTTGAATAATATCTGTAAGATCTGGACTATCGTAATCAGTGTCCGTAGCCATTGCAGGTACAGCGTTCCAATCCACAAGGTGGTCTGTTCTCGCTCTTCCCGCATAGTTAGCATAAGTTGAAAAGACCGCTGGGTCATCAACGTCTTCTCCTTTGATTCGGTCGTTGCAAACCGTAGTGGCGTAATTGCCCGCCGATTGAAACGTAACTTTTGCGGATAATATCGTGGCTCCTTTTGGAATAGTAACGTTTGAAAATCGGACTCCTGAATCACATGAGTAGCCAATATTTCCAAGATAGAAAGCGTTAAGGTTTATGATTGAATTATATGTTAGGCAATCATCATTATTTTGACCTGGTTTAAAAACTGCCATTTAATTCTCCTATGTATGAGTAATATAGTTTTGATCTGGGTTAAAAAACACTGTATCTGCATTTGGATGGCATACTCCTAAAACTTGAACACAATAGTCAGTTGTAGAAGGTGGAGTTTGAGTCATTCCTCCCGCCGATGAATCTAAATAAATAATACCACCTATTGTCCAGTTCCACGCATCTTTTCTTGCTGTTCCATATAATAAAAAGTTTCCTGTATTACCTGTAGTAATTGTGGCTATTGCCATAGCCTGAGCTGGGAATAAGGTTGCTGTTGCTGCATTTGTTTTCCAAGCCTTTCCATCAGACTTAAAATATACAGTGTCACCAAAAGCCACACTCTCACCAGCTGTCTTACTTACAATTATACCAGTGGCAGTAGTATCACTGGTCATAGTCTCAGTGAGTGTTATTGTAGGACCAGTAGGACCAGTAGGACCTGTAACACTTGGACCAGTTGGACCAGTAACACTTGGACCAGTAGGACCAGTAACAGTGCTAGCAGCTCCAGTTGGACCTGTAACACTTGGACCAGTAGGACCAGTAACAGTGCTAGCAGCTCCAGTAGGACCTGTAATAGAAGCTCCAGTTGGACCAGTTACACTAGAGTCAGCACCAGTTGGACCTGTAATAGAAGCTCCAGTTGGACCAGTTACAGTGCTAGCAGCTCCAGTTGGACCTGTAATAGAAGCTCCAGTTGGACCAGTTACACTAGAGTCAGCACCAGTTGGTCCGGTTGGACCAGTAACAGAAGGACCAGTTGGACCAGTAACTTCAGAATCAGCTCCAGTTGGTCCGGTAGGACCTGTAGGTCCAGTTACAGTACTAGCAGCTCCGGTAGGACCAGTAACAGAAGGACCTGTTGGACCAGTAACAGTGCTAGCAGCTCCGGTAGGACCAGTTGTAGTTGGATTAGTTAGAACTCTTCCATCCCTATCAAATACTTTCATTAAGTTTCCTCCGTTCCAGAGATGGTATAATCTACTTTTGACCCTGTTGTAGTATCACCCTGAATTTTATCTCCCGTTCCAAGAGTCAAAACATCATCAAAAATAAGACTATAACCTACACCTAACTGCATATCTTTTGGAATTATCCTTCGTGCAGAACTCCCAGATTTTAAGAGGTATAGATTAATAGTCTCAATTATCGTATTTGTATTCACAAGAGTAATCGATTTTATAATCGTTTTAGTAGATGCAGAAACTGTATATAAGTCTCCAGTAGAACTTGGAAGTTGTCCTTCTGCAATATTTTTAATATCTAGTGCCATTTTTTCTCCTTAGTAAACTTTTATAATATCCAAACTAGTACTCCTGAGTCACCTGTACCAGCAGCTCCGGTATAACCTGTTGGACCTGTCGGACCAGTAACAGTACTATCTGCACCTGTAGCTCCGGTGGGACCAGTTGGACCTCCTTCTTCTCCTCCAGGACCAGTCCATCCAGTTGGACCGGTTGGACCTGTAACGGTGCTATCTGCACCTGTAGCTCCAGTAGGACCTGTTGGTCCAGTAACTTCGGAGTCAGCTCCGGTATAACCGGTAGGACCTGTTGGTCCAGTAACTTCGGAGTCAGCTCCGGTATAACCGGTAGGACCTGTTGGACCAGTAACTAAACTAGCAGCGCCAGTATATCCGGTAGGACCGGTTGGACCAGTTACGCTAGAGTCAGCGCCAGTATATCCGGTAGGACCGGTTGGACCAGTTACGCTAGAGTCAGCGCCAGTATATCCGGTAGGACC